GGTCATTTGTTCCAATACCTATATATCCAGAATTAGTAAAATTAATAATATCATTAATAACATTATTAGAACCACTCTGTATAGTAAAAATAGAATTAGAATTTGATATACGCCAATCTATATTATTTGATGAAGCACCAAAAATATCATTCTCACCATTAATGAACTCTATATTTGTAGAAGAATTTTCTAAGCGAATATCTTGCAATCTTATTGCAACATTATTTTCAACTACGTGAAGTAATTTTTGTGGATTTGTAGTCCCGTATCCAACATTTAATTCGGATATCATTTACTTAAATTTATACTTAATACTACTTTTAAATACTTTTAAAATATAATAATATAAGATTTATATTATATTTATTAATATATATTATATTGTGAATGTCTATAAAATTATCTAATTTATTTTCTAAATCAATAGATATTGGCGATGAAACAATAGCAGATAAAACAGTAAGTAAAAAAAGTCAAGAAGATAAAACAGTAAGTAAAAAAAGTCAAGAAGATAAAAAAGATGATAGTTGGTGGGTTCCTTCAAAAAATGGTAAAAAAAGAGTGATGTTATGTGGTACATATCCTATCGGTGCTAGTAATGGATATTCAAAAGTAGTATATTATATTTCAAAATATCTTGGAATATATGATGATATTGAATTAACAATATATGGTTTTCAAAATATTAAATGCGCTGATAGTTATGCGATAAGAAATGATATACCACCAAATGTTAAAATACACGATGCGATGGAAACAGAGAATCCGCGACGAAATGGATTTGGAGAATTAGAAATTGGCAATTATATTAAAAATAATCCACAAGATGTTATCATTATATTTAATGATAATATAATTACATCAGCATTAGTAAGTAATATAATGAATGATTGTGGTAATCAAAAAAAAAAATTTAGATTAATATCTTATATGGATCAAGTGTATCCTTATCAAAAGAAAGATTATATAAATTTATTAAATAAATATATTGATGGGATAGTTGCGTTTACACCTTATTGGATGTCAATCGCAAAAAAATTAGGGATTCGCGAAGATATGCCAATGTATAGTTTTCCGCATGGTTTTGATACTACTGTATATTATCCTATACCCACTAATATCGCAAGAATATTCTTTGGCTATGATGATAGCGCATTTATGGTGTTAAATCTTAATAGAAATCAGCCTCGTAAATGCTGGGATCATACAATTATTGCGTGGGTTGAATTTGTAGAAAGACACTATTTAGTAAATGTATTAAATAAAAAAAATAATAATATAACAAATAAACATACAAAGCGTCCTATTAAATTAATTATAGGAACTAGTATTGATGCTTATTGGGATTTAAATGATGTTCTAGAAAACGAAGTTAAATTTAGAAATGTTCCATTAGATTATGTTAAAAATACAATAATAGAGGTTGCGAATCCACAACAATTATCAGACAAAGAGATAAATATATTATATAATTGTTGTGATGTAGGATGCAACAATTGTAACGGAGGAGGTTTTGAATTAACTGTATTTGAATGTTTAGCATTAGGAAAACCACAAGTATCTTCTTTTGTAGGAGGTATACGCGAATATTTAACTGATTCAAACTCAACACCAATTAGATCAACAATTTATCAATATTTAGACAACAAAAACACAGGAATAGGCGGTAAGGCTGAAATTACAGACCCTCATGATTTTGCGGAAGCTTTTTGGAAATATTTAAGCAATCCAGAATTAGCAAATAAACATGGAACAAAGGGACGTGAAAACATTTTAAAACATTATAGATGGGAAACGCTAGTTGATTATTTTCATAAAAATATTCTCAGTAAATTATAAGTAATCTACACATTTGTGTTAATAGAATATTTTTATAAAAAGTGCTAATAATATTATTTAACAAAAGTAAAAACTTATATAAATAGATGTTAATATATATATTTATAAAATGAATAAAGATAAGAATAGTATTGTAAGTCCCAGAGGTATCCCTCCTGTTGTAGACGCAACATCGCAACAACTAATTAATAATCCTACACAAGAAAATCAACTACACTATCTACCGCAATATGGTTATCAATATACTCACCAACTACCACAGTATGTTCCTCAATATACTCATCAACTACCACAGTATGTTCCTCAATATACTCATCAACTACCACAGTATGTTCCTCAATATACTCAACAACTACCACAGTATGTTCCTCAATATGATTATACTCACCAACTACTACAGTATGTTCCTCTATATAGTTATCAATATAGTCAACCACAACAGCAATATGTTCCTCAATATGATTATACTCAGTCACTTCCGCAATATGTTCCTCAATATGATTATACTCAGTCACTTCCGCAGTATGTTCCTTCATATGGTTATCAATATGTACAACAACTGCCATATGTGTATAATAAATATGTAGTTGATGATACATCAGCAGATAAAAATAGTTCACCACAAGATCAACAACTTATGTAATATAGTATAATTTACTTTATTTTAATTATTTTTTCAATATTATGTAAATGGCTCAATAAAATTATTATTGCTAATATCTACATCTTCTGGTATATTTTCTTCTAAAAGTTTTTTATACATTATATTTTCTATTTCGCTATTCATATAATTATCACTTATGTTAAAAGTATTTTCAGAACTATTCTTAGTATCATTTTCAACTGTTCCATATTTTAAGGGAATAAATTGCTGATAATCAGTAATATTTAATTTATCATATGATGTATAAGGGTAGATAACAATATTATCTTCTGATACAACTCCAATAATTTTTACAAGAATAATATTAATATTTATTCCATTTGTTATTGCTACCAGTTTAATATGTTTTCCTTGGAATTTTCCGGAACGATATAATATCATATCAATATCAAACATATAATAGGGCGAGTATAATTTATGCGTTTTATATCTTAACATAATATCATGAACTATTTGTATTTTTTGCTTATTATCTTCGCCAGGCAAATCCATAATAGGACTATTTAAACGTTTAATTACAAAATCAAATATCTTATCATAATATTGTTTTAATTTGTTCTTTTCATTGTTATCGCTTAATGTTTTTGGATTTATCCAGTTATTCCATTCACTTCCCTCAACAGCAATAATAAGTTCTTCGCAGTTACTTTTAAAAACATTTTTTAATTTATTATTATATGTTTTGTTATCAAACTCGTAATAATATACATTTACAGCTTCTTTCTTAATATTAACATCATATGGAATACTAGAATTAATTGTGTGTCTATTCCAAGGATATTCGCCTGTATTTTCATACATAAGCCTAATATTATATGGCTTATATTTCATTTTATTTTCATAATTAATATTGCCGGTATCTAGATTAAACTTTTCAATATTAGTAATATTCAAATAATTATATATAATAATATTGAATATTGCTAATATTAGTAGGATTGATATTATTTTAATTATATTAATTAAAATATTCATATTCATATTCATTATTTTATAAGTCTCTATAATCTAATAAGGAAATTATTGTATTTAATTTATATTTTACTCTTTCATTAAAATCATTTTCAAAAACATAATCAGCCGGTTTAATACCCTCGCTATTTTCATTGTTTTTATCATTATTACAATTATAACAGAGGGGTTTATTTAAATTAGTATCAGTATATTTTTTAAAACCTAATCTTTTTACACCGACTGGAAATTCACAAAACCCATTATTTATACATCCTCCTCTATTATTTGGATAAATATCATTTGATTTATAATATGGACATTCTTCATCAGTTGAACATTTTTTATCCCATAAACTATAATATTTTTTAGGAGTTCCGTCAATATTATAATATGAATCGCATTCAAACTTACTTATAATCTCACCATTACCATAACATCCATAATGACCTCCTTTATTACTTTTATCATATCCTTCTTTTACCGCTTCTAAGTAATCTGCTGGCATATCTAACCGTGTTATGAAATTTTCTACTGAACTTATTATATTATAACTCATTATAGGCAATAAACTATTCACCGAGCTTATATATATATCATTAGGGTCCTTATCGCTTGTAGAGCCAACCGCATTTGTTTTTTTGGTTTTATTATAATAATATTTAATGGTATTGTAATTTTCTTTAATGAATGGATAATACGCTTTAATTCTATGAATATCAACATCTTTTAAACCATTAATATAGTATCGCTGATTAAAAATAAACATCATGTATTCACTATCAAATACCATATATGTAAATAAATAATCAAATATTTTATCAGTCTTTTTTAAATCCTCTATTTTAATTCTTTTTAAAGATATGTTATTAATATTTAAATTATAACCTTTGATTAATGCTTGTATAAATAAATAATCGCTCATATATATGTATGCTACAACTTTACCGTAAAGGTTCCATAAACAATCTTCTTTACGTAAAATATTATTACTAACGCATACAAATATTCCTTCCTTGAAATTACTAGTAGGCGCATTATTATTTAGTATATAATAATTTATATATGGGTCTATTAATAATTGTATATTAGCATTATTTGGTATAGTATTATCTCCTATTGTATTTTTATCTATCACATTTGTTTTTTTAATTTTATCAATTATAGTTGGTAAATATGTACTTTCAACAATTATATATTTATCAGATATACCGTTGTCTTTATCTTTAATATTTAAAAAATTATCAGTTATTATTATTGGATTATTAACAACAAATTGTTCATTAATAGGAATAGTACATTTAATTAGTATAAAAATAACTATTATTATTAATATAAGTATCAAAGATATAGATAGTAAATTCATTTTTTTTCTTTCCTTATTAAAATAATAGATAAAGAATGCTTTCAAGAAAAATTATAACACTATTAATATATATAATATTACTTGCAATTTTATTTGCCATACAACCAAATTTATTTTTTGATAAAGATGGAAATATGAGATGCTTTGGCTTTGATATAAATAATTCAAATGACAATTCAGAAACTATTTTACCGCTAATTTTATTTATTCCATTTATTGCGTTAATATCATATTTAATAATATTAATAATTGAAATGATATATACATAAAATAATATTTATTGTTATAATCAGAATAATGGAAGATACACATTATATTGAAAAAGAACCGAAGGCTCCTAGAATTCCCAAAGAACCAAAGGCTCCAAAAATTCCCAAAGAACCAAAGGCTCCAAAAATTCCCAAAGAACCAAAGGCTCCAAAAATTTCCAAAGAACCAAAGGCTCCAAAAATTTCCAAAGAACCGAAGGCTCCTAGAATTCCCAAAGAACCGAAGGCTCCAAAAATTCCCAAAGAACCTAAGGCTCCAAAAATTCCCAAAGAACCGAAGGCTCCAAAAATTCCCAAAGAACCTAAGGCTCCTAGAATTCCCAAAGAACCGAAGGCTCCTAGAATTCCTGAATTAGTTGATGCTAAAAATGATGATGATAATATAGAAGAAATAGATTGTGAATTAATTAATAATGATAATAATTTTATAAATAATTTGTGCGGAAATCATATTATATATAATGATATATTGATATGGTTGCGTAATTTTAATTATGATATTAAAATTTCAGATCAAAGCTGTATAATTGTAGCAGGGCCTACAAGTATTGGTAAATCATATTCTATAAATAAAATATGTAATTATTTAAATTATGAAATTATATTAATAGATAATAATAACTGCTATAATTCGCAATATTTAAAAGATATTATATATAAATCAACATCATCGTCATTTCTTCAAATACTTACAAATAATTTTCAGAAAAAGGTAATAATCATAGATAATTTTGATTCATTATTTATTGCTGATAAAACAATTAACATAACATTATTAAAAATATTACTGGAAAACAAATTAAAGAACATACCAATAATATGTATATCAAATAACGATATCATAAAGAAAATAGGAGATATTAAAAAGTTATGTAATATACATATGCTATCTACACCAAATAATGATGAAATTGCGGAGATATTACAAAAAAGCAATATTGATATAAATAATATTGATAAACTTTGCTTGAACTCTAATGGTAATTTAAATAAACTGTTTAGAGATATTAACAATGATAATAACGATATATTATATAGCGATAGCATAGAGAATTCAAGCGATATAAATATATTATATAGTAATAATTTTAATAGACAGCAAACAAAGAAGATACTTATAAAAGATCCTTGGATGATACCGTTGAAATTTCACGAAAATTTAATAATAAATTTGAATAATCGTAATTTATCGCTAAATAAATATAATGAATATTACAAAAATTTTATATATATAATGTGCTTATACGACTATTATATGTTCAAAGAAAATATAGAGTTTTGCGTTGAATTATTTGCGTCTATGGTATATTTTTTGTCTATATTTAAATATAAAAAGAATTCTACATCAAATATAGGTAATTTTACGAAAATGTTGAGTTATTTATCATTACAGAAGAAAAATATAAAGAATAATTACAATATTAAAAATATGCCTTTATATCAAATATCAAATTATCATATTAGTTTATGTAATAGAAAATTTATTTCCTTTAATTAGATAATTAAATAAAATGGAAGAAGCTAAAAACGAGGGGCTTCCAAATAATAAAGAAGGTATACTAGCAAGTGTTACTGATTCTATTAATAAAACAATAGATACTGTTACTAATGTCGCTAATTTTACTCCATCTGAACCTGTCAAGAAAGTTGAGGTTGCCTCTAATACAATTGCGAACACAACAGCAGAATCTATTGAGAATGTTAAAACTGCTATCACAAACATATTAAACGTAAATGAAAATATATTTTATTTAATAATATTAGCACTTATTATTGCTATAATAGCAGGATATACTCTATATTATATTATAACCGATAATGTGTTATATCAACAAAAGGTTGAAGTATCTGGTACTGATGTGCCTGTTATATGTAATGAATTGTCTTATTTTAAAATAGACAAAATGTTACCAAATTCAAATGGTATTAAGAGAACATATTCTTTCTGGATATATATAAATGATATTAATCAATATAATGGTAGTTACAGACATATTGCTCATATTGGGTCAAAACACCAACAAATAAAGGATTCATCGCCATATATATTCTTAGACAGCAAATCCAATAAAATACATGTTCGGTTCTCTCCAAAAGACGATCCTTTATTGTTAACTTCAACCTTAAATGAACAAGATGAAAAAGACCCATCCAAATTACTAAAATTTGGTGATGAACAAAACGCGTGTGGTATAACTATCAATTATGTGCCTATACAAAGATGGGTTCATGTAGCTATTGTTATTTCAGATGTTAATGGCGGATTTTTATATACATATATTGATGGAGAATTAGCTGATGTAGTAAAAGCTTCTGACGCAAATCTAAATCTTCATGAACTTAATTTTGAAAATATAGGTAATTTATATGTTGGAGGTAGTATTTCAAACACGCAAATAAATACTACCGGGTTTTCTGGATTAATTTCTAAATTTACGATATATAACTATGACTTGAATAAAAATGATATATACAAGGAATATAATAAAGGTCCCTTAAATGGTTTATTAGCAAGTATAGGTATCCCTAATTATGGATTAAGAAATCCCATATATAAATTAAATAATGCTTATTAATATTTATTAATATTATTAATAAACTCCCATAAATTCAAATTAATCTTTAATTATTTTTTTAATTTCCATATTTAAAATAGATAAGATATAATAAAAATGTTAGAAAATAATCCTTTAATGCAAGTTATTATATCCTTAATAATATTATTATTAATGGGATATGTTGGATATAATATATTTTTAATAGAACTTCAAAATATGTTTAAAGGTCAGAATGATATACGTAAAGAAATATATATATTAAGTGGAACTTATGATTTAAGTAATAGTGAAGTTAAATATAATACATCAGATAATACGCAATCAAATTTTAAAGATATTAACCCATCTATTAATCAGGATGGAGGTGCCGAATATTCTTATAATTATTGGTTATTTATTGATCAAGATAAGTTAGATAAGAGTGCCAATAGTGGCGATAGTAAAAAAGATATAATATTATTTTTAAAAGGTGAAAAAATCCTTTACTCTAATAATAAATTTAATTATAACTGTTCAACTGCTAATATTGCTAATAATCCGGTAATAATAACTAAAAATCCTCTTGTTAGATTAAGCGGAGATGGAAAAAAAATAGCAGTTGAATATAATAATATATATAATACCGAATCATATCAACAAGGTTCAATGTATAAAAGTTGTAATGGAATGTCATCTTCAACTGAATGGAATGAAAGGAATAAAAATTTGTTAGGTATTTATGATATTGAATTTAATAGTAAATGGTTTATGGTTACAATTGTTATGAAAGAGGTTTCAGATAGCAATAATGTTTTATCTATAAATAGGGCTTCTTGTAAAATGTATATTAATGGCGTTAAATTATTAGATAAAAAGGTTGAAACTAAATATGATAGTAAAATATATTCAGCAACATTTAAAAATAATTCTTCACCATTTTATATTAATCCACAAATTGATAATCCAAAAACACCATATAGAAAGGTTGGTACGGGAAGTGTATTGAAAATAGCTGACATTAAATATTATAATTATTCTATTAATGAGGATATGATATCATCATTGTATAATAAAGGATTTAATAATAATGTTGCTGATACTACTCCTGCTAATAAGTTAGCAAAATATAATATGGTATCTGTGGATGATATGGAAAATAATAAAATTAAAGAGTTATAATAATTATGTGTATATAATATAATATACAAATGCCACCTAGAATATTATTAAGTGAATTATATACTTTAAAAGATAAGAAGGAACACGCAAAATATAAAACATTTGATAAAATCATAGAAGTATGTCATAAAAAAATAAGAGATACCGCTACTATTGGAAGAATGAATATATTCTATGAAATACCCTTCTATATATATGGTAAACCATTATATAAAATTTCCGACTGTATTGAATATATAGTTAATGCTTTAAGAAAAAATGGACTGTATGTCCAAATATTACCACAACCTAATAATAACATACTATATATATCTTGGAATCCAAGTGAAGTATCTTCAAATATTAAGACATTAGGTTATACAGGTAAGTTATAATGTTATTTTTTTATATATATTATCAATAATATATATATTAATATATATATTAATATATTAGAATATGTCAATTAAATTAAATGATGACCAATATTTATTGTGGATTAAAGACCCAAGTATTTCTCCTTTTACTAATGATTATGGTGAGCGAAAGCACAGAAAGAATATTTTAAGTGATGAAGCATTGAAAAATCCAGTATCTTTCTTAAATAAAATTAAGAGAATTACATTTTATGATACATCAATAAGGGAAGATATAGTAAAACAAATTAAAAGTTATAAACAAAATAATGCACCAAGATTATACACCCTAAATGATAAATGGAAGTATGCGAAGAATGAGATACTTAATCAAAAAAGTGTTAATATAGATTACGTAGAAACTTATTTTGATGTAAATGAATGTAAAAAATGGGTTGACAATCATTTAGTAAATCCGCGCACTGATGATGATATTCAGCAAAACAGCAGCATATATATTGAATTATTATATACTACAATACAATATGGGATAGATATTACAAATATTGAAAATAATTTAATTAAATCATCATCTTCTAAGTCATCTAAGTCTCCTAAGTCTTCTAAGTCTCCTAACACACTTAAAAAGAGAAAAGATAAAATTACTCAAAATATTATAGATGGTATTCAAGCACGATTAATGTTTATGAAAGAAAATGATGAATTATTCTTAAATCATAATATTGAATCATTTGATAAGTTATTAAATATAAATGATGCTGTACCAAAAAAACCTAAATTAAAGAATACAGATAGTGTTTCTACATCTCCTTCTCCTGAAAGTTTAAACTCTGCTGAAAAAAGAAAAATAAGAGATAATATATTAGTTAAAAATGTAGAAGAAAAAGAATTTTATGAATATAATCGTCTTAAAAAACATCAAAAAAAACTTCATAAAATCGCATTAGTGCCTGATGTTGATTTTGATGTTGATGTAAAGGTTTTTTCTAAATTTAAAACATTCCTTCATACTCTTGATAATAAAATTGGAAGATATAAATGGGAAGGATACCACCCATTAATGGATAGTATAATACGAGGTAATAGTGAAGAAAATAAAGATAATGAAGAATTTATAAAATATGTAAAAATATTTTATGAAATGTATAATATTGAATTGAAAGATGATATTACTGATATTGTTAGAAAATTTATTTATAATATTTACGAGCAGATTATAAACAACCCAACATACCAAATATCAAGTGTTTCAGAGTGTTTTTCATATGTTAATAAATCCGCAAAAAATTTTGATAAATACCAAATAATAAGTAAAATAAAAAATGCGCTACATGATTATGTAGATAATTATAGACCTAAATTAGATAGAGATATAATAAAATATTTTAAATTTTTAGTAGAAGATATAATACCGCGATATTATGTATTTGTTCTTCATAAATACAATAATGGGAAAGGACGTGATGAAAGAAAAATTATATTTTATGATATCGAAGGATATTTAAATCATTATTATATTATATTATTTAATAATACTAAACGTATTAATAATATTCAATATAGATTACCAGAAGGAAAAGGCTTCTTAAATGGCAAAAGTTTAATGAGAAAGTTTGCTGCTCTTCTTAATGACCCATATTTCAATTCTAATATTGTTGAAAAAATTATTGTTCCTGATGATGATGATTTGAATGATTTTTCATATGAAGAATGTAAAAACTGGGTAATTATGCCTATTATTAATCCGCGAACATTTGAACAAATATCAATCGATTCACCAATATACAATCGTTTATTGTGTATGACTTATCAATATGATTGTAATTTGATACCACGTATGATAACATCACGTGGTGCTCATATAATAACAGCATTAAAGAAAGTTCTAGAAAAAATATTAATACATTCAGGGAAACCATCGCAAACGAGGGAACAATTAGAAGAGTATATTATTGAAAAACAATTTATAAAAGAAAAAGGTAATGAAATTTCAAAGTTTATTCCAAAAAAAATAGGATTAAAATGGAAAGATTATGGAACTAGTAAACCAAGTAATGGCATTGATATTACTGAACATAGTAAAGCACTAGTGGAAGCAATGGAGATAAAAATCCGTAAAGAGCGCATCGCATCAAGAAGTTCGCAAGACCCTGTTGCATTTTATGTGTTTTTTAACAAGACTGAATGGGATAATTTTGGTATTACAAATATAACAAAAGACAGTTTTATAAAGGTCAAGGCGCATTATTATATTCCAGTTGTTGAAAAGATTAATGACATTCAAGTACGCAAGCCACGAAATAAAATTGTTAGAAATTCTCAATATATTGTTAAAAATCACTATAATATTGTTAATTGCTTAAAATGGGTTATGCAACCTAACAAAGACCCAATTACATCGGAATTAATATATACAGATAGTCCTGAATATAATGAAATTTTTGAACAAGCATTAATTTTTGATTCTAATATTCAACCAATAGATATTACACCAAAAGGAATAGATTTTAAAAAAGAAATATTAAAAATAAAAAAAAAGTTTTTTACTATATCAAAATTTAAAAATAAAAAAAGGGATTATAATATATCAACAGCAAAAAGAGAAGATATAATAAATAATAGTGAAATATGTCAAAGTATTAATAACATATATATAGATGATGAAAATGATACAAAATATATAGATTTTAGAAATAAGATGCTTGAAATGTGCGATAAATATTTGGGAGGAAAACATACCTGTAATTTAGCAACTATTAAGAAGAAACTTAAAGAATTTAATGACAAGTTTGTAAAAGAAAAAAATAAAGATCCTACTGCGTTTAGATATTATGAAGAATCAGCATTATGTTCAGTTATTGTGGATTATGATGCTGAATATACAAGATTAAAATTATATGATAATTCAGTACAAAATAATTATATTAATCAATATAAAAGAATATTTACAGTATATATAAATGAATTAGTAGAAATTCAAGGAAGATTACAAGCAAGGAATAAGAGAGCAATTGATGCCGGTGGTGTAAGCAGAGAGTTTTTTACAAAATTATTTGAAGAATTATTTTGTGATGAAAATAATGAAAACAGACCCTTTATACTACCTGAAAAAAATAGTGGAGCAAATAGGTATTACATAAATCCTAACTTTGAACCTGATGAAAAATTTAGAAAGGTGTTAAAATATATTAATGATAATATGTTTGGTGTTGGTAATTATAATACAGAAACAGAATATGACAATATATATTCTATAATTGGTAAAATTTTAGGGGTTGCTGTTGTTAATGAAGAGATAGGATTACCTAAAAAATTTTCAACATATATATTAGCAAGATTTATAAATCCAGAAAAAAATATAAATAAATATGATATATTATATTTTTATTTAAGAGATTTTAATAATTCTAGCTCTTACATTAATATGATGAACGTGCAACAAAAACATAATATAGAATTTTGTGATTTCACATTTAATGATTATTATATTTTATCAAAATCTTCTAAAAGTAATCCAGGTGGACAACCATTAACAAAAGATAACTATATCAAATATATTCTAGAATTATCTAATTATGCTGTAACTAAAAACTTTATATTTAATGGCGGTGAAGAATCTAATAAAAAAATAAAAGGCTCTAATAAAAATATGAAAGGGCGATATGATTCATTATGTTCGGGGTTTAATAATGAGTTAAGAACATTTTTTAATAATAATAATGTAACTATTGATATTCTTGATAAACTTATTACAAATGAGCAATTAGACCAAGATATTTTAACTGATTTTGCAACAAAAATGAAAATATCAGTTATTAAATATGTAGATGATCGTCATGATGTACAAAGATGGATTACAACTTTAACTGAACAAGAAAAAGAAGCAATAAAAGCAGAATTGAGAACATATTTGACAAATATTATTATAAATAAAAGAGTTAATGATACAGACGAAGAACACTATGAATTCATAAAAAGATTACTTCAGTTTTGGACTGGTTTTGATTACTATGATAAATATGCGGAAAAAGAAGGTGGATATAAATTCTTCTATATGTATGGTGCTGATACGCGCAGATATCCTAATTCACATACTTGTTCTTATCAATTTGATTTTTATGGGTTCCCAGAGGATAAGATAACCGCCGAAGATAGAGAAACATATTTATACGAAAAAATAAAATTTGCTATTTTTGGAGCGCCAGGAATGGATTTAGCGTAAGATAGCAAATTATAGTAAAATTATATATAAAAAATATATGATTATATATATTAAGGAATAATAAAATGCAAATCTTTGTAAAAACTTTGACAGGTAAAACAATTACTCTTGAAGTTGAAAGTTCGGATACTATTGATATGATTAAATCAAAAATTCAAGATAAAGAAGGAATCCCGCCAGACCAGCAACGCTTAATTTTTGCTGGGAAACAGCTAGAAGATGGTAGAACATTAGCTGATTATAATATACAGAAAGAAAGTACGCTTCATCTTGTATTAAGATTACGCGGAGGAAATTAATAAAAATTGATTAATATCTTTGTAATATTAGAATATATATAAATGGAAAACATATATTATTTTAGTCAAGGAAGATTAATTCATAATGTCCCATATACAAAATTTGTAGGTCCTGAGGGAATGAATGAGACAAAGAACACAAAAGAAGAAATACATAATACAAATAGCAAAACAAAAGATAATGGATATAATATCTTTAATTTTCAAATATTTAATTCTAGTAGATTACGATATAAGTTATAAGTAATATTTATTGTAGATATAATTTATATAATAAATCTAATATATCAAGTAATACATCAGTAATACTATCCTTATTTTTAATTTTTAATAAATCATTATCATATAGTAAATCATATGCTTTATTTTCATATAGTTCATGATCTTCATTAAAATTTATATTTCCATTTCCATCATCATTAGAATAAATAGCATATAAATAACTTATAACCATCCTGTCATCTGATGCTTTCTTTATTTTTTTATTAAAATACTTTATGAAATTAAAGCAGGTTTTATGAAATAATTTGGAATAATCAATCTTAATATTATGGGTTCCTTTGCCTCCTATAAAATTATAATATTTTTGAATTTTATCATCAATGTCTGTATTATAGCAGTAAATATAAATTATTTTAAATATATTTAGCTTTACAAATCCTCTATTAAATAGGTTCCATATATTTGCAAATTCATTGTTATCATAATCATATATATTATCATATGTATCATCATTAATATCTATGACAATATCAAGATTATTTTTTAAAATATTAATATCATTATAAGAAAAGTATTTAAGAATCCATACACTTTCATTCAACGTTAATTTTTGCGAATATATATTAACATCATATATATAAAAATCATATTCAGTGTTATTTGTACTGATGCTTTCGTTCGCAAATATTTCCTCTCTTGGTATATTTAATATATACTGTTCTTTGCTATCTATATCAATATTTTTAAAATCTTCGTATGATATATCCGTTTCAAAATCACCCCATGTAAAATTTGTAAGTTTTTCTCCATATACACCAAATCCGCTAGAAAGATTAGAATCATGTGGAAAGATATAACTGAAATAATAAGTTTGATATCCTAAATAATATATAAATTTTGATAGTTTCTTATCATTTAAGAACATACCTATAATATTTTTTATAAAATTATGTTCTAAAATAATATATTTTTTCCTAATATATTCATCGCAAATTATATTATTAATTTTTATAGTAATATCATCAGGAAATCTGTTATTATCTTCTAATAATAATGGTTTGTCATTTAATATACTTGTTAAAACCATATATTTTATAAACTTATAATTTTAATAATATATATAGTAATATCATTTTTTTATTTATATAATAATCTTTACATTTACAAAATTTGGTCTGATTTATTAATAAAAAAATAAAAATTGATTAACTTGCTTTATATTTTTAAGCAAGTAATAAAGTAAAATAACAAGGTAAATAACAAAATGAATAACACTAACAAGATTAGCTCTCGCGCATTCAACTCCTATGCTAATAAATGTGAAAATTTTGAAGATGTTAATAAAATTCCACGTGAATTAAAGAGAGCAGATAATAATGAAGTAAATTGTAAAAAAGAAGCACTTAAATCAAAGGATGCTCGTCTTTCTTATAAGAATAGACGCAGTATTAATAAGGATTGGAAAGATTTTAATAATAATATGTAAAATAGGTAATAATTAGAAAGAACTAATAAAATAGTAAAAACTAAATAAATAAAAAAGATTAATATGTGTTTTGTATTATATAATTATATATTTTTTATTTTAGAGATTGAATGGTTCTATCGCAACTTTATGAAATATTTTCATAACATTTTCTGGCGTATATTCTGAATATGCGTTCCAGTTTTTTTCTTTTAATACTTTTTTATCCATAGTTGTAAGCATATTTATCATATCAATCAAATTTTCGCGATTATAATACCATAATCCTTTATTTTTTAATATATTTACATGCTCTTTGCTATCACATAGATTAGTAGCAATTACAGGTTTATTACATATAGAAAACTCGGCAATCGCAAGACCAAAAGTTTCACCATCAGTTCTTGCCCATATCATAGCATCACATGTATTAATAAATTTTCTTTTTAAATTTAGATCTACAATAGCATCAAGATATATAATATTAGGAAGATCTTTACAAAATTTATCAGTATTTACAAACAAAAAATATATATTAGGATTTTCTTTTGCGATATCATATACCACTTCGTGAACAAATGGAATATTAAATTGTTCTTTACCTCCGTGTCTTCCAAAAACAGTAGCATTAACAGGTATATTTAATTCATTTCGCATATCTTCTTCGTGATATGGTAAACTTACAATATGTGGTATTATAGGTATATTATCATTATAATGTAATACCGATTTAGATATTGCCGAATAAACTTCTCCATGTTTCTCGCTACAATTAAATACACAATGTATTATATTTTTAGCATTTGTACTTAAAATTCCATCATCTTCACCTGATTTAATACTGTACAATATTTGAATATTGTGTTTAAGTACATAATCATCAAACTCAAAAAAGTGTATACCTATAACAACTTCAAATTCTTTTTTAAATTTTTCTATAACTTGTTCATCATTATTATCATTCATTTTATCATAGAAAATAAATGATTTATTTTTTAAAATAGTTTGATTATAATAAGCATAATCATATAAAGCAATTTCAGAACCACGCAATCCTAAATGATTTGCTAAAAACCCAATATTAACCATTTATTAACATATTTAATAATATAAGTCTTATATGTTGCTTAAATATATATGAACATATTAGATATAGTATAATTATAATATATATGAATTATCTACATATAATACCATATGATATATATATTCAAATATATAAATATATATACAATGATTGTATGAAAGAGCTTATTTTTAATTATAAAAATAAGAGAGAAAATAAATATAAATATAAGTTTATTAAAAATATACTTAATGATGAAAATAAGATATATTATACATCATTAAGTATATTTAATATGGTATCATTAGGAATTATTAACAAAAATGATAAATGTGAAGAGTCATATTATAGAAATAAAACAGAAGAGTTGGAAGAATTGTATTATTTATCAGAAATAAATATTAATAATTTTTTACAATTTCATTATAATATTCTTATTACAGAACTTCCTGATAATTTTAAAGAAGCAACATGTATTAAATTAAAATTATCTAATATAGATATATTACTAGGGTTTGAAGAAGATAATGAACTTATATATTTTCCAATCTATTATTTTTTGAAAGACGAACTTAGGTCTTGGCTTGAATTAATTTACTATACTAATAAATTATTTACTAAATTTTTATTAATACATAACTTGATAATAAATATAAATTTTTTTACATTATATAAATTTGACACAATTATAGAAAACGGTTTTACAATTATAGTTCCATATTTTGATGAACATATTATATAAATATAATTACTAATTATATAAATATAATTTATATATATTACATAACAACATATCAATATAATAATGTATAATAGCCTGTATTATATATTTACAAAAGATTACAACGATGATTATAGTAATAGCACATTATATCTGAAAGATAAAAATAATAAAATGAAAATAATGATTGATAGCAAAAATAAGGAATTTAATTATTTAAAGAAAAAGTATGACAAACTGTGTCATCGTTATAATTCAATTGAGTGGAAATATAATGAATTATTATTAAATACACATTATAGCAAAGAATATTATAATAGATTAGAGATTAAATATAATAATTTATTAAAAAAATATAATGAATCATTAGATAATGATAATAAAATGTATGATGATGTTCAAATTATAAATGATGATTACGAGCAAATATAAAAACATCAAATATATATAAAAACATTAAACATTAAATATATATAAATGAAATTAGATTGTGTATTAACAGCTGTTAATGATAATCCTTTATATATAGAGTTTATACCTATATTTATTAAAACATGGAATAAGTTGTATCCGGGTGTTGATGTTAAAATTATATTGATATCAAAAAAAATACCTGATGAATATATGCTATACAAAGACAATATTATTCTATTTGAACCAATAGATAATGTATTAACAAGTTTCACATCACAATTAATACGTTTATTGTACCCATGTATATTAAATTATGAAAATGGTGTTATGATTACAGATATGGATATTCTACCTATGAATAAAACTTATTATACTGAGTATATTAAAGATATTGATAATAGTAAATTTATATATTATAGAGGTGATATATGTGGCGAAGATAAACAACTTGCTATGTGTTATAATGTTTGTACTCCAAATGTATGGAAAGACATTTTTAATATTCATTCAGTAGAAGATATCAAAATATTAATTAAATCAATATCAGATAATAATATAATTAGAGAAGGGCATGGAAATATAGGTTGGGATATAGATCAGAGATTTTTATATCTAAGAGTCATGGAATGGAAAAATAATCCAAATGATGTGGTTTTTTTATTTGATAAAGATACAAAATATTGTAGGCTGAGTAGACATGATTTTACTATGAGTAAAATAAATAATGTGATTATAAATAATATGGTCTTTTTAGTTGATGGCATAAATGCAACAAAATTAGTTGATGGCATAAATGCAACAAAATTAGTTGATGGCATAAATGCAACAAAATTAGTTGATGGCATAAATGCGGCAAAAAAAGATATTAAAAATGCCATATCTGAGGGATATTTTTCGGATTATCATTGTTATAGACCAATGAGTATGTATTATGATATTAATAATGAAATTTATAATTTACTACCTGATTAAATTATCATTAATAATTAAATTATCATTGATTTTAGTTTTATCAGTATCATAATATAATATCATTAATTATAGTATCATTAATTATTGTTTTATTTTTAATATACCAACGTGTAACAAAATAAATTGCGATTACATCAGTTGTTAGTTCTAGTAAAAACATATCAATTTGTGCGAGGAGCATATGAATATAGATTAACCAATCAAACCATGAATATACAGTATTTGTAATTGATATTTCATATTGATGTGAAATTTTGTTTATTTCTGTATTTTGCGCATTCATGTTTTGTACATTTAGAGTAATCCATGGAAATATAATATTATGATCAAGATTTCTTATTATTGTATTGATTATCGCATATAATACAATTAAACTATATTTCTCTGGTGTATCTATTGTAAATCCTAGAATAATAAGATCAGGTTGAGGTCCAAAACGATAGAATTTATTATCATCTGAATATATTGTTAATATATATGATATCAGCAATATTGATATTATAAACATCCATACCATTATAATACGAGATATAATTAATGGTTTTATCATGCTATCATTAAATTAATAAATAATACTTCTATCATTTTTTAGATTATAATTTACATAAGACTATTTTATAATATATAAATAAAATACAATGATTTTTTTTAGAAATTATTTTTATGAATTACCAGATGACATACAAAATAATATATATAAGCATATTTTTAATAGTTGCCTTTGTGATATAAAAAAAGACAAAAATATAAAATATATTAATAGACTGTATATAGCAAATAATAATCCAAAAAATACTTGCGTTTTTTCTATTAAACCTAAATGGTTATTTTATGATAAAAATAGCGATGAAGAAATAGAATATAAATATAAAAAGGTTGCTTACTTAGAAGATTATAAAAACAATATAAATGAATTACTATATTTAGATAGAGAACATTTAATTCGCGACATATCTCATTTAAATATTTACACAATTAGTTTTTTTTTATATCCTCTCTCTAACTCTGGTACAAATTTTAAAAAATATTTAACAATTTGCTTTAATTTTTTTGGATATTATGACAAAAATATGATTAAAAATATCAAAGTTGTTGGGGATAAGATTGATATTACATTTATTCACAAATTTAAATGTTATGCGGATATTTATTACAATGTGCAAGTAGGATATAATATATTATATAATTTATTAAGTAATATAATATATACAGAAGAAAATATTATAAAATATGCTAAGTTAGTAGTGTTATTTAGATGGATAGAAAATAATGCGGTTTTTAAAGAATGTAAAATAGATAATAATAAAATATCCCCTATATTTGAAGAAAAATTTAGTAAAAATTAATAGCTCATTTATATAAAGAATATTTAATAATTATTAATAATAATTATGGATCTTGATATTATTAATGAGATTAATAATGGCAATTTATTGTATTATGAAAATTTGAAAACATATGTATATCATTTGTGTGCTAATAAATTATACATAGACCAATATAATATGAATGAAAATAGCAAATTATTTAAAAATGAAAAAACATACTATTGGATATTTGATGCTCCTGGTGAGAACGCATTAGGACATTGGATATATGAAAGTTTTATATTTGTTCATATATTAATAGGATTGAATAAAAAAATAAAAAATATTAAGATATTAACAAGAAATAATTGCAAATATGTTAAAACTATATTAAATTTCTTTAATATTGAGAATGAGATTGTTAATGAAATAAGCAACTATAATAATGTTTGTTTTTTTCCAAAAGTTTATTCACTAAATACTACTCCTACACAAATTGAATGCGATGAATATTATAATAAACATTTAAATTTATACATACAATATATACAAAGTAATCTTCAAATTGTTAAAAAAATCAAATCACTTTTTTTACCAAGAAATGATACTGATAATCATAATGAAAATGATAGAATTATAAATAATACAGATAATATTAAAAAGATTGTCATACAAAATGGAGGAATGGTACTAGATACATATAGATTTAATAATATTAATTACCAATTTACTATTGTTAATAACGCAGATATAATAATATTAGATTATGGGTCATCTTTATATTTTAATTGTATTTTTTTAAAAAATAAGAAAATTTATGTTTTGGATGATAAAAATTTATATACTGAACAAATGGCATATGAAAGTTTGCGGTTGTTGTATAAAATAATTGCTGATAATAACGATGTTAAAATGATAACAACTCATAATTTATCATTAATTGAAGATATTACAAAATAAAAAGGGTAGATGATAGTAATTTATATTCTAATACAATAATAAGTAATCATAACTAGAACAAATGATGTATATATGTACATAAATATATTAATATTTCTATATATATTATCTATATCTTTAATATTATCATGTGAAATGGTCATATAGTTAGATACATTGGTGCAAATACAAGTGTTATTTTTATATTCATTAAAATCCTTAATAATATTTTTAATCTTAATATTCAGTTTTCTGTAATCGCTTTCTCTGTTTCTGATATCAATAAATAAACTATTTGTTCTTCCTTCATATCTATTAATTATATTGTTTATCTTTTTGTTAAATTTATTAGTAAAATAATAATAATCATTAGAAACTTTAATGATATCATATTCTATATCAGCAACATATTTTTGAAAGTCTCTATTATTATTTATTTTAGTTATTGAGTTTATAGATGTTGATGATGGTAAAGATGGTAAAGATGTTAATGATTGTAATGAATTTGTAGAACGTCTCATATTAATATAATTGTATTGATTATTAATCTTTAATTATTTTAAATTACTATATAAAATATTATTTTATATCAATTTTTCCATATTATATTTAGATATGATATATTCGTTAATTTTTTTAATTTCTTTTTCAGGATAATAATGATAATAATGTTTATTATTATTAAATATCATTCGCCATAGTTTATATACATAATTACATTTACATATAAATATTAATCCTGATATATTAGAACACAAATCTTTACTTAGATAATTAAGTTCTTCTTTCATTTCTATGCTATAAACATACTTAGTTTTTTCATATAAATCATAAATTTTCTTTGAATTTTTAATATTGCTTAAAAATATTTTATATAATTCTGGTATTACTAAACTTGACATCTTATCTGTATAAAATGTATTAAGAGTTTTGACACCATCTCTTGAAAAATATTCACTATAATGTTTAATAATGAAAGAGAGTTCTACAAATGTTTCAAAATTTATGCTATATATACTATTAGCAATACTATCAACTATTTCTATATCTGTTATAATATTATAAATACTACTATTATTTAGAAATATATCATCACATTCACAAGGTGATAATACTATTAATTCGTCTAATATATTAGCATAATCATATATCATGTCTTTAATTAAATAATTATAAATATTTGATTTATATGTATATGATTGTTTTATAGAATTACGATAATAATTTGTAAATATGAAGGTTTCCTCAATTCGCTTAATTATAATTTTATATAATTTTTTGTAGGTCTCCGCAGATTTATAGTTATTATTAAAAATACTTAAATAACTGGGCTCATTTATAGCGTAAGCGAGATTACTTATATTTAATTCAACAGAATCATTAATATTTGTTGAATAATAAACATCACTTTTAATATTATTATAAAATCTCAAATATATATATTTTTTATAATTAAATGACTGTATAAACTCATTTATATTAAATAATATCAATTCATAATAATTACCGCGTGCTAAATCATATGCTTCTACATCTTCACATATACTTTCAATACGTAAAGCCTTTTCATATTCAAAACTTGCTATATAATTATTATAATCTTCAAAAATTTCATTATGTTCTTTTATGTTTTTTTGCTCATTAAGATATTCTTTAATAACACTATTTGTTAGGTCATCAGTTAAAATATTATTATAATATTCTGACATTATAATATATATTATTGTAAATATATATATACATATATATCATTTTTTTACACCTTAGACATGTAAAACGCAAATTTAACAGTAAAAAATATATTAAATAAAAATTGATATAATATCTATGTTATATTTTAACACACACATAAATATAATGAAATCGCTTATTATAGTTGAAAGTTTTACAAAAACAAAGACAATAAAAAAATATTTAGGAGATTCTGATGTTACTGTAACATTTTCAGGAGGACATATTTATAATTTACCTAAGGATACATTGGGATTTGATACTAATACATGGGATATTAGTTATGTTCCTACAAATCTTAGCATTATTAAAAATATTAAAGAATTAGCAAAAAAAGCGGATATTATATATTTGGCAGCAGATCCAGATTTAGAAGGAGAAGCAATCGCATATAGTCTTAAAAAATGTTTAGCTAATATTATTAAAGACAAGGTATGTCATCGTATAACATTTAATGAAATTACTAAAAATGCTGTAATAAATGCTATTGAAAATCCTAGAACAATAGATATGGACAAAGTAAACGCACAAGAAACAAGGCGTATTGTTGATAGATTAATTGGATACAAGGTATCACCTGTATTATGGAATAAGTTTAACAAAAATTATCTTAGTGCTGGAAGAGTTCAAATAGCAAGTCTTATTATATGTATTAATCAAAGAACGCGCATTATTAACAAAGAAATAATTCCATATTGGACTATTGAAGGTAAATTTAGTATTCGCAAAGACCTAGTAATATTAGGGTCATTAAATGTATATACTGATGATAAGACTGACGATAATATTGACAACAACAAAGATAACAGCAAAAAATTAATAGAATATAAAATAAGAGATATAAATATTGTTAAAAATGTTTTAAATAATTTAAACATTAATACAAAATATAAAATAATTCATGAAACAAAAATAAGGAATGTTAGTCCACCTCCACCATATACTACAACAACACTCCAACAAGATGCGTACAATAAGTGTAGATTTAATTCAAAAATTACTATGAAATTAGCGCAAGATTTATATGAACATGGACATATTACTTATATGCGTACAGATTCTACAATTATAGGTGAAGAAGCAAAAAAGATGATTTTATCATATATTAGAGAAACGTATGATTCTCCTACATTATCATTTGCCAAATATAGAACATATAAAACAAAAGTAGTAAACGCGCAAGAAGCACATGAGGCTGTTAGAATAACAAACCCAAAATACAAAACAATATCATTTGAAGGTTCTACAAAAAATCATGAAAAGTTATATGAATTAATATGGAATAGAACAGTTGCGTCTCTTATGACAGATGCGACATATAATGATATATATATTAAATTTAAATCGGATATATCTGAATATATTTTCTGCGCAACTAAGTCATTCTTGAAAGAATTAGGATTTACTATTATATATAATAATAAACTTGAAAACTCTGATGACTTTCTAAATATAATTAAAAATAATAATTATATATCAATATCTAAGGAATATTCATCTCAGGGAACAATAGATAATATTCCTTCGCTATATAACGAAGTTCAGCTAATAAAAGAATTAGAAAAAGAAGGTATTGGAAGACCATCTACATATTCCTCAATAATTGACAAACTTTTAGAAAAAAAATATGTTGAAATAGGATCAAATCCGCAACAAGAATACGAAATAGAATGTTTCAAAAAAAAGAAAGACATCGTTATATCTACTAAGAAAATTAATTTAGGTGGGCAACAAAAAGATCTACTAGTTCCAACAGAGTTAGGTTTAGAAGTTATAAAATATATATATGAAATATTTCCTTACTTATGCGATTTAAAATTTACTTCTAAAATGGAAGATGAATTAGATAAAATTATAAATGCCGCTATGACAAAAGATATTATTTTAAATGAATTATATACAAAAATTAAATATTCTGTTGAAAATGCTAATATGGATGCTTCAAATTTTGGTGGTGGTATACATAGTGGAGAACAATCAAGTAAAGTAAGCAAAGAAAAGAAAACAGGGATCCTTACAACACGTTATGGTGTATGTTATTATAATAAGGAATTAGATAAGTATACTAATATTGAACCTTATCTTAAATGGAAAAAAAAGGGAAAAGAAGAATTAACAGAAGAAGATATAAAGTTTATAAGTTCTCTTCCAAAACCAATAGAATATTTAGGAAAAAAATATAATTTACATTTAGGTAAATTTGGCATTTACTTAAAAGATGATAAAAATAATAATCATAAACTAGATAAAAAATTATGGAATAATTATTGTTAATCATATGCCGATAGCCCTTTCTTACCATTTTTAAACCAGGACATAATATATTTATCTGAAAAATCAGGATGGACAGTATCATTATGATAATCAATATCAATACAATTATCTATCATATTTTTGCATTTTTTACAAAACCATTTTGAATTATTATTCATATATTCTATTTATTATTATATATTTAAATGCTAATTGCTTATATTAAATTAGCTGGAGATACTATTCGCATATTTAATATCAGCAATTTTTTTATGCACTATATCTTTCCAATATTCATAACAAATTAAATCTCTATTGGGTTCTTTGTAAACTAAATCTAAGTTATCATCATTTAACATATTTACCATCTCATCAATATTATTATAAATCATATTTGTTGTAAATATATTTTTATATAACTCATTTACATTTGATATAGGGATAGTTCCTAAACCTATTGCTTCATAATGTCTATAACAGTCATCCCTATCACCAATTGGTGATAGTATAAATTTAGCACATGCAATTTCTTTCCTATATTCTGTTGTTGTAAGCCAAGGAACTTTTGGAATTTTTTGTCTACATGGATTTGTAGCATAACTTAGTGATACATTAATTAAATTTTTAGTTTTTTTAATATTTATTGAATTATATAAAGATATAGCATATGCATGAACATTAATAAATTCATATTGACCAGAATCTGCGTAAATTCCATATGGAAATGCTAAATATTTATCGCTATTGTCATATATAGGATTTTGAGATACCCATAGCAAAACATTTTTATGTTCCAAAATTTTATCTGTTAGTTCGGATTTAAAAATTTGCGGTAAATTTGCTTTTCCTGTTGCTAATATAATTTTTTTATCTATTTTCTCTAATATTTCATAAAAAAATTGATTCAAAAAATCTGTTTGACAATATATTATATCATAGTCTTTTATTTTTGATAAGTCGTTATTATGTAATAAATCACCTTTATTTATTAAAAAATGTTCTACTTGATAATAATGATCACACATATATATTAATGAATAATGATTTATTATAAGTTTTTGACATGTTGGAAGATCTAATGTATTATTTTCAATTAATAAACTTAGTTCTTTCATTAATTTTTCATAGTACATTTTAATATTAATATATAATTATATCAATAACTTTATATATATTTATAAATTATTTCTTAGATTTAAGATTTTTATTAAGTTTATTAAGTTCAAACGCTATATTAGATAATGATGTAGCAATTGAAACTCCATATTCGTCAGTTAAGAAATTATTAAATACATTATATAAATCCTCTGATGTTAATCCTTGGTCATCATATTCTTCTTCATCATCGTCTTCATCATCGTCTTCGTCATCGTCTTCATCATCGTCTTCATCATCATCTTCATCATCATCTTCATCATCTTCGTCATCTTCGTCATCTTCGTCATCTTCGTCATCTTCGTCATCTTCGTCATCTTCGTCTTCCTCTATATTTTCAATATTCTTTATAACTTTTTCGCGTTTTAGAGTATCTTTTGTAATCTTGTCTGAGCAGTCAGGCGAACATTCTTCTGAACATTCATTAATATCAACATTATCATCCTCTTCTTTGATTGTACATCTAGAAGATTTCTTACTTTTTTTAGAGACTTTTTGCATATTTTGCATACTATTTAAAAATGACATAATATCAATATTATTTAATTTATCTTTATTCATTACCTTCCTATTTTATTATATTGATAATATTTCTTATATATATTTTTTTTATAAATTATTATATTAAGAGATTAATAATGTTTAATTATTTCTTATACTTTACAGGTATTTTATTTGGTATTTTTCTAATACTTATTATAATATCTGATAAGGGATATTTTAAAACATTATTTATAAATTCTAAGGAATACTTTAATAATAATAATAATGCTAATATCAATAGTATCAATAGTATTATTAATGAAAAAATAGATATAATAAAACCCCCTTTTTTAAAAGAGGTAACCACCACTACAACAGGTAACGATGATGATACAAATGTCGTATTATCTAATAGTGATATTATAGATAACTTCAATTTTAAAAAATTATTAAAAAGAAGAGATTTAAAAGTTTTGATATCTTCGTATAACAAAGATAATATTAATAATTTAGAATGGATAACAGATAACAAAGATTATAATAATAATATAATTCTAAAATTAAGTAGTAATGATATTACTAAGGAATTATATAATTTAAATCCTTTAATTAATGGATATAATATACAGAATGTAAGTATTGAAGGTCCCTCAAATACTATAATGTATAGCAATGATAAAACTATAAATAAATTTTCAATATTATTTACATTTATGTATAAAAAATTTAATAATAATAATAATAATTTATTTATTATTTATGGGATTGATAACAAAAATATAGTAGTTAACATTAGAGAAAATAAATATAGCAATGAATATTATAATGTTAATAATACAAATGACAATGATGATTTAAATAGTTCATATGATATAGATGATGGTGTTAATTTATTAAATAATTATCATTATTATGATAATTTTGATATATTATCAAATAAAGCCAAAGAACAAAAATCTTATAAACTTTCATATTCTGAAAAATTATATACAATAGAAATAATAATAGATGATAGTATTTACAATATTAACAATATTAATATGGAAAAGATAAAAGATGATGTAATTTTTCTTGGGTTAATAATGAATATAGATGATGTTGAATTTCATTTAAATAATTTTAAATACGAATTTAAAAGAAAATCCGCAAGTGAAATTAAAATAAGTAAGCACCCTTTTATAATTAATAAGAATAAAAATTGTGATATTGTTTTATATAGTTTTGCTTATTTCAATGATGCTATTAGCAAAAAAGAATTAAATGAATTCAAACTATATAATAAATATAAATTACATGGGGTTGATAATATGAATGATGATGTAGATAATTCAAATATAATGAAAAATACTATATAAAACTAAAACACATATTTATTTTATAATGATTAAAGGTGCTATATTTATTTTGACACAAAATACGATTGAAAGGAAAATATATTTAAAAACATGTTTGTATTTTCTTTTTAAAAACTTTAATGCTAAATTTCATTACCCTGTAATTATACTACATGAAGGAGATTATACAGATGACGCAAAAAATGAGATTATTACAGGGATACGTATGGAATGTCGAGATTTTATTAAATTTAAGCAAATAGATAATGAAGATTTTTGTATTCCACCGCATATTGATATAGATAAAATGAATAGTATTATTGACCTTCATATTGTACCATATTGGCGTAATCAAAAATATCGTTCTATGTGCTATTTTTGGATGAAAAACTTTTATAAATATACTAAGGAATATGATTATGTTATGCGTATTGATGATGATAGTATTATTGAAGAGCCAATAAAAATTGATTTATTTGAATTAATGAGTAATAAAGATTATATATATCTATCTAATATCTTACATCTTGATTGTAGTCTTTGCAATTACGGAATGAAAGAGTTTTTTTTAAAACATTATGAAGATGAAAAGGTTAAAATTAAAGAATTATTTGTAGATCATAAAATATCAAATGATAGCCCATTTTTTGATAATTTTAAAAAACTTTATCAAAAAATCAATAATGAAGAATATAATGAAAATTCAGTAGAACTTAGTATGCCTATTATGTATTATAATAATTTTAATATTATTAATGTTAAAATTTGGAATGAACCAAAAATACAAAAAATTGTAGATAAGATTGATGAACAAGGATACATATTTTATTGTAGATGGGGAGATGCGCCTTTGCAAACAATTATTCTATCACTGTATGATAGTAGCAGAATTACAAAAGTAAATTTCAAATATAGTAAAAGATTACAGCGAGAATCTTTTAAAGACGATGTAGGTAAATTTCATTCGTATATGCCTGGAAGTTATGATAATAATAGTTGTATTTCAAAGAATACGTAAATATTATAAGAAAAAAATAATAATTGTATTAATATCTATATTTTTTTTAAATTAATAATTATAAAAATTATTAATCAAAACTAGAAATCTTTTTATAGGTATAATTAACATCAGAGCTTGTAGTATTTACAATATCGGTTTCATAAAAATAGTAAAATATTTGTAGTTGTTTGAGCATATAATTTTATTATAATATATATAATAAAATTATTTTTATATAATAAAATTATATAAATTGATATATATAAATATAATTATATATATAATAATATGGAATTTAAAATAGCGGATATCAACAATGATCCAATCGGATTTATTAAAAAAAATAAGAAAAAAGATATAATCGCATTTCTTATGAAGGCTGATGATGCATGCTTTAATAATGATAATTGTTTAATAAAAGATGACATATATGATATTATTAAAGATCATGTTCAAACTAAATATCCTAAGGACAAATATTTCAAGCGTATTGGAGCCGATGTTAAAAATAAGGTGCTTCTTCCTTATTATATGGGTTCGCAGAATAAGATTAAAGACAATGAAAAAGATATTTTAAAATACAAGCAAAAATATGAAGGTCCTTATCTTGTAAGTGATAAATTAGATGGTGTTAGTTGTCTTATTATATATAATAATGATGATATCAAAATATATACTCGCGGTAATGGAACAGAAGGACAGGATATAACGCATTTATTAGAATATGTTAATGGAATTCCATCACTTAAAGATTCAAATATAGCTGTACGAGGCGAATTAATTATATCAAAGAGTAATTGGGATATATTAGGGGATATGGGAAAACAAGGAGCAAACCCTCGTAATACTTTATCTGGTGCTATAAATAGTGATATTCTTAATAGAGATATATTATCAAAGATTGATTTTGTTGCGTATTCATTAATTAATCCAGAAGTGAATAATGGATTGCCTATGTTGCTTGAAAAAAACTTCAAAGTAGTTAATAATAAAGTATTACCAACATTAGACTTAACAATACTATCAAATATACTTCAAGAAAGACGCAATATGGGTGAATATGTAATTGATGGTATTGTCATATGTGATATTAGCAAATATTATAAAATTGAAAAAGATAAAAATCCAGAGCATTCTTTCGCTTTTAAATCTATACATACTTTGGAACAAGTTGAAGTCATAGTAACAAAGGTTGAATGGAATGTATCAAAGGATATGTATATGAAGCCAATAGTTATGTTTAATGAAATTGAATTAGATGATGTTAAGATAAAGCAGGCTACAGGTTTTAATGGCGCCTATATAGAAAAAAATGTTATTGGTCCTGGTTCGCGAATTATTATTATTCGCTCTGGTAATGTAATTCCTCATATACAGAATGTTTTAACACCTTCTGCTAACGGAACACCTAGTATGCCAGGAACTGGTATAGAAGGCGTTGATTATAAATGGAATGATACACATGTAGATATATTGATGATTAATAAATCAGGAGATGTTAATAGAGATTATGATATTAAGAATTTAATGTATTTTATGAAAACAGCAAATATAGAGAATATGGGACCTGGCAATATATCTAAAATATATGATGCAGGTTTTGATAATATTAAAAAGGTTGTTAATATTACAAAAGGTGAGTTATTACAAATTAATGGCTTTAAGGATAAAACAGCGGATAATATTTTTAAAGCCCTTTCTAAAATAAAAGATATTGATTGCTTGATTTTAATGGACGCGTCTAATATTATGGGTCGCGGGTTTAGTTATAAAAGATTAAAATTGATTACGGATGCGTTCCCATTTATACTAATTCATGATAAAAAGAATAGGGATAAAAGTTTAAAATTAAATGTAGATGACTTGATGAAAATTGATGGTATAGCAGATACATCCGCAAAATTATTTTTAATTAATTTGCCAATATTTTATGATTTTTATGATAATTTAGGAATTAAATGTAAAGGAGTTAAAAAAGATATAGTAATTGCTAATAATACTAATATATCTGGAAAATCATTTGTATTTACTGGATTTAGAGACAAAGACTTAGAGACATATATTACAAATATGGGTGGTTTTATAAAAACTATTATAAGTAAAAAAACAGATTATCTTGTAGTTGCTGATTTAAACGATAATAGTAATAAGGTTGATAGAGCAAGAAGCTTAGGCATTCCAATAATACTTAGAGATAATAGTATATTTACATAGAATTGTATAATAATAATATTAATATCATTAATAATATTATTAAAAAATGATTATATAAACCTTATAATTTTCTTATAACTATAATAAATGGAGTTCTGTGAAATTTGCGATAATATGCTATATGTTAAGTCAAATGATAAAAATATGCTTGTTAAATATTGCAAGCATTGTGAATTTGAAAAGGTAGAAACAGACAATAAATGTGCTATTAAAATCTCAAAGACTATTTATAGCGAAGATGATTTACTATATAATCAACATGTAAATAAATATCTTCGCTTTGACCCTACATTACGTCGCATTAATGACCCTCATATTACTTGTAATAATGATAAATGTATTGAAGAAAATGCGAATAAGCAAATTATATATATTAAATATGATTCTAAAAATATGAAGTATCTATATGTATGTGATAATTGTGGTAAAACATGGAAACAGGTAAATAATAATTAGTAAGAAACCATATTATATAAAAATAAAAAATGATACTATTATAATAGAATTTAAGGAGCAATATACCAATATGTCTCTTATATACAAAACAGCTAATATTGAAGATGTAAGTAAAATCAATGAATTATTGGACAAGAAAGACAAAATTTCAAAACCAATCATGACAATTTATGAATTTGATAAAATAATGGGAATGCGAACGCAACAGTTAGCATCAGGAGCAATGCCTTTTGTAAATATTGAAGGAGGGAAATTAGTCATCAGTAGTAATATGGAGCTTCGCAATATAGCATTAATGGAACTAGAAGAGGGGCGATTACCATATATTATAGAGAGGGTTTTATCAAATAAAAAGAAGGAATATTATCGTGTTGGTGATTTAAATCTAGTAGCTATACGCGATAGAATGCGAAAATAGCTTTTATGTTATATATTCCTAAGTATTATTTATTTTTTGAGCAATTTATATAATAATCATATTTTTTATTTATAATATTTATAAAATATAGAAAATATAGATGAATAATATATTTAAATTACATAGCATAAAATTAATTTGTGGTAAAAATAGAAATATATATATAAAAACTAATAAAAAAACTTCTAAATTATCCAAAACCAAATATATTAAATATAAAGGTGAATATATTAAATTAAATACTTTTATAAAAGAATATGATAAGAATAATAAAAAAAAGGGTATAAATCATGGTAAAAAAAATGTTATTATAATAAATAATATAAATGACATTAAAGATAAGAAAATAAGAGACCTTTTTAATAAAACATTTAAAAAAAATGCTAAAATATATATATATACAGATAAAAAATTATCAAGAGGAGGTGCTTTTAAAGATGATGTATCAAGAAATAATGATATTGTAGCACCTAGAAATTTTGATGCTATACCAACCACTCATCATCATAGATCACATAGCGGGGTTGACAATTTGATTCCATATAATTTAAAAATAGATTATAATAACAATTATGATGATATAATTACAGAGATATTAGAAATAGGTAAGACTAAATTATTTGAAAGAATAAATAATTTAGAATATACTATTGTTGTTGATGGAACAACATTTGTAATAAGACCTTTTATAGATTTTGCACCTTATAAAAAAATTTTTTTATATTTTTATATTAATACTGATCAATTTAATGATAATGGAATCCAAAAATGGATAAAAATGCCTTTGCATCTTTCGCTTTTTTTAAATGATATGATTGAGAGATTTGATAGAACACGCCCACCAGAAATTAAGTGTTTAACAACAGGACATATTCATATAACAAGCGATGATAAAATAGGGTCTTTTAATATTTCAACATTATTAGACTCAACTAAATTTAATAGTAGAACATCTGCGACGGTTTCAATATCTACTCATACCTATTTAATTGCTAAAAATTTAGAACAGGCAGAACATATAATTAAAACTCATAGGGAACAAATTTTTAAGGATTGGTATTATGATTCAACAACTGAATCAGAAACAAGTACTCTAAAATCAACATTATATATCCCAATTAATAATAAATGGGGACCTATTCATAAGTCTGGTGATGGAAATAACACAATCATATTATCATCAATACAAAAACAAAAAATATATGAATGTTTTAATAAACTACAATACATAATTAGCAACATATTATATATATTATATAAAGAAACAGGTTCTGATACTAACCTTAAAACAAATGTTTCTGGTATTGTAATGATAGATAATTATAAACTTCATTCTTCTGATCGTGTGAAACCAACATATTATTTAACATATACACAACCAACATACCCATCAAATATTAATATTAGATATTTACATAGGGATATAACTAAGAGAAAAGGTTTAATATATGAGAAAGATTTAGAGAATGCAAGTGTAAATACAGGTTTTTGTCCTGGAACTAAACCACATAGCGCACACAGTGCTCCAAGTGCTCGTTCTCATCCTCTTCCTCCTGCACCTCGTTCTCATCCTCTTCCTCCTGCTCCTCGTTCTCATTCTCCTCCTCGTCGTTCTTATCCTCTTCCTCCTGCTCCTCGTTCTCATTCTCCTCCTCGTCGTCTTTCTTCTCCTCGTCGTCTTCCTTCTCCACATCGTGCTCATTCACCTCTTCGTGTTCATTCTCCTCTTCGTAATCCACCTGTTCATTATTCTCCTCGTTCTCGTTCTCCACCTGTTAGAAGAGGCGAAAGAGAAATTATTAGCCATATTCGCTCTCGTTCTCCTCGTCCCTTAAATCCTCCTGTTAGAAGAAGAAGTAGAAGTAGAAGTAGATACTATACGTAAACTATTTTACACCCATACTGATAACATTTCATCTGTATTAATTGTGTTTATTTCTATAATATTATCACATTCATCCTTTGTTGGGTTTTCAAGTTTCTTGTAATATACTCTCATAGCAACGGTAGGAACATGTGAATCTTGATTTTTATTCTTCGCAATCCTATAATTATTAAGAAATTCAACAACAGACATTGGAAAGTTCATCCAAACAATTGTTATATTGTATGATGCCTTTTTTGAAGCATTTATCCATTTAGCACGACTTTCTTTTGTTGGATTTGTTCCATCAATTACAATATTTCTTCCTTCTTTTAATCCGGTGTTAAACTCGTTTAGCATTACCGTATCCGATTTCATATCATCTTTATTTATGCGAAGGTATCCATAACTTGCTTCTAGTTCATGCGCATAGAACGACTTACCACTTGCTGGCGAACCTACCATTATAACAATACATTTTAATGAAGAAGTGGATAATTTGTACTGCACAGAATTAGATATCCATTTTGTTAAAGGATGGTCCCTATTTTCAATCTTAACAAATTCTTTATTAGGAATGCCAGCAAAGAATAATTCTGTATGAATAAACTTAATATTGATGTTTCTAGCAAAATATAAATCTGCTATTGAATCACCTATAAATATGCTTGAAGGATAGTCAATATTGTTTATGTCTTTGAATATATATTCAATTAATATTTCCCATAGTCCAAGCTGTGGCTTTCTGTAATACAAATCACTATGTCCAGAAATAAAGACAAATGGAATTTCTAGATCATCATATATCATTTTAGATTTAATTTTTACTTCTTCCCTTGTCATTTTCTTTTGATTAGATACAATTACAATTTCATATCCCATATCATAATACATATTTTTTAACTTTGGAACAATTTTTTCATCTTTCCATTTCCAATCATCAATTGTTTTTGGAAATACATGCTTTCCTTTGGGTGTAATAAGAGTATGGTCAAGGTCAGCAAATATAACTTTTATACCACTGTTTTTTGTAGGTCTAAAATAATTTTGAAAAGTTATAAGTGTAAATCTTTTTTCTTGTTCTGATGGAAGTTCCTTAAATAAATGATGTTTTTCTTGATTTAAAAGTTTTTTTCCAACAACTCCATTAATATTAACGTATCGTTTTGTTAATGGATTATATATCTTTCCAGGTATAGCTTTTATCATATTTACTACTTTAAGAATATATAAAAACCAAAATATCAATTTTTGCTATGAGATAATATAAAACTATATTATATTTAAATAATATAATGTTAATAAAAAAAATAATTATAATTATTATATCATATTATATATCTATTTTTCTAATTATAGATAAGAAACATTATGATATAAATTTTTTTAATATAGAACATTTTAAAGAAGAAAAATTTAGATGTATTAGATATATTGATAATAATCATATTAAAAAAGAAAAAAAATTAATAAATTATATTAATAATTATCCATATAAAAAATGTATAAAATATAAAAATGAATATATTAATTATATAATTAATAAAAATAAAGTTATGATATATAATGTGCTAATTAATGTTGTATTTTATATAAATATAATATTTTTATGATTTGTAAATTGCTGGATGTATCCTATACAGAATACTGACATCGTGAAGACTGTCATAGAATAATAGTTGGAGATTGCTGGATGTATCCTATACAGAATACTGACATCGTGAAGACTGTCATAGAATAATAGTTGTAAATTGCTGGATGTATCCTATACAGGATACTGACATCGTGAAGACTGTCATAGAATAATAGTTGTAAATTGCTGGATGTATCCTATACAGAATACTGACATCATGAAGACTGTCATAGAATAATAGTTGTAAATTGCTGGATGTATCCTATACAGAATACTGACATCGTGAAGACTGTCATAGAATAATAGTTGTAAATTGCTGGATGTATCCTATACAGAATACTGACATCGTGAAGACTGTCATAGAATAATAGTTGGAAATTGCTGGATGTATCCTATACAGAATACTGACATCATGAAGACTGTCATAGAATAATAGTTGGAAATTGCTGGATGTATCCTATACAGAATACTGACATCGTGAAGACTGTCATAGAATAATAGTTGTAAATTGCTGGATGTATCCTATACAGAATACTGACATCATGAAGACTGTCATAGAATAATAGTTGGAAATTGCTGGATGTATCCTATACAGAATACTTAATATATACTATATATATATTATATTTATATAGTTATTAATTTTAATAAACACTATCAATTTTTATTATTTTAATACTAATTTTTTAATATTATTAACAATATTATTGTAAACTATATCGGCATTTATACCTTCATTAAATATTGGTTCATTTACTATTTGAAAATATTCTTCATCACTCATATTAACCATTCTATCAATAACCGCATTTATTGAAGTTTCTGAATCGTCTTCAAGAATAAGAAAACGCTTAGTGTTAAAATACTCTGAAATATGAGGCGAACCCCAATAAATAGGGATAATACCTGCTCTAAACCCATTTATAAGTTTCTCAGTTATATAATGTTCTTTTTTAGTATTTTCCATAGTTATAACAAATTTTGAATTTTTATAAAAGTTATGAAGGCTATCAGAAGCAAAATGTCCTTCAAGTCTTCCACCAATATTATTCTTATATCCACCTCCATATAATACATTCATCCTTTTTTCTAATGCTTCCAAGAAAAAACAACGCGCACTATCATGATGATATCCTAGAACAGCTGATACATTATTATTTTTAATACATTTTGTAGGTTCAAAAGCCATATAATGAGGATATAATTTCATATATAAAATATAGAATGGGAAGGCAACAAAATTATCAGCAGTATGCTCTGGTCCCAAAATACAAGTGTATAATGAATACGCGCTTTTACACACGCGATGCCATGATTCGCCAGTAAATAAAAATGATGCGTCCCAATTCTTATAATTAACATAATAAGTATTAGTAAATGATGCTTCTACTAATATATCAGCTTCATCTAAATTAAAAGTAATCATAATTTTTTCACCATATATATCAAATAAAAAAGTTGTAAAAAAGTCTACATTTATTGGGTCTGTTTTTTCAATAAATCCACCCCAAAACCCATTGAAATATACTTTTTTCATTACACTCTTTATTTATTATTAAATTATTTCTTATATATTTATTTAATAACTAATTTTTTAATATTTTTAACAGCATTATTATAAACTGTATCAATATTCATACCTGTATTAAAAATTGGTTCATTAACTATTTGAAAATATTCTTCATCACTCATATTAACCATTCTATCAATAACAGCATTTATTGAAGATTCTGAGTCGTCTTCCAGAATAAGAAAACGCTTAGTGTTAAAATGCTCTGAAATATGAGGAGAACCCCAATAAACAGGGATAATACCAGCACGAAATCCATTTATAAGTTTCTCAGTTATATAATATTCAATGCTAGTATTTTCCATTGTTATGGCAAACTTTGATTCTTTATAAAAGTTAATTAGATTTTCAGAATAACCACCACAAATTGGCATTATTGGTCCTCCAATATTGTTATTATATTTTCCTCCTGATAATACTTTCATTCTCTTTTCTAATGCTTCTACAAAAATTATACGTTCATATGAGTTTTCATTAGATATAACAACAGACGCATTATTATTCTTAATATGTTTAGTAGGTTCAAACGTCATTGTCGGATTCAATTTAAAATATATAATGTATAAAGGGAACTCTACGAAATTATCAGTTGTAGGATTAAATCCAAGAATACATGTATAAGATGAAAGATATTCTGACATACAATATGCGTAACGCGATTCCCCTGTAAATAAAAAGGTATGCTTCCACTTCTTATAATTTATATATTCATTTGTGAGAAATATTGATTCTATTAAAATATCTGAATCATCTAAATTATCAGAAACTATAATTTCTTCATTATATACATCTGTTAATAATGTAATGAAGAAGCCTATATGCATTCCATCCGTTTTATCATAAAAACCATTCCAAAAACCGTTAAAATATGCCTTCATATTATGGTATAGTACTTATTAATTCTTTATATATTATTAATATATTGTTTTGATAATTTTAATTATCCTTTTTCTCTTCTTCTCACTAATTTTATTCCATTCTTTTAAAGTAATATTTTTAAACATTAATTTAACATTTAAATTACCTCCCAATAAACCCTTGTTTTTAATAATAATTTCATTTAAACAGAATGGTTCAATATTGATATCCATATAAGTATTATCAACATATTTGATTTTTTTAACACATCCTATTAAGTAATCTAATATATTTATATCTATTTTTACATTTAAATCTATAATATTTTTATTTGATATTATATTGTGTGTATAATAATTATCATTATCATAACCATCATCATTATCATCATTATCATCACTAATGTTGTCATTATCATTATCAATAATCATATTAATTATAATTTCGTGTTCTATACTATCGTCATCAATATACTGGCGAGTTAAACACGGGTACTCATTTTTACAGCAAATATTTATATATACAGGTTCTTTGACATTTTTAAGTAAAATACGAAGTTTACGCTTATTGAAAGTACATAAATCATAATAGGTTATAGGCAAATTAATATTATGCTTAATTATTTTAGTTGATGGATTATAATAATTTTTATTTTTTAAACCTTTATTAAAGAAGAAACTTGCTACATCTATAAATGTGTTTTTAATAATTTCTTTATCTTTAAAAATACCATCATAAGTATTTTTCCAAAAGTTTAAATCAAAATTATTATATATCTCATAGTCATCAGAAAAATCATCAAAATTATAATCGCAATTAGTATAATTTAATTTCCCATAATTATCAAAATCATCAATCGCATTTTTATAAGCTATGCTCGCTTTTTTAAAACGATCTATTTTGATTTTTTTTTCATTTTCATCACTTATATTAGTTAATTTATCTGGATGACATTCTAATGCTATTTTTTTATATATATTTTTAATTTCATCACGCGTATATTTATCAATATTATCTTTTTTCAAATTAAGTGCTTCTACGTACATTCATATTAATATAAAGAATACATATTCTTTATATTAATATATATTCTTAATATTATAATTATACACTTAAAAGAGTACTATAAAATAATAATACATTATACATATAATTTAAATATTTGTAAATGATTGAAACTAATTGGAATAAATTAGAAGAAGCATTCCCAAATATTATAAATGATAATAAAAGATATAAGTTAATATTAGAAAATATATTATTATCATCAAATAACAAATTATTGTATACTCCAATTGGTTTTCCTATTGATATTTTTTTAAATAGATTATTAATAATAATATTTAACATTAAGGACCCATTTAATAAAACAGAGAATATATGGGAAAAAAGTATAATATATATTGAAAATCAACATTATATTGAGATAGACCTTATGAACCCTGAAAATATAAAAAATATTGAAAAGATTACATCATTTTTGCTTCATATTATAACCTCTAAAAATGTTAAAATGAAAAAACATTATATAGTGATAAAACATATAGATCTGCTCTCCTCATTATTTTGTGATTTTAGAATAATTTTAGAAAAATACTCACATAATGTAGTATTTATTTGTACAACACACTTTATAACAAAACTGGAAACTCCTATAAAAAGTAGGTTTAGTACATTTAGAATACCACTTTTTACATTTGATGAAATACAAAATATATTCAATAATTATTTAAAAATATCTATGAATGATTATTTACTAGAAATTAAGACGCGTGATATTATCAAAGCTTTATTTATATCTGAAATTGAAAGACATCCGTCATCATTAGAAATATTAACTAAGGAGTTTGTTGAATTTAATTTCCCACCATTTGTTGATTTTATTAAAAATTATAATAAAAATAAAAATAATTTATATGATATACGAAGTTTGTCTTATAAATGTTGTCAATATAATGTATCTATATTACAAATAATTCAAGATTTTATTAAATTAGTTGATTATGGAACATATTATTTAAATATACGTTGCAGGCATATATATGATATTAATAATATCAATAATATGGATATTATTAAAAATAATTTAAAATTTGAAATTATTAAAATAGGGTTAGATATTGATTATTTGTTATCACAAACAAATAAATGCAAGGAACCCTTGTATATTGAAAATTTGCTTTGTCAATTGTTAATTTAGTCAGGAGGTTCATCAATTATATTTAATTTATATTTGTTTGTACCATACATAGATATATAATTTTCATTAATTGTAATATCTTCTTTCTTAAAACTAAAATTATTATATATAATATTTGATGCTATAAATTTGTCGCAATCATATTTTTTGTCATTTATTATTGACCAATAAATTGATTTTATGTAATTTAAATAATTTTCTAAGCATGTATTATATAATTGAGCACCGCCAATAATAAAAGAGCTCTCAATAATATCATTATTATCAATATATGTAAATGCGTCTTCAATACTTTTAAAAACAACAACATCTATCATATCTATAATTTCATTTTTGATTTTATCATAATTATGGTATGAAATAATTATATTAATTCTATTTTGTAAAGGAGCTTTTGGTAGAGAATACCATGTATTTTTTCCCATTATAATACAATTTTTTTTATTTTTATTAATACATCCAGAAGTTATATCTCTAAAATATTTTAATTCTTCTGGAATATTCCAGCATAATTTATTTTGAAATCCAATTCCAAAATCTAAACTAGATGCCACTATAATGCTTAGATTTTTGTTCATATTAATGGTAATTATATATAATATATATATAATATATATATATTATATTTATATTATATATGTATTATATTTATATATTCACCTATTTTTCAACAAAAGCTACATATTTTGATATGTGTCATTCATTATATTAAAAACACGTCCCTTATATTCTTCAATTGTTTCTCCTTCATTATATTCAACCATATCACACACTTTTATATTTATGTTGTAATCTTTTACTAAGAATAATTTAAGACATGAATGAATCATAGATTCGCCATTGTCATAATTATAATGTAATGATTCATCTTCGTATTTAACTACAATTGGCAAAATTGGGTATTTATGAACAAATGCACCATTACTTGAAAATTCAGTTATATTTCCTGGTATTACCGAAGTATTCCCTGAACCTGGCGCAATGAATAATATTTGATCACCAGATTTACGACTATCTACACGTTCTTTTATTTTTTTGCTCGTATGCCCTTTTTCTACAAAAATATTTCCTATTAAATCATTCATTTTATCTGTATATCCAATCATAGAATATATTATTAATGAAAGTAATAAATATGATGAACGAGGAAATGTGCTCAATAATACATATCCGTCAATAATTGTTGTATGATTAAAGGTACAAATAAATTTTTTATTACTATATAAAAATTCCATATATTTAACCAAATCTTCTTTTGAAATGTTAATATTAATTGAAAGTATATACATTAATATTTTAGCTCCCGACAATATACCACATATAATATTGCTTTCATTTGTTAAAGGTTGTAGAACATATATTGAAATAAATGTCATCATTACAAATAATATAAATCTAAAAGGCATAGTAATATATGTTAAAAATGTTAATAATAAAGAAAACATTAAATTATTTAATATATCTTAATAATATTTACACATAGATATAATCGCGCGACAATTGTTATATTATTCTCTATATATTTCAAAAAAATCTATATATTAAAGCTTTCTCCGCACCCACAAAATCCCTTTGCGTTCGGGTTAATAAATGTAAATTCGCTCGTAAGTTCATTTTCTTTCCAATCCATAACAGTTCCAACTATCGCAAACGTAGCGCGTGGGTCAATATATATATTTATTTTATCAGCTATATTAATAATTTCATCTTTTGAAATTGATTTTTTTCCTTCTTCATTATCTATAATGTATTTCATAATGTAATTCAAACCATTACACCCTTTTTTGTTGATACTAATTCGTATTCCCATCGGATATGGTTTATCTAATAAAGAAAACATAGTAATAATTCTTGAAGTTGCTCTTGAAGATACTGATAAAATTGCCTTAGTCTGTTTGCTATTAACTATTTGTTTTTCAGTTGTAGAAAAAGACTTTTGAAAGTATTTACTATAATTCATACAAACTTTTTTTAACATTTATAATATTATATTATATTGTAATATATTATAATAATGCTCTGGATATATTTATCAATTATTCATAGTATAATAGTTGCGCTTTTAATAATATATATTAAATTCGATAATACACCATATATAATATTTCCTATAATCATAAATATTATAGTAGGTTTACTAAGTCTTTTATATTTTATTTTTTATTACAAAGATAATTATACAAATGAGTTTGTTAAACCCAAGTATTATATATATGCGTTAGCTGTTCTATTCATAACAATTTTAGGTTATTATATTATAAAGGTTTGTCCAAATCCTGCTTATTTTAGAATTTTTGTTGCTCTTGAAATTATATTATTATTATTATTTACTATTTATTTTAAAAATGATTTCAAAATATCAACGCAAACTATTATAGGACTTGTATTAGGTTGCACTTCTATTATTTTAATTTCATTAGATGAAAATAATAAATAAGAGCAATATAATAGTTTATTATAATAAATAGGTATTCTTCTATGTCATATTATTATTTTATTATTAGATAATAAATGAACTGGGTCCAATTATCCATATTCCATACTATTATAGTAACTCTTTTAATATTGTATATTAAATACGATAATACACCATATATAATATTCCCAATAATCATAAATATTATAGTAGGTGTATTAAGTATTGTATATTTTATATTATATTACAGAGAGCATTTTACAACTGAGTTTGTTAAACTAAAATATTATATATATGCGCTTATTGCTTTATTCGTAAATATTTTACGATATTATATCATTAAAATATGTCCTAATCCAGCATATTTTAAAATTTTTGTTTCATTACAAATTATATTAATATTATTATTTACTATATATTTAAAAAATGATTTCAAAATATCAACGCAAACTATTATAGGACTTGTATTAGGCTGCACGTCTATCATATTAATTTCATTAGATGAAAATAATATATAAGATTTATATATGGTTTTTATACATTAAAGTAGAATACTTGGGAATGTCAAAATTATAAAATTCTTTTTTTGCGTTTTTTTTGTCTTTTATCCAAATTCTTACAATATAATAAAATTTTTTAGGGCTGATAGATATGCCATTAATATTATAAATGATATTTTCATCATTATTACTAGCAAAGTTCTCACCTATAATATTAGCACATAAAGCAAATAATTTAGTTTCAAGTTCATCAGACATTATTTTAAATGAAAAACAACCACCATTAATATTTAATTTATCCTCATAACGCGGCATTATGTCTTGTCTCATAATAAAAAACATGCCTTTTTTAAATAATTCTTTAAATGCTTTAAAATAATTAATGTAATCTTCAACTGTTGATATTACTCCTAACATTTTATAACTCTTATCATCCCAATTATTATCATAGGGATCATGAAAATATAAATTCCATGAATCATTTAAAAATGTCTTATCATTATTTAATTGATTACACATTTATATAAAATATATATAATATTCTTTATATAAAAAGATATTATATTATTCTTTATAATAATGTCAATACTTATAACAGGTGGATGTGGATTTATTGGATCTAATTATATTAACAATTTATTAAAATCAGATAAATTTAATAATGAAACTTTTGATTATATAATAAATATAGACAAATTAGATTATTGTTCTAATAAAGATAATGTTAATAGTAATGATAGTAATAAATATATATTTATAGAAGGAAGTATTTGCGATAAAGAGTTATTAAAAAGAATTTTCAATATGTACAACATATTATATATTGTACATTTTGCTGCTCAAACACATGTTGATAACTCTTTTGATAATTCAATCAACTATACTATTGATAATATTTTAGGAACACATCAACTTATAGAATGTTGTAGGTTATATGGAACTATTAAAAAATTTATCCATATTTCAACAGATGAGGTGTATGGCGAAATCTCAATTAATAGCGAAGATAGTACAGAAGTATCATTATTAAATCCCACTAACCCGTATGCTGCTACAAAAGCAGGTGCCGAGTTTATTGTACGTAGTTATTATTACTCATATAATATGCCTATTATAATTATAAGATGCAATAATGTATATGGTGCAAATCAATATCCTGAAAAAATAATACCTAAATTTATTACACTACTTAGAAAAAATAAGAAGATGTCTATTCATGGTAATGGATTAACACGACGAAACTTTATATATGTTGACGATGTCATTAATGCTATAAACATAATTGCTATAAAAGGTGAAATTAACAACGTTTATAATATAGGGTCAGAAGATGAATATAATGTTATAGAGATTGCTACAATTTTACTTAATCATATAAAAGGGGCGGAAGAAAATATTGAAGATTGGGTTGAGTATATTAAAGATAGAAATTTTAATGACTTCCGATATTCTATTAATACAACTAAATTAAATAATCTAGGATGGAAGAAAACTATTAATTTTAAAGATGGAATAAAAAAAACGGTTTACTGGTATATTAATAATGAAAATGATATTAAAAATTGATAATATATCATAATATATTTATTAAGATATAAAAATGCTAGAAAGTATTATTAGAAACACTTCTACAAACTCTATTGACTATTACGACGATAATTATGAACCTGTATATGATGAAAATGATTATAAATACGAGTATTCGTATAAATACGAGTATTCGTACGAATACGTGTATACATATACATACTATAACAAGAATTTATTCTGATAATATATAAAAAATGATATAAAATCATATAAATCTTTGTTAATTATTAAAGATATAATGCAAGGTATTATTAGTTTTTCTGATAGAGTTGCTTTTAATATTAAAAGCAATGAACATAAAGATATTATATTAGATCAGTTAAATTCACTTTATAATATTAAAATATTACAAAGACATCACCATAACCTTGATAATAATAATGTTAATTTTATATTATCTAATCACCTAATGAATTTACGTTCAAATGGTAATAGATATTATCTCTATTTCACACACTATAATAATATAGAAACCATATATTATATAGATAAAAAAATTCACCCTGGATATCAAAGACCGCGAATTATTTTTAGCAGAGGATTATTTGACAAAAAACTATTTAAAAATACCTTACTTGATGGGGAAATGGTTAAATGTAAAGATAATAAATGGACATTCCTAATAAATGATATTATATGCTATGAAGGTAATTATTTAAATAAAAAAATGCTTCCTGATAGATTAAAGATTATATATAATATTCTTGAACACCAATACACCCCAGATAAAACTATTGATGTTTGTACTTACAAAGTAAAATGCTATTTTAATATGTATAAAGAATCAATTGAAAATATTATGGAATTGTCTAATAATCTTAATTATACATGCAGAGGAATATATATATGGCCCTATGATATTAAATATAAACCTAAATTATATAACTTTGATGAAAGTTCTGTTATTAATGTAGTAAGAAAAACAAAGGATATAACTGAATTTAAAAGTAAGGAAATTACGAAGGAACCTGCTATTACAGATACAGCAAAAAATACTTCTATTGTAGAAATAACAAAAGAATTGAATAATGAAGAAAAAATACTATATATTGTCAAAACAAATGAGCCAGATATATATAATGTATATGATAATGAAGATGTTCATAATAAACCTAGTATAGGAATAGCATTAGTTCAAACTTTGAGCGATAGCAAACTATTAAGAAATTCATTCCGTGATAAAAACGCAATAACTAACATTAAATTTGTATGCGTATTTGTTGAAAAATTTAAAAAATGGAGAGCATTGCGTCCGGTATAATATAATGTTTTGTGTAAAGAAATGTAAGTATTACTATTATAATAAGTTAATAGTCAATTATATTTAGTTCATTTTTAATATCATCATCAGATAGTTTTGTTTTTCCTTCATATTTATAAGCTAATTTTTCTTCTAATAATATTTCAGAAAAACTTTTTGCTGTATCCTTATCTTTATAAATATTTGCTAAAACTCTACCATATTTATCTTTATTACAACATTCAACCCATACTAAATAAACATCAGATTCTAATAATTTTTTAATGTCATTTTTAGTATTTACCTTACTAGTTGTTGCTAATTCAAATAATCTATCTCTTGCTTTTATTGCGGTATCTTGTAATAACTTGTCTTTACTTCTAATTTCACAAGTATCAATATCATTTAATCTTATTGTAAATTTATAGTAAGAACCAAATGTAGGTAATACAACTTTAATTGTATCGCCATCATAAATATCTATTAATCTACCATAGCTTTTTAATCCATTAATAGATAGTTCAGGTGTTGAACCTCCAAATTGCCTAAAATCTTCTTTACTCATTATTATTAGTAAATAATAAATTACTTAAATCATTTTTTAGTTTATATATTAAAAAAATAAAAAATAAAACAAAAATATTCTTAATTGACAAATTAAACATCTTTGTGGATTTTAGAATATTAAAAATAAATATTTGTTGTTTTATTTTTCTTTTATATGGGTGTAATTAATTTATTTAATATTTATCTGCGAAATATGAAAGTGTCTGTTTTTTATATATTGTTGCTGTAAATGTTTTACCTTTATACATCTCTATATTTAATGTATTACCATCGTATATTTCGTTACATCCAATATCATCATCACACTTCGCATTATTGTAGCTAATTGGTAATCGTAACATAGTATTTTTATCAGTCGTTGTATAGTAATTCCATCTATCTCTATGGTTATTTGCTCTTTTGCTAAATAAAGGCAATATGATAGGTTCATTGTCATCATTAGATGTCAAAATACCAACTTGCTGATATTCATGCTTATTATCATAAGATGGCAATTCCTTGGGATATATTGGAATACTACTATCTACCTTAGGACATGAAGGACACAAAGGACATGAAGGGCAACTATCAATCTTGACATTTTTATCAACAATAATAATATCTTGTTTATGTTTCTTAATATTATTATACTCATAATAAAAAAGAGTGCTAACAATTAATAGTAATACAGCTAAGACAAATATTACAAAATATAAAATATATATGCTATTCAATTTTTTCATAAAAACCATTACTATTTTGCCTTATATATACTATTATCTATTATTATTTAATACTTTATTATTTTTATTCTGTGAAATTGTTGTAAATATAGCTAGTTTTATTTCATAATAGCACTAAGAGATGCATGAGATTTATAATTAGATAATTCAAAATCTTCATATACAAGGCTTTCAATCCATTTTATTTTTTCATCAATAGAATTAGTAATATCAGGCGCCTTCTTTTTAATTATAACTTTTGGGAATTCATATATTTCATTATCTACTTGCTTATTTACTTGCGATTTATGTTCTTCATAAATATGGGCATCGCATATAGATAACGATATTTCATATGCTTCTATATGAAGAACATATGCGAATATTTGAGTTAATAATGCTGTACTTGCTATATTAAAGGGTAATCCTAAAAATAAATCAGAACTTCTTAATGTCATATGACATGAAAGCCCCTTAGAACTCTTATTAAATATATACAAAATATGGCATGGTGGCAAAGCCATCTTTTTAAGATCTATTGGATTCCACGCAGATAATACAGCACGTCTGCTATTATTGTCTTTTGATAATTCTTCTAGCACATATTTAATCTGATCAATGCCATTATTTTCAATATCAGTGTCGCTATCAGTATAAATATACCTTTCGCTATCACTTTCAGTATCAGTATCAGTATCAGTATCAGTATTGATATCATTATATATATCTTCGTCTGTATCATTACTGTGCCCATATTCTTTTCCAAACTTTCTCCACTGCCACCCATATATAGGCCCTAATTCACCATCCGGATAATCAAGACCAATACTATCCAAATATTCACGCGAAGAGTTTCCATCCCATATATGAATTTTTTTAGATTTTAACTCATTGGCATTTGTTGAACCTCTTAAAAACCATAGAAGTTCCTCAACAATACCACGAAAGAATATTTTTTTTGTAGTAATTAATGGAAAAAATGTAGAAATATCTTTGAAATTAATCATACATCCAAAAATAGAATTTACATTTCCATTTCTTGTCATCTTTTTTTCACCATTACATAAGGCATCTTTTAATAAATCAATATATCCAATTTCACTATTATAATACATTTTGTATTTTTATAATATATATAATATATATAATATATATTATAATATATTTATATATTATTTTATCTTCTGAGATTTTTTAAATTTATACAATTATTATCAAGAAGTTTTTGATAATTATTTCCGCATATACAATCATCTCCGCAAATTGTATGAAAACTCACATTTGCTTTTTTAGTTTCAATTTTACGATTGTTCTTTAATTTTTGTAAAAGAAACTCTTTATATACAAAGATATATTTAATTTCTGATGAGCTATTATTTATAATGATGTTCATATTATTGATATTATTCATATTATTCTTAATATATATATTAAGATATGTTTATCAATTTTTATATAAAAAATTGATAAACATATCTTCTAGATATTAGCAATATAAATAATGTATTACAAAATCATTTTGAACAATAACGCAAACAATATTGCGAAATGTATATATGAAAAAATAAAGCAAATTAAAAGCGAAAATAAGGATTGGTTAGTTAATAATACAAATGGATATATTTTCAATCACTTAGAATTACCTATGTATAGTAAAGAAGATTTGGAGAATGTAATATATGAGTATGGCATTCAGAAAGCAATTGAAAAATTTATAATAAATAAAAAATATTATGACAATATAATTACACTAGTTGATAATGATGATAAAATGATATACTTAGGGATTGTATATTATATAATAAGCGAATATTTTGAATTCATGTCATTTGAGTATTAAAATTATAAGCAACCATCTTCTTTATTGCTTCCATTTTTTACCACAAATTAAACAATTCATAAATAAAGTAGATGCTTCATCCCCAGAACGCGTTTGTAATTCATAATAGCTAACTTTTTTGCTTTTACAACGCGAGCATTTAATCATATCTGACATAGGCACTAGTTTAATCTCATATGCTGCTTTTAAACGTAATTGATTACGCTCATCAATCTCTTTCCATCTTTCTGGAAATATATCTTTACATTGCATATAAGGAAGCATATGTGGATGGAATTCTTTCTTATTTATCATTCTATCATATAATTTATCATTGCCAATATAACTATCTTTTTTAATATTTGAATAAATGCTTCTAGCAATATTTGAATATATCTCTAAAAACATAGGGCATTTCCAAGATAATTGTATTTTCGCATTATTAGCATAGTCAATAGTTGCATTAAATACACCAATCTCTAAATCATTTACTTCTAATTCTGAAATATGTAGGTTAGTAATAATTAATTCTTTAAAATCTTCGCGTATTTTGTGTTTATTATATCTATTTAGGGTTTCTGAATCATTATTATTATCTTCGTTTAATTTTTTATATTTTTCAATCTCTGTATTTAAATCATAGTATAAATATTCATTTGTCATATTCAAATTATTATACTAATGTAAGTAATATTTTATATCATTTTTTATAATATATTATAAAAAAATGATATAAAATGATAAAGTATTTATCATTATAATATGAATATAAACTTATCTGATTTTATAACTGATGATGTAAATATTATAGAATTCTTTTTGTGCAAAGATATCATAGATGATGATGTAATTAATGTTATTATAAATAATGATATTGAAAATTTAATTGAGAAAAAATATAAAAAATATAAAGAAGAAAATTATAAATCCTATCATTATAAAGATAAGGTATATACTTATGAGCTATCTAATGATAATCAAAATGTATCTTCAAAAATAATGATAAAATCTAATTATATAAAATATAATAGCAAATCAAACCTATTTATATTATCATCAAAAATTGATAAGTTTCCACAATATATTTTCCCATGTACAAATGATATTGATTATATTTCAACATATTCAATCAAAGAATACAAAATAAATAATAGAATATCATTATTTATTAGATATGATTATTTAAATGATGATGAAAAACAAATTTTAGCAAAAACATTTTATATAGAATATAGGCATTCGCCTAATGTTGAGATTGATAAGATTAATGAATATATTAACAATATAATCAACACATATATATCTTGCTAATATAAATTATATATGTTATTTTTTTAAAATATAATATATAAAAAATGATACACATTAATATATATTAAATTAATATACATAAAACTACATTAATAATTATAATAATGACCGATATTATTTCATCTCCGATTGCTAATATTAATTTTGCCGATTTTGCTGTATTCGCAGATATGTATAATGATACAGGAGAAAAATGGAACATTTATACTGATGAAAATAATGATCATCAAGATTATGATGATGCTTTGAAAGATTATTATGATGCTTATTGTACTTATCTTGTATCACGTAAATATAATGGGGAAACTATTAAAACATTTCGCAAGAATGCTATCATTGACTTCTATATTACCCAGAATAATATTGATAATTCATTAAGGAATGTTTTAGACAAATATTATATCGCAAATATTATTGATAAATTTAATAAGCAATTAAATCCACCTCCTTGTTTCTTTCATCAAGCAAGAATGGCCAAAAAATATGAAGAAGAAATGGAAAAACGAGATATTGAAACAGATGATGTAGCCCAGCACTATATTAATCTTAAAAATATGTATAAATATGTTCATGATGAAATGTCTAATATTACAAATGGTAATAATAATTTAAGTGATAATAATATTCTAAACGATTACAGTGACGAATTAGAAAGTAATAACGATAAATATTTTGATTATTATGATGAATACTATGATATTTATGATAGTGAATATTATTCAGATAATGATTATTACAGCGATAACTATTCGGATGATTACGACAACAACGATTATTAAGTTTATATTACAACCTTATTATACATATTATACATATTATACATATTATACATATTATACATATTATCTATATTATACATATTATACATATTATACATATTATACATATTATCTATATTATCATATATATTTATCTATTTTTTTTATAATATTTTATAAAAAATTATATAAACATATGATAATATATGTAATCATAAAGTAATAAATAATGCCAACACCTTCAAAAAAACAACCTACACAAGTTTCACACTCTGCTTCAACAGAAGCCCAAATTAGCGACGCTGTTTCTAAAAAAAAGAAAGCCACACCTGTGTCTAGTGTTTCTGATGTTTCAAGTGCATCAACTACTACACAGCCTGTTGTTCTTCCTCATGTTGTAAAGGGAACCCCCACAGTCGCCGCCCCCGTGGTTGCTGTTGCTCCTACCAGTGTCCCAGCTGATGCTACCCAGCCTCATGTAGAACCAGCAACTGATAATGTACTATCTACTATTATTGATAAGGTTAATTCACTAGCATCATCAATTAAAGATATTCAAACAAATCTTAAAGTGTTGAGCAAAGAATATGATAAGCAACAAAAAATTATTGAAAAGGCACAGAAGAAACGCCAAAATGCTAAAAATTCACCATCCGGTTTTGCAAAGCCTAACAAAATTTCAGATGAACTCTGTGATTTTATTGGAGTTCCTCACGGAACCGAAAAATCACGCACAGATATTACCAGATTTATTAATGCCTATGTTAAAGAACATAATCTAAATAAGCCTGAAAATAAGCGTTTTATTCTACCGGATACTAAACTTAAGAAAATCCTAAATGTTGGTGATAGCGATGAGATTAATTATTTTATTCTTCAAAAACTAATCTCACACCATTTTCCTCTTAGTGCTAGCAAGTCTGCGGCCAAAGTAGCTGTTGCTGCAGCTGTATAAATAATAATAATACATATTATTTCACAATATATTAAATTTTTTTTATAAATTATTTTATGTAAAATAATCTAAATAATCAAATTAACACTATTTAATAATCAAAATTAAAATAATCAATATTAATCAGGAGGCGTATATGAATAATATTAAAAATAATATACCAACTAATATACCAACAATTGATTATTATAAGGACCTTAAAGATATTAAAAAGGTATTAGATGAGAAAATATACAAACTATTATCAAAAGATGAAAGTTTTAGCGAAATGCTAGATAACATTAAGGATAATTTTATAAATAGTAATTTAACTATTGTTGAAGATAATTTATCTAAACCACAGCTAACAAATTACAAAACTTTTAATGGTAAAATTAGAAATATTTTAGAAATTATAGTAAAATTATTAGAATATCATACGGATTATGAATATAAAAAAGATAATGATGAAATACTAACAACTGTAATAAAAACTATGAAAGAAAAAATGGATGAAAATAATAAAAAATTAGCAGATGATTATAATGGGAACAAACAAGCTGAAGCACCTGAAAAAAAAGGAAATGAATCTCATACGGAACGCGAGTCTCCTGAATCTTTAAATACTACAATAAAAGAAATAGTAGAAAATAAAGTAAAAGATGATAAAGATGTAAAACAAGAGGAAGAAAAAGAAAAAAGAAAAAAAATTTTAACATATATATATACATTAAAATATTACATCCATTTATTAAGTACTAATGACATGCGTGCTGATTATTTAGATAACCAAATTAAGATTTTAGATACACAAATAGCAGATAAATTAAAAGAACAAACTATTAAAACACAAGGTAATAAGAGCGGAGTTCAAACAGATAATACAGAATTAAATATAGCAAGAGAAAACCTTAAAAAAATTCATGAAGAATATAAAAAATATTACAAAGAAATATGTAGTTACGTAAGAATATCTATATATGATATCTTTGATATTGTAGCAAATAAAGAGGCTGAAATGGTTGACAAGATGAAGAAAAAAGAAGAAGGCGACAAAAAAGATAAAGATATTACCAAAGAATACGAAAAATATATAGCAGACTTTAAAAAAATTTACAATAGTGTATTAAATAATAATACATCAGCAAATGATGATATTTTTGCTCTTTTAAAAGATAGTAATAATGAAAAGATTGATTTAGAAGCAAGGAAAAAATTATTAGCGGAAATGAAAGAATTATTAGATACGCAATTAAAAAAATTAAATGATACTATTAATTTTTTAGTAACATCAAATAAACAAGAATATTTAGATCAAATAAAAGAGATTAAAAAAGTTTTTAAAGATTATGGAAAAGAAAAGGAATACAAAGACTCTATATCATCATTAATTGTTAAAGAGGAAAATGAAATAGTTAAATTAATAGCAAAAAATATTGAGCAAACTAAGTCATATACAGAGCGAAGTAAATTAGTAAGCTCAAATAAACAAAGCGGTGGTGGTGATAAAAAAGACAATAAATATTACGAAGGTAAATATGAGAATATTAAAAAATTAAAGGATAATATTGAAAATCTTATAACAAAAATTAGAGAGACAGAAGGGATAGAAGATAATGATGACCCATTTGAAAAAAAAGATAATGTGCTTAATATGATGGCAGACCCAAATAATGGTATTATTTCTATTTACAAAAGTATATGGAATGATTATATAAAAGAAACTAAAAAAAGTAAAGGAAAGGGTATAAATATTGAAAATTTAAAGCAAGATGACCGATTATATCATCGTTTTATTGAAAATGATTTAGACCCATCAGAAGTTTTAAAAATCACATTTCAAGATAAGGTTATTTTCATATGTATTATATTAATTATTAGAACATTTTCTATGGTTTTAATAGAATTTTTAATAGAATACAATATAATAAGTTCATTATCAAGAGGAATAATAGTATATTCAATATTATATATTTTGCTAATTATGTTGAGCGTTTTAGTAGTAAATTATGATTCGTATAAATTACGAATAATTGCGAATTATCTTAATTTACATATTAATTCATCAAACATATATTTTCATATTTTATTGTTTCTCTTATTTAATGGATTAGTATTAATTATTGTTAATAATGATAATGGATTAAATAATATTGATAATATGTTTAATTTTACATATATTTACAAATATATATATGAAATATCTGAAAAATCTAAGACAGTATCAGAATTAAGATTATCGCAAAAAGATAAAATAATGTTGCAATACAGAATGGATATTATTACTATGATTATATTTATATTCACGTCACTATTAATATTAATTATGTAATATTATTTTTTGGATAATATGTTAAAATAATTGAATATTGTGCCCTATAATTTAATAATGTTGAATTAAGGAAGTCCTCTTTCTTTAAATTATTTTCATTTAATATTATTATTTTTCCTATATTGTTATCAACTTCTATTACTTTGATATTTATATATTTATTGCTATATGTCTTAAGTTGCAAATAATCATACTTTGATAATATATTTAAATTATATTCATCATATTCTATTATATTTGAACAGTCAATATTTATTTCATATAAGTTTATTTTTTTTGTTTCTTTTGGGATAATTTTGGGAGACATAAGTATATTATCAATATTAGTATTATTAATACTATCAATAATAGTATTATCATAATTATCATATTTATTCAATTTATAATCATTTATATTATTTATTTTAATATCATCTTTCCCTAAATCTAGAATATTATTTAAATAATCTAAAAAATGAATTTTCCAATTTTTATTTGTCAAATTAATAATATTATTAATATTGTTATCTTTACTTATTAATTTCCATATATCCCAATTACCTGATGTTTTACTATACAAAAATTTATACTTAAATGTTTTGTGGTTATCTGTAATAACTAATATTATATATGGTGTAATATTTTTTACATATAATGGAAATAATATCTTTAATGGTTCAATGACATTATTTTGCAAATCAATATTTATAGTAAAAGAAAGTGTATTACGATGAGGATTTATTATCCAATCTCTGCTATAACTATTTATTATTAAAGTTTTTTTATTAATGTTAGTATTAATATTACTATTTATTGTAGTTAAAACTTTCTCTATAATTTCCGGAATTACATTCATATTAGTATCCATATTATTTCGTGATGTTGCTTCTATATCATTTTCAATATTTACAAATACAGAATTTGATATAAGCCTGTTATTTTCATAATCTTTAACTCTAATAAGCAATTCTTCATTCGTTATCTCCTTCTTACTATTATATTCTTCATTATTTAAATCAACATTATTTCCTGTATTTTCTACTGGTGTATTATTATTATTTGCTAATAAAGGATTATCTGTAATATTATTATTTGCTATATTGATACTATCAATATTTTTATTTACATACTCTTTCATTTTTGCCAAAGTTATTGTATTTAATTCCATTAATTTTATTGTATTATTCATTAATATGGCATCTTTGCTCATAGATGTTATTATTGAATTGATAATATTTATTAATATATCTGTATTCAAAGATAATTTATATTTGTCAGCTAACATTTTGTTAGATGCTTGAATTATTAAATTTCTATTTTTATCAGATTTAAAATCATCTATTACAGTCATTTATATTTATTTATTAATAATTGTAGTATTATTTTTGTTTAAGTGATTATTTTCAAATTTTTTTTATTGATATACGCATCAATATTTGGGCGATATAAATAATTGCGACTTATATTCATATTATCGTCAGTGATACTCTTATCATTTGTAATACATTTAATAAAATCATTATCTTTGTATGGATTTGGTAAATTTAATTTTTTATATTTTAAAATACAGTTTAACCACCTTATTTGATGAGTCATAGAAAACATACCACATTCCGTATTTTTTTTTTGATGTTTTAGTGTATTATATGTTATTCTAAATTTATTATTTGGATATATTACAAGCAGGCGCCTCTTTATATTATTAATAAATTTTTTAACATATGAAGGAATACTAATCGCATTACTATCATAATAATGGGCTCCATAGCATTTATTACGCGGGTCTATTATAATAAACGTGGATGTCCAATGAGACCCCCTTTGATTATGCTTATCAAGATTAGTAATTAATCCTAAGTGTTTAATATTCTTATTAATATATTTTTTAATATCAAGCGAGCATATTTGGCTATAAAGACATCTACCAAACTTATCTTCTTCTGAGAAATCTATTGGGAAAACACCTAAAAACGCATATTTATAATCTTTACATTTATCATATTGTTTCATAACATCTTCTATATCATAATTACTTAACCATTCTCTACTATTTTTATACCATTCTATTGGCATTTCAGGTCGCAATTCTTCATTCTCAATCGTTTTAATTATCTCCTTTGTTTTTGTGTTATTTGTTATTTTAGATATAGCACCCGGCCAACACCAATATTGCTTATCATCGCATATTGGCTTTATCTTGTTATTCAATAGTTGTGATAATTTTGATACTTTATCGGTTTTCTTATATTTTATTTTATCGGTTTTATATTTATTCCATGTATCTATTAAATATATTAATGATGCTTTTGAAAATATATAGGGGTTTTTCGTATTTTTAGGACTATTATATTTAAAATTTTCCTTATTCATTTATGATATATATTTATCTACATAATATATAGAAAGTTATTTATAATTAATAAAAATAAAAATGTATAAAAATAAAAATTGATATATATATAAGTATATTAAAATATTAAACAATGGGTATAAATGATGATTTACGCTCATTTATAAATAAATATAAGGTTGAGAAAGGTAAGCCATATACAAATACTAGCATAGGATATCCAAAAGTATCTATATGCGTCCCTAATGAAAATTATGAAGATTTTACTAATATTTACAGTTTAGCTCTCACAAATGGTCTACCCTTATATTTTACAGAAAAACCAACAGAGCCTAGTTCGCTTCGCGTTGATATAGATTTCCGTTTTACGATGCCTGATGAAAAGTCGGGTATTTATAATTCCCATGACTCTAATTCTTCATTAAATAGTAAAAAAAAATATGACCGCGTTTATACAGTAGATAATATATTTATTATTGTAAATAATTATTTTAAAATTATAAACCAATATTTGAATGTTCCAGAAGAAGCAAATGTAGCATATGTTATGGAAAAACCAAATCCGGTTGAGTTTAGAAATAAACTTAAAGATGGTTTACATATTATATTTCCACATATTATTGTGAATAATAATGTTCATCACTTTATCAGACGAAAGATTTTAGATGTTGCGGTTGATATTTTTAAAGATTTACCAATATGTAATGATTATGATTCGATTGTTGACAAAGCAATTATAGATGTTAATTGTTGGCAAATGTATGGCTCGCGAAAACCTGATTGTGATACTTATCGTGTTTCAAGTATTTATAAATATATTAATAATGAAACTGTAAATACAGAATATACATTAAATGCGACTGATGAAATAAACTTTATTAAACTATTTTCTATGCGTAATTTTTCTAGTAATATTCAAAACTTTGTTAAGCCCGAATTTGATGTTGAAATAAGCCAATATAGTAAGCATATTTTACCTGCCATAGACCAGAAATTAAAGAGTAAATTGCAGAATAATATTTTTGGAAAATCATTAAATATGAATCGTACTTATATTTCAGACGATGAATTAAATTTTGCTAAAAAGTTAGTAGATTGTTTGTCATTTTCAAGAGCTGATAATTATACAGATTGGATTAATTTAGGATGGGTCTTGAGAAATATTGATTATAGACTTCTAGAAACGTGGATAGAGTTTTCAAAAATTAGTAGTGTTTATATTGAGGGCGAATGTCAGCAATTATGGGATAAAATGAGAAAGGATAACATGGGTATTGGAACTTTAAGATGGTGGGCAAAACAAGATAATTTAGTCAAGTATGTAAGTGTTCTTGACCAAAGCATAATTCCTGTAATAGATGTGAGTATAAACAGCGATGGGGCGCATTTTGACATCGCTTGTGTAGTGCACGCTATATTCAAAGAAGATTTTAAAGCGATTTCCAAAGATATCTGGTATAAATATGATAAACAGAAGCATCGTTGGGTTCGCGCAAGAGAAGGTTTAGACCTTCGGAAAATCTTAAGCACAGACATTTGCAAAAAATTTATGGAGCGTTCCAATTATTATAATGAGTATACAGATGACCCTACATTAAAAGCGATTAATGACGAGAGAAGTAAGAAATGCCTAAAGATTGCTACACGATTGAAGGACTCCCGCTTTAAGGACTCGATTATGAAAGAATGCCGAACTCTTTTCATAGATGAAAAGTTTGAAGAATTACTAGATAGTCGGTCTCATTTGATTGGTTTTGATAATGGAGTTTATGATTTAAAGATGCATATGTTTCGTGATGGTATGCCTGATGATTATATTCTTCTTAGTACAAAAGTCAATTATATTAATTACAATAGCGAATTACCAGAAGTAACTGAAATTAACGAGTTTTTCTCTAAATTATTTACCAATAAAAATTTGAGAAATTATGTTATGGATGTATTAGCATGTATTATAGATGGTAGTATCGCACAAGAGCGTTTCTATATATTTACTGGCCAGGGTAGCAATGGTAAATCACGTTTGTTAGATTTAATTCAAAAGTCTATTGGTGAATATTATTGTATATTGCCAATTGCTCTTTTAACGCAAAAAAGAGCTGCTAGTAACGCGGCACAAAGTGAATTAGAAAGAACGAAAGGAAGGCGATTTGCTGTAATGCAAGAGCCTAGCGAAAATGACAGGCTTAATATCGGATTAATGAAAGAGCTGTCTGGACAAGATAGAATATTAGTTAGAACTCTATTTAAGGAACCTTATGAATTTAAGCCACAATTTAAAATGATTTTAACATGTAATGAACTTCCTGAAATACCCAGTGATGATGGAGGGACATGGAGACGTATTAAAGTATGCAATTTTTCAAGTAAATTCACAGAAACACCTGATATAAATAAACCCACCGAATTTTATATGGATATGGAATTAACAGATAAGTTTGAAAGATGGAAAGAAGTCTTTATAAGTTTATTGATTGATAGACATAAGCACATTAATCCTATGGCAATTTCAGAACCTAGTGAAGTTCGTGTTGCTACTGAAAGTTATAAGCAAAATAATGATATTATTGGACAATTTATTAATGAAAGAATTATTATTGATCCGCAAATTAAAGAGCCACGTATTACAATCGCAAAATTATACACAGACTTCAGGCTATGGAGTATATCTAATGTTGTTAAAGGTAAGAAATGCCCTGACCGTAATCAGCTTAAAGCATATGTAGAAAAAATATTAAATAAACCTTATGAAGTTAAGGGATGGAATGGAATAGCATATAAACAAGATGAAGAAGACGATGAAGATTAAAAGTAATGTATAATAGTATTTATATCTTATTATAGTATGTTTTAGGTTTTTTTAGGTTTTTTTAGGTTTTTTTAGGTTTTTTTTAGGTTTTTTTAGGTTTTTTTAGGTTTTTTTAGACTTTCTAGGTTTCCTAGGTTTCCTAGATTTTCTAGGTTTCCTAGGTTTTCCTTTTTTGCCTCCTGATGTTGAACTTATTAAATGTACTATTTTACTATGTATTTCTGGGTATTTAATACTAAGATAAGCATCAATCATCTTTTTGAATATTTTAAAAATTTTATTATAATCTTTTTGTGTTGCATTATTAAGCTCAATAAATTTTTTAAGTTCAGTATTAAATTTTTCTGGACATCCAGCAAACCAACATAGTGATTTAACAGTTCCTGCACGGCTTGCTATTTTTTCTAAAAATTCTTCTAATGTTGTATAAGAAATTGCAATTCCTAATGTAATAACTCTGATAGTATATGTTGATGTCTTTTTATTTGACGCTGCTAATTCAGTAAATGAAAGTTCTTTTTTCTTCTTATTATTATCAAGTATATTTTCTGCTAGAAAATTTAAAATGTTGTTTAATTCATTAAAATTTAATTCTGATTGATCAACCACATTAGTTGGTGCAATTATGATAGGTTGATTATTAGCGCTTGCTTGCTCATTTGCTTTTTCTTGTTCAATAGCATTAATTTGCTCTGTATAACCAATCGCATTATGTAGTTCTATTGTCAGATTTTTTATTATATCTCCAAATTGATTCATAATATTAGCATCAGCTGTAACGCTATTTTCTACATCATTTACATGTTCAACTACATTTTCAACCATATGTATCATTTCATTTTCTAATACTTCTAACTTGGTATCTTCTAGTTTTTCTTGTAAATCTTCATTATTTGAATTTTTTTTGGATTTACGTTTGAAACTTTTAACATATTCAATAGCACTACTAATCGCTTTTTTAATACTATTTTTAACTGTTGGCTTTGGTGAGCCATTTGTAGTTTTGCCATTTGTAGTTTTTTTAGGTGCTATTTTTTTAGGGGGTTCTTTTTCTTTATTATGATAACCAGAACGCTTATTTTTTTTTAATTTTGGTGGAGGCGGATACTCAAAATTCATATGTTTATCTATATAATAAAAAGAATTTAATAATTATTCTAATTATTTTTATAATCTTCTATCTCTCTCATCCCCCCTTGTATAAATTATAAAAAAATGATAGCACTATATTATTTTTAAATATATAGCAAATATGCCAAAACTTATTTGGAAAACAGATGATGAATCCCAATTTAATCTGTTTAAGTTTTATGATGGTATTATGCCAAGCGATAATAATGGTTCTTATTATTCTTTTGTGTTTAAAATGATTGAATTAATGAACCAAGAGGCTAAAATTATTTTTGCTAATTATACTTTTACTGATAATTTTTGGGAAGTATTAGATGATGATAAAATTGATATTATATATAATAAAGTTATTTTAGATGCTGTAAATAAACTTTCTTTTGAAGAATGTTATAACCATCTTTGGTGTTTATTAGGTAGTTGGAGAGATGTTGAAGATAAGGAATTATTTACAATTCAAAAACTTAAACAAATTAATGAATTAAAATTCAAAATTCAAAAACTTAGAATAATAAGATTAAAATTATTTTATGCTATATGTGATTATATTGATTGTGTATATTATTGTTATAATATAGAATATTTTACAGGAGAAAAGTTAGGTGAAAATAATATTGTTAAAAATGTTGATACTGAACTTGAAAAAGCAGATATTCAATCTACAATTGTAAAAAATAATAATTATAATCTAGAAGAAAATATAAATAAATCACCATTGCAAGTATATTATAAAATATTATTGAAAGATAATGCTAATAATATAGCAAAATGTATATATGAAAAGATAAGCAATATTAGAAGCGCTAATAGGGATTGGTTAGTTAAAAGCACTAATGGATATATATTTAATCACTTAGAATTGCCATTATATGAAAAAGAAGATTTAGAGAAGGTAATATATGAATATGGTTTTCAAAAAGCAATTGAAAAGTTTATAACAAATAAAAAATATTATGATCGTATTATATATATTATTGACTATGATGTATCAAAAATATATATAGGCATTGCTTATTATATAATTAGAGAATCTTTTGAATATATGTCGTTTTTTAGGAGTAGTTTATAATATTATAATGAATAAATATGTTATAATTTTAAAAGAATATTATAAAAATTGATTTAATTTGTTGAATTTATTTTAACAAGCAACCCAGCAAAAGCAAAAGCAAACGCAAAAGCAACTTCTGTCAAATCAATAACAAAGCGGTTATATTGAATATATAGTATTGCCAACATATCATGGCAGCAATTTTCGGTTTGTTCCTTTTCGCTATCTCCCTCATCATCATTTCAGCTAATGTGATGGCATGGATTATGTCTTTCTTCTATGAAACACGCAAAGACTATGATGATATGTATGTTAATCCATACAGACTTGTTCCTCGTCAAGAAGCTGAAAGCTATAAACGCTATGAAAGACGTGAGTATCAAGATAGTTTGAAGAACCGTAGAAAATCTAAGTAAATATTACTAATTGTATAGAAAAGTAGTAAATAATTGTTAGAGTTTTTAGTTAGGATAAAAAATATTTAAAAATTTAAAAAAAAGCTTTATATTTTTATATTTTTTATTATATCATAAGAATAAATATGTAATATTTTTTTACAATTATAATAAATATTGATTGTCTTATATAAATTTATTATGATAAGCAAAACTGAATAAACATACAGAAGAAGCAGACCAAACAAGCAAACTGAACAATGAATACCAATTTAAATTATAGTCATATTGAATATGAGATTGCCGATATCTCTAAAATCATAAACAAACAACAACAGTATGTCAAAGGATTGATAAATCAGCGTATTAATAAAGCATACCAGTATGATGATTATGTAAAAGGGCAACAGCTAATGCTTAATAGAATGATGAAGCAAAAAAATGAACTTGAAAATAAATTACAATGTGTTCATGAAAAAAGATATAAAGAATTTAGTAAAAGCAATGCTTTCGCAGGAGTAAATGATGTTATGAATATTGCTTTTCAATATGCGCACCCAAAAGATAACCTCACAAATAAGTATGTAGTTGAAAAACGCATAAGAAGCGCGAGAAGTCATTCGCCTAGTCGTATCATCAATGATAATAATGACACAGATATTGTTAGGGTATATAAAAAAGATAGAGTTGAAGTATTTCTTGATTTCATAATAAGAAATCTTAAAATATTAAAATTTATATGTGTGATTGCTTTTATTATTATTAAGTTTGTATATATTTTATCTTACATATACTACAAGATATATATCAATTTGATAGTATAAACACTTAGATATCAGTAGGATTAGAAATATATTGAATCCAAACTTCTTTTGAATAATTAGATTTTTTTAGGTTTAGATAAAAACCTAGTTCAACAGCTTGTTCATAAAATCCTCTATTTTGCGCTAGTTGATTATCACTATATAAATTATTGATACCTTTAAGAGATATGCGATGATTAATTTCGTCAATATTCTCTATAAATTGTTGAAGAATATCATCAGTAATAATTAAATTATTTTTATTTACAGAGTATTTTGCTAAGAAGTTTTCTAATATAGGCTTATTTGTATTTAGGAGATTAAATACCTCCTTTTTATTTATTTTAGGTTGCCTGCTTATTTCACACTTATTTGACAATATGGCTTTCCCCTTAAATCTTTTCACACTACAAAGCTTATCATGAAATGCCATGACATTTACATCAACAATAATTGGTTCTTTAAAGGGTAAATGATTGTTAATTTTTGTATATAATTCAATACTCCGCTGAACGTTAATAGTCTCGCAGTCTAATACAACATAAATCCATACATATACATTAAATTCACAATTAAATAGTTTATCATGTTCTGTAATATATTTACATATTGCTCCGTGTCTATGGTTTCCATTAATAATCTTAATGTTTTTATCTTGGATATTGGCATTAGGATCATATATGGCATCTATTGTGAAAGCAATATCATACCCATCAACAATAGATGTATATAATTCGTCTATTTTAGATTGTTCTAGTTCCCTATTAAATACAATAGGGCATGCGTAAGCCATCAACTCCCTAAAACTAATTTTTATTAAATACTTGTCGTCACCTATCTTATCAATGACTTTGTCAAGAATATTAAAGTATTGTAAAGGAATATTATGGACTTGTTCCGTGTTATCATTATTCTTATCATTTAACTTGTCAAATTGAACCTTTATTGCGACATCATCATCATTATAAGTCATCCTCTATTACAATATTGATATACTATATTATGCTATGTTTATCAATTTTTATTTTTCCAGTAATATAAATATATAAGCAAATAGCGAAGATATTATTAACCCCAATATCTCAATAGCGATATGATAAGGAAATACATAAGTTTCCATCATAGAACCACAATTGTATTTTTCATTAAAGAAAAGCACTATGATGACCACAAATAACATTAGCAATATTGGCAGTAATTTCTTAACAACCACTGGTAATTTAACATTCCATAGCCCTGTTATAAGTACAATAACCCATATATTTATTCCAGATACAGCATTATACACGGTTCCTATGTAATTATATAATATGTAAATGTCTAGCATAATTACCGCAAATATTATAGGTATATTAGGAGGTTTTCCACTAATAAATGATATTGCTGTTATAAGAGCAAATATTATAATATATGTAATTGCGTGGATAATATATACGTGTATTAAACTGTATTCATTATCATTCCAAAACATGTGAGAATATGCGTGGTATGCTTGGAATATAAATAAGGATAGTATAAAAAACTGTATTTCTAGATTCTTAGCGAATGATAATAAATAGAGCAGTAAGATACACGACAAAATATTAATAGAAGCAGAATAGGGTTGATCTACAATTTCACCTCTAACTTCGCATGTATTGAAAGGAAATGGCTTTTGATTTTTTTGCTCTTCCATCTTTATTATAATAATATACTTTTGTAAATTATTATTTATTATAAATTATACAAATATTATAAATATTATAAATATTATAAATATAAAGTATCCATTTGTTAGCAGTTACAGATTTGTACCACTAGGATTAGGGATATCATTAAATGTATTAAAACTGTTTAAAGGATATTTTGTTTCATAGTAGGCGACCTTGCCATTATCTATATCATTAACAACATCTAAAAAGTTGAGTTCTTTATATTTTTCACCCTTACTTTTTATTATATTTTTTAGTTTATTCTTGACGATGGAAGTATCAACCAAGAATATACATTGGTCGTGAAATCCCATTTCTACACATACATCTCTTCTATATCCAAATCCTTTCACAGTATCCTTATCTTTATCTATAATTAAATATGCGTAAGGGTCTTCCACATATACAGTAGGTATTAGAAAATCATTTCCATATTGTAAATTATACATCTCCTCAAATATTCTAGCATCATCTATTATAATATCACTCCATATTACAAAGATCTTCTTAGTTATCTTATAGCCTTCACTTTCTAATAACTGATACAATGTTTCGCCATTTCCTTTAGGATAACTTTGAGAATTATCAAGCGAATCAAAATACAAGAAGTGAATATTTGAATAAATGACACTTCTCTCATACTTTTGAAAGTCATTTTTGTAATAATTATTACAACATACATATATGTTGTTCGCAAATGGTCTTATTTTTTCTAAAATGTTTGTTAGAACAATATTACCATCTACTTCAATAAGACATTTAGGATACTTTACCCCCATCCTTTCATTTATACCTCCTGCTATTATACAGATGTCATACTTTTTATTCATTATTAGGGATTTAATAAATAAGTTGGTGGTATTGATAGTATCAACATGTAAATATTTTATATTATCTGTTACAGCATTGTAGTCTATATCATTACAGTCTGTGATATATGTGTAATTACCATCAAAGAACCTCTTATTTGTGAATAAGGCTCTTTTAGATAACCCTCGTTTTATAATTTCAATAGTTGTCTTGCCCGTTTTTATGAGTTCATATTTGGTATCGGTATTCAAAATATTTTTATTAATATTCTCTATTATTTCATCCCTATTAGTTAAGGGTTTTATTGATATGGATACATTTTTCATGTTATTTATTTGTAGATTATCTGGCGTTTCCTGAATGTCCCTTATCATCCTAATAATTGTATTTTGTATAAAACCAATATCTTCGTCATTTAATATATAATTTATATTTACATACTTACACTCTTTATTATGAGTCTCGTGTTCTCTACAAGTTCCTCTGTTCTCTACATTGCCAATATTTGAGAAAATAACACAATCTCTTATATCAGGCGATATGTTAGTTATACAATTGTTACTTGCTATTATTTTATTTTCAATATCTCCAATTGATTCTATATTATCGGCAGATATGTTTAGATACTCTGCGTCATATAATGTATAATCATAATCAAATATATATGTTTTATTATAATATTTGTGAAAATAATCTTCAAATATATATTTCCATAACACAAAACCGTCGTGAGTAAGTAGGTTATTACATGTATTATTAACAACTAACTTAGGTATATTGATGTAGTTATACAAGTTAGACGATGATTGAATTGTAGGGAATAGTTTTGGATTCATGTCAGGTGATATTATAATCTTCACATCCTGCTCTTTTAATGATATATATTCGTTGATTTTATCTAAAAGTTCATCCCCAGTATAATTAACAATATCGTTATCGTAATCACAGTTTAATACAAGATATTTTAGTGCTTTTGATTGTTTTAAAGTATCCGCAAACAGTACTGTTTTATACGTGGGTATTAAACTGCTAAATTGGGTACCGCAAGATAACACAATCAAATCGCTATTAAGTAATAAATCTTGTGTAGCTTCATCTAATACAGGTAATTCATCGTTATCTACAAAGGATACATCTACTATTTTATCAGTAATGTCGTCAAAATCTACAATAGATACCTCGTCTAATAACACCTTGTTATTTGCTGTAATGCCATTTAATATTAGGTTAGCGTGTGAATTAACATATATATTATTTTTTAATCCAAATACTTTCTTAATAATATTACACACTGTTATCATATTTGAATCATATTGATGTAATAACGCACAGTAAATTAGGTTCATATAATTAAAGTCGTCATAATGTATTTGGGTTGATTGTTCTAACGCAAAAAAATATTCGGTATTCTTTATCAAAAATCTCCTTATATCATCTTCAATATCCAGTTCATTTATTAACTTCAATAAATAGATGCTTGGCTTTTCAAGAGTATTTGTATTCGTAAATCTATATGTTAGAAGTTTATAGGTATCATTATTACCATATATTAGGTTGTATTCTAGCACTTGATTCTTCCGAAAGTCTGATATTCCTAATGTGTTTTTAAATAATCTTCTTAAAATCCCTGTTGATTTACCATCATCATATCCGTTTATTATTATATTAATGCCAATGTGTCTATTGATTTGATAAAGACCTCTTTGTATATTCTCGCTCCCAGAGCCTCCTGTAATTAATGTTATCTTCATTAAATATTATAATAATAACATATATACCCTTTAAGTCTTTTAAGATATACATATCCTCCCACCATTTGCGTATTGTCATCATAGTAAAAATACGCTTAAAATTGAATATTCTAAAATATTTATCAATCTTGGTAATGTACTATGTAAAACAAAAAAGATGAAAAATTTGCGCAAATTAATATAAAGTTTTTTATTACTTATATATATAGTATAAAATGTCGCGACAAGTTTTATTGTTGTCTGAAAGCCCAACCGCATATATAATACGACGAAAGATTTCGCAAAAAATCAATTTAATACGTGACCATGTCTATTTACTTAAATATTGGCTATGTGGAAATTTGCCTTTTCTAGAATATTATATATAACCAATAAAGCGGAATATCCATATTTTATTATAAATATTAATATTGTTTAATATATTCTTATATTAGATATATGTCAAAATTACAATCAAAACAAGAAGAATATGCTAAAAATCAAAGAGCAGATATAATATAATAGAGTAATAACAAATAAACCTAGAACTCCAAAATCACCTACTGCTCCTAGAACTCCTAGCGTTCAAAAAGACAAAAATCTCACTGATAACTCAATGATTAAGCTTTCGATTAATGATTATGACAGAATATGTAAAGACAAAGATGATACACATACACAAAATACGGCAATATTATTAAATATAAGTGTAAGTAAACTAAACGCAATTTGTAAAAATACAGATAGTTTCAGAGAATATATAGATTCATTACCTATCACAAAAAAAGAAAAAGATAAGGTAAAGAATTCCCCAATTAAAGATTTACCACCAAAGTTGCTAAACAGTATGAATGCGAAAGCAAAATCATTATTAGATATACCTGATCATTTATTCGAACGTATTATACATGATGATTTAAAACCTTTATTAAAATATAATTTAAGAGAATTTAATACATTTATACTTATCAGGTGGTTTCTTCATTATGTATATATCTATATAGTATATATTTATATATTCTTATATGGTTTTCAAAAAAATAAAAATTGATATAAGTTACTTATAACTCTTAATTATAAGTTATTATGGAAAAGTATCATTTATATACAAAAACTATTGATTTTCTATTATCTGTTAGATATAATAATAATAATGATATGTTTGCAAACATTTTATATGATATGAGTAATAGTGATAAATATAAAGAGATAAAATATAGTATATTTATTATATATCAAAATTATGAAAATCGTTGTGCTAACTTTTCAAAAAGAAACATAGAAGTACAAATAGAAAACATATTATTAAGAGAAATCGGAATTATATTTTGTAAAGAAATTATAGGTGCTAATTAATTTCTTTCAACTTATTCTTCTTCTTTAGATATGCAGTTCTTCTGTATTCTTTTAATTTTTCAGGGTTATCCTCTTTTAATTTTTTAAGATAGTTTGCCCCACCTTCTTTTACTCTTTCTTTATTTTTTTCATAATATCGTTTATGTGTATTACCATAAGTATATTTCTTTAATTGTTCTTTTAATTCTATAATTTCAGTTTTAAGATTTTCATTTTCTTCTATCAGTTTAGTAATATCCATAATGTTATATATATTATGTGATTTATTTTTAAATACATTTATATAGTAAGAGAATGTAAAACAACATAAAAAATAAATATTTTTGTCTCATTTTTCTTTTCGGTTGGTGTAATAAACCAGAAGAGAATACAAAATATATAGAAAAAGAGATTATTACAGATGAATTAAGAAGTAAAAAAATAGTTTGTGTTGATCCTGGTTGTAGTGATTTAATTTATTGTGGTAGCAAAGATAATGATGGTAATTTAGAAACATTTAGATATACTCAAAATCAAAGAAGAGTGGAAACAAGAACAAAAAAATATAATAAGATTATTGAAGAAGTTAATAATACAACTTTTATAAATGGAAAAAATATTAAAGAAATTGAGAGCGTTTTAAGTAGTCATAATAAAAAAACTTGTAATTATGAAAAGTTTAAGAATTACTTGATTGAAAAAAATAAATTAAACTTATTACTATTTTCTCATTATGAAAAGACCTTTTTTAGAAAGTTCAAATTAAACAGGTTTATCAATACTCAAAAAAGCGAGAGTAAAATGATAAAGAACTTTACTAAAAAGTTTGGAGAACCGAATGATGTAGTATTTATAATGGGTGATTATGATAAGGGTAGTAGTAATATAGGAGGGTTAGAACCTACAATTTGTAAAAAGTTTAGAAAAATATTTAAGAATGCTGGATTTAGAACCTATTTAGTGAATGAGTTTAGGACATCTAAACTATGCAATTGTTGCAATCGCGAGATATCACCCTTTATGATAAGGCAAAGTCATAAACCAAATGATATAAAAGTTAATAAAAAAATAACTATTAATGGATTACTTTCTCATCAAGAGGATAAGCAGAAATGCGAGATAATTCATAATAGAGATAAGAACGCCGTTCAAAATATGTTAAATATTGTAAAGAGTATATTTACAATAGGAAGAAGACCTGACATATTTACGAGAATTCATACATAGTACACGCTATGTAATAATCAAATTTTTACTACTTATAGATATTTATTTTGCTGTTAAATCGGCATTTTAAATGTCCAAAGGTGTAAAACGTAACCCTGATAAAATAGTATGGTCTATTTTCTCTCAAAATCCAATAGCTGCTAAATTATTAAAAGTAAATCCTAAAGATGGTGAAATATTAAAAGACAGAATAGAATTTGAAGATACTTTGACAAAGAAAAAGTATAATGAAATATCTACTTATAATAAATTACATTGGCATTATTTATCTAAAAACCCTTCAATATTTCATATTAATTAGATTTACTAAATAATATTATAATATATTATTAAAAAGATGAAATATTTTGATGCGTTAAAGATATATAATCAAGGAAAATCTGCTTGGTGTTCTCCGCGTAAAGATACTGTTGATTATAAAGCGGTAATAGCAATTATGAAAAAAACACCAGAAACTCCATCAAAAAAAATTTCACCAAAATCTTCTAAGTCTTCTTTATCAAAGAAGGCTGACATTGTTTTAAAGAAACCACCATCTAAGTCTCTCCTATTTAAAAACGCAAATATTATTCAACGTTTTTTGAAAAACAAATTAATTCTTATTAAATATAATTTAGATACACGCATTCAACGTTATAATTTAATTAAAAAGCGTTTGGCTGATATTAAATCAAATAAATGCCTTACAAAAAAGATATTTAATAATAAGCAAGGTTATACAATTGACGGTATTGTTAATTTAGAAAAGAAGATAGGAAGTGATAGTGTCAATGCTTCTATATATCTAACAAGTATACCTTATCTGCGATGGTCTTATCCAATCGCAAGTAAATTAATGAAAGTTACTGCGAATAATGAAAGCGAAACCAAAATGAATGAGTGGATTACTGAAAATCTTATTTTAAAAAAGCAATCTAAACATTTTATAATAATGTACAAGACCACAAAATGTTCTCCATCAGAAGGAACAGCAAATAAACTACTTACAGGAGAGCGATTAGTTAATTATAATGAGCTATGTGATGGTGATTTAAGCTCTTTAATGAAAACGGACGCAAGGAATGACAATATGCTTATGATTAATATGGCATATCAAATATTAATTGCAATTGCGACATATCATAATAGAGTAGGGTATTGCCATGGTGATTGTCATCATGGAAACTTCTTATATCAATTAAATACCGAACATAGTGACACTGCTTATTATCATTATGTCTATAATGGGTTAGACTTTTATATTAAAAGTTGTAAGTATAATATGTGTATATTTGACTTTGGAACAAGCGTACCTATATGGAAATCTGATGACCAATTTATTTATAGTGATTACCATAGAATACTTCATGGATTTGTAAGCAGTAAAACAAATGGATGGATTGAAGGAGATGTGATTGCGCAAGTAAATGCTAATATGTTTATGATTATGACAAAAATACAAAGAATAATGATAAGTTTACTTAAGAATAAAGACTCTGATATGTTTCAAGCTATTATAGATAATGTTTTTAAAGTGTTTAGACCTGAAAATGGGATTTTCACAACAAATAAACCAGCAAAAATATTAAACAAAATACCTTTTATAATCAACAAAGTTCAATTATATCCTGAAATTAACTTTAAAAATGCTTAGTAAAACCCATATAATATCCTAAGCATACCTAGCTGAATAAAAGCGAGGGATAATAGCATCGCATGTTTTATTAATTGTAAAACCACAAAAGAAAGAATTATATTCAAACCATTCACGTAAATCATCAAGATCATTCATAAATTCTAAATTATATGCCTGATACAACTGATTATACATATTTAATATATTAAATATACATATTGTAAAATTATATGTATCTAATATATTAATATATATATCAACATATGATGTAAATATATATGTATCCTTGTATTCTATTCGTATTTTATTGCTACATAATTCAATCCCTTTAATATTAGGATATTTATCAGCATAATTACACAGAAAAATGGCTGTATATTCCTCAAATATTTTTTTAACACTTATATAATTTGTAGTAGGCAATATATATTGTATTGGATATATTATGAAATCTAAGTATTTTATAGTAGAATATGCGCTATTATATTTAATCATCTTTGTTTTATTTAGTTGCAAAAAATCAATTTCATTGTCTGCGTAATATAGAAAATATTTATAATAAAGGTCTCCTAAATCTTTTTTATAACATAGAATAATACTCCAAATAGCACGAATTTTATATGTGTTAAAATGGTTGCTCTTAATATATTCTACTAATTTGTTATAATTATCTAGAACATCTCTATTGTCGCGTATAAGATTTAATGTATCATTAAATACATTCTTAAATATTAAGCATTGAATATCCTCAGGTAACTCATATAAATAATTTTTATTAAATGTTCGCATTATTTAATTATTTTCTTAATAATATAGGGTTTAATTATTTTAATCATTTTTTTTGATATAATATATGTGTTATCATATATTTATAATGTAATTCTCTAACGTAATTCCATTTGTTGTTCAGCGACAGCTAATAATAATTTTTTATATACAAAATCCTCCCTCATTTGAGGAGTGTATATTTTATCAGCAGTATCAGGAGGAAATCCATAAATGTCTAATTGATTAAAACAAGTATGCGCCTCAGGTAAATTTTCTACATTTATACGCCAGCCATATTTATAAAATATTTTATAGTCTATACCTTCATAATAACGATTTATGGCAGTCCAAAATCGTAGTAATTTTTTAATAAACTCAAAATGAACTTTTTCTGTATCTCCTTGTCTTCGTCGTGTAATAATATTTGATATGTATCCTTTCATCTCATTTACTTTTTCATTTTTTTCTTCTTCTGTTAGCTTTGCGTTAGGATCATAAGATGGGTCAGATTCAGGTACCGTACTTACCTCAATCTTTAACACAAATTTATTTGCGAGTTTATTTAATATCGCATAAGTTAAAGGTTCATTTGTAATTAAAAGGTTTAGTTGCTCTATTGTTACCTTTTTTTTATATAAGAATTTTCTAATTTCATTACCAAACCCAGCAAATAATGAATCATATCTTCTTTTCATATTTTTGGATGAGTTAACTTCTTCTTTCCCAAAACAATTCTTTGTAATAGCGTGTTTTGATTGTTGAAGAAGAAACTTAATACAATTTTCTTTATTTATTTTTGCTCCTGAGTTTCCTGTTGATCTACTAATATTATAGGTGTCATTAAAAGACATGAAAACAGAATCTATATCATCTATATCTCGGTTGCTAATCATATTTATATAATAGACAGCGTTATTAAACTCTTTAAAGTAAAAATAAAGTATATCATAATAATCTATGTCATTTGGTTGCTTTATAAATCCTGTTAATATATAGTCTGAAAATTGTTGTGGCAATCCTATATCTTGATTATAAAATGTAATACCTAATAGTTTTCCTATTACATAATATATATATTCATATTCTCTCTCTGTTTTAAACTCTGTAATAGAAGTATGATTTTGTTTATATGCTTCTATTACCTTTCTAAACTTTTCATCAGGAACAAAGTTGGGGTTTACATAGTATTTATTCCCTATATTATCTTTTGGACAAATAAAAGGTCTTGTAAGATGTTCATCATCACAAAACAGTTCTTCAAATAGATTTGTAAAAAAATCACGCTTTGGCCCACCAGCATCAATAGCTTCTTTTTTAATTTCATTTAATTCATCATCTATTTCATAAATATACACATAAAAAGCATTAATATTCTGTATAAATATATCCCTTAACTCCTCTCTATATGTTTTACCCTTTATATTTTCATACTCTATTAATATAGATGCAAGAGCGCTATCTTGATAATAATTTATTTTATATTGTCCATTTTGTGTATCAATAGGTTGGAAGTAATCTTCAATAAAATTTTTGAGTTCATCTATACATATAGACGAAGGTTTATTTGCTTGCTTACATTTTTCAATCATTTTGTCTTTAAATTTCTTATATTTCTTTCCTTCTTCATTTGTTTCATCATCATATATTTTTTTTATGGCATTACAAACGGTACTATTAATTATGTCTATATCTAACCCTTTGCTAGTAGAGTGTTTTAAATACTTCGTGATTGTTAAATAGTATTCTGAAATTTTTAAAATCGCATCTCTGAATTTTATTCCTTTGGAGGTAATATTAATAGGAGTAATATTAAAATCATATAATAATGCTTGTTCAAATATCACATTATATTCTTCACTGTCAATAGGAAATATTATATTAGGGTCCTTCGGGTCTCTATTTGGTTGTCGTGCCCAACGCAAGCAATCAGCAACAGTATAGTATTTATAAACTATATGCTCTTCATCTCTCTTTTTTATTACAATTTTACTACTATGTGTTTTTGGTTTTACATAGGAAGATATCGCACTTTTCTCAATAACAGGTTTATAGTAATATGTAAATTTAATATATCTATTCTTAGCTATTGTAGTAGTAATACCAAAGTTTTTTAAGTCTTCATTGCTAAATGAAACACGCGATGGTAGTACATTACCTTTACTTGCTAATTTTAAAAAAGCTTTTTTTAATTTTTTATTAATTATTTCAACACCTTCTCTTTTAATACCTTCTTTATATCGTTCATTATTGATAATTTTCCATCTTAACCCAATATTATTTGCAGTTTTATTTTTATCAATTACTTGTATATAGTATGTTGATATTTCAATATAACTATTCTTTGTAATAGCTGTTGTAATACCAAACTTTGCTAATTCTTCCTTGTTGAATGAAACATAAAAAGGCAATTCACCATCTTGATTTGTTGATTTTAGAAAAGCTTCCATTATTTTTTTATTAATAACTTCAATACCTGTGGCTGGTTTCTTAATACCCACATTTTTCCATTTTAAACCTACTATATTATTAGTTGCTACTGTTGCAGTAGCTGTTATATTTTTCTTTGCTTTTTCCTTCGCATATTGTTCCTGCTTGTCCCTAATATATTTTTCTAATTGCTCTCTTGATTGTGGTTGCCCTCCCTCATCTTTCAATATATCTTCTATGGCCTCTGTAAGAGCCTCTATAATTTTATAACCACGCGAGGTTATCATTCGCGGTATTAATTTAGTATCATATTGATAACTCATACATAATAAGCGATTGTATATTGGCGAATCTATTTTAATAGATTTAAATGTTCGCGGGTTAATAATAGGCATAATTACCCAATCTTTACATTCTTTGTATGTAAAACCATTAAGAGGATTATCATCAGTTATAACTCTATCTTCTGGATAAGTATTAAAATATGCCTCTTCTAATGCGTCTATCGCATTGGTTAATTTGTTACCTATTAATAATCCCATTCCTTCTGGTAATCTAATTATTTTAGGTTCTTTGCTTGTTAATAATAACAATTTATAATAGTAGTTTTGATAATTGTTAAAACGTAAAGTAGTAATTAATGTTCTTACATCTACTTCTCTCTCTGCTACAAGTTCACGTGGTATTAGATCTTCAATAATATAGTAAATATATTTTATTGTTTTATTTTTAATATTAAAACGAAAGCTATAATTAGCATCAATATAATGAAATAATGTAAGTATTATCTTCTTTATTAATTCAAATTCAGCATTCTTGAAATATGTCTTTATATTAATATATGAAAAACATGTTATTTCCATATTTTTTGAAATCACAAATAAAGGATCTATAAGTTGTGCGTAGATATTATTAATAAAATGGTAAATAACACCTTCCGCAGTATCCAAATTATTACTCTCTATAATGTTTTTAACATAAGAAGCATCGCGATTTCCCCTATTTATATAGGAATGAACAGGTACTGTTAAACGTGCTCTTTGGCCTTCGGTCGCATCTTTTAAAATATTTTCTATTATAATTTTGATATCCGTATGAATTTTAGAAATAATTTCTCTTAAATTAGAGAAAAATGTTTTATTAACATCTTTTTTTGGTAGTAACCTTTTTTTATATTGATACTCCGCAATTAAATTTTTCTCTTCCTTATTCTCTAATTCTATATCTCTTAATTGTCTTCTTTCGGCTGAATTTAAACTTTTATAAGATGATGACAAAGATGATACTCCGTGAGAATTATTAGGTTTTATTGCTTGTCTAGCATCTTTTGCTGCTGCTTTGCGCATTGGTGTTAATGATGAAGCTATTTTTAATTTTCTATCAAAAGACTCAGTATCGTGAGTTAAAAACAATTCATCATTTTGTTTCATAAACTCTAAGCGGTATAAAACATTTTTAATAATATTATTCGCATTCCTATACAAGGTCTTATCATATTTATCATCTGGAATTGTATCTAAAATAGATGGAGTTGGCAACCCATATTGAATTGCGGTATATATTAATTCAACATACACAGCGCCAGCAATAGGTATTTTTTTGTTTGTTCGAGGATTTATCGTATGATTATTAGCCCATTGCTTACATTCATCATCATTGAATGGAGGTGTGATATATTCAATATATGCTGATAATTTGTCATTCAATGTATGTAATCGCAGAGTTTTGTTGCGCTGATATTCTTTAATTTGTTCCACAATTTTTGGTCTCAATGCTGAATTATAGAAACACTTTCTTTTAACTTTATTTAAGAAAGAGCGAGGATTATTTAAAGAATCTTCCATTAAAATATCCTTTCTATATTTTCGCGCAACATAATCATTATCATATGGCGAAATACTTGGATCTTTTATCCATAATAAACATTGCTCATCGTTTAATCTTAATGGCATTATTTAGAATATTCTAATATATATGTATATTATATATAAAATTATAATTACAAGGTCGAATTAAACAATAATTAACAATATCATATTATTGAATTCATAAGCAATATTGATGCTATTATAATTTTATATATATACTAAAAAAAATTTGTTGATTTATTAATGTAATTCCATTTCTTGTTCTCCTACTGCTAATTTAAATTTTTTATATATAAATTTCTCTCTCTCTTCGGGAGTATATATTTTATCAGATGTATCAGGAGGAAACCCATAAATGTCTAATGTATACACGCAAGTATGTGAACCAGGTAATTTATTTATATTTATTCCTTCCCCATATTTATAACATATTTTATAGGGTCTAGTTTTATCATCATAATAAGTCAAACCAGTCCAAAATCGCAGTAAATTTTTAACAAATTTAATGTGTTCTTCATCAGTTTCATCTTCTCTTTTTTGTGTAATAATATTTGACATATACCCTTTTATTTCATCTTCTCTTTCTTTTTTTTCAGCATCTGTCATTATCGCCCCAGTATAAATACCAACAAAAGAGTCTGATGTATACTTTACTTCTATATATACATCCATTTTACTTACAAGTTCTTGTAAAATTTCAATAGTTAATGTCTCATTTGTAATTAAAAGGCTTAATTGCTCTATTGTTACCTTTTTTTTATATAGGAATTTTCTTATTTCATTACTAAAACCACCAAATAATGAATCATATCTCTTTTTCATATTTTTTCCAGAATTAACTTCAAATTTATCTAAAAAGTTCTTTGTTATCACATGTTTTGATTGTTGAAGAATAAATTTAATAAAATTATTCTTAGTTATATTTTCACCGCTTGATTTTAGAGATGAACCTGATAATTTGCTAATAAGATATTTATCGTTGAACGATATACCAACATCTTCTATGCTTTTTATATATTCTTCACTAATCATACTTATATAACTGATTGCTGTATTAAACTCTCGTAAGTAAAAATATAGTATATCATAGTAATTTAGTTCATTTTTTTGATTTATTAATCCAGCTAATATATATGATGAAAGTTGGTGTGGTAATCCAATCATTTCATTAACTACTGTAAGACATAATAGTTTTCCTATTACAAAATATATATATTCATAATCACCCTCTTTATCAAATTCAATAATAGAACTATGATTTTTTTTATATGCTTCTATTACCTTTCTAAAATTTTCATCAGGTGCGAAGTTGGGATTAATACAGTATATATTTCCAATAATATCATCAGGGCTAATGAAAGGTCGTTCAAGATGTTCATCATCACAAAACAATTCTTCAAATAACTTTGTGAATAATTCACGCTTTGGTCCACCAGCATCAATTGCATCTTTTTTGCGTTCATTTAATTCATCGTCTAGTTCATATATATACACGTAAAATTTATTAAAATCATGTATAAATATATCTCTAAATTCTTCATTATATATTTTATTCTTAATACCTTCATAATATATTAATAAAGATGCTAAGGCAGAATCTTGATAATACTTAAATTTATATTCTTTTGCGTGTTTCTTATTTGATGGAAATTTTGTTTTGATTTCTTCTTTAAGATTAGTAATACACAAACTAGGTTCCTTATTATATTGTACACATTTTTTAATCATATTATCTTTGAATTTTTTATATTTTTTTCCTATTTCATCAGTTTCATCATTATCTATATTTCTAATAGCATTACACATTTTAGTATTAATTTCAGCAATATCTAAGCCATTGCTTGTAGAGCGTTTTAAATGGCTTGCAATATTTAAAAGTTTTCCTTTTGTTTTTATTACTGAATTCATAAATTTTATTCCTTTTGGAGTAATATTTATAGGCATAATATTATAATCATATAATATTGCTTGTTCAAATATCTCATTATATTCTTTGCTATCTGTTGTTAATAATATATCTCCTCTTTTTGGGTCTCTGTTTGGTTGATTTGCCCAACGCAAGCAATCAGCAACAGTATAGTATTTATGAATAAAATATTTAGAATTTCTATTTGTAATAATAACATTACTTTTTGGCTTTATTACAATATCACTAATACTCTTTTCAACAATAGGTTTATAGTAATATGTAAATTTAATATATCTATTCTTAGCTATTGAAGTAGTAATACCGAAATTCCATGATAAGTCATCTTTGCTAAATGTAACACGTGATGGTAGTACGTTACCTTTATTTTTACTTGCTAATTTCAACACCTTCTCTTTTAATTTTTTATTAATTATTTCAACACCTTTTCTTTTAATACGTTCTTTATCTCGTTCATTATTGATAATTTTCCATCTTAACCCAAGATTATTTGCGGTTTTATTTTTATCAATTACTTGTATATAGTATGTTGATATTTCAACATAACTATTTTTTGCAATATCTGTAATACCAAACTTTGCGAAGTCTTCTTCGCGAAATTCAACATAAAAAGGCAATTCACCATCTTGACTTGTTGATTTAAAGAATGCAGCTTTTAAATTTTTATCAATAATTTCAACACCCCCAGTAGGATGCTTGGTGCCCACATTTTTCCATTTTAACCCAATCTTATTAGGAACAATTCTCTTTTCTTCTTTTTTATTCACAAATTTTGCTTCTTCACTGATAATATAATTTTCTAATTGCTCTCTTGTTTGCGGTACTCTCTCTTCCCCGCCTTCATTTAATATATTCAGCATTATATTTGAAAGTGCCATTATAATTTCATAACCACGCATTGTTATCATTCGTGGTATTAATTTAGTATCATATTGATAACTCATACATAATAGGCGATTATACATAGGCGAATCTATTAAGATTCGCTTAAATGTTCGCGGGTTAATAATAGGCAAAATCACCCAATTTTTACATTCCTCATAAGTAAATCCATTCATAGGATTATCATCTGTTATAACACTATTTTCATCATAACTATTAAAATTAGGGTCGTCTAAATCAATTATCTCTTTTGTTAATTTTTTACCAATTAATAATCCCTGTCCTACGGGTAATCGCATTATTGCTGGTTTATCATTAGGTTCTTCGCTTGCTGTTATTAATATTGTATAATAGTAATTTTTATGTTCTTTAGGTGGATAGGTAAGATAATTTAATTTTTTATCTATAAAATCTTGCGGTATTTTATCTTCTACAAGATTTATAAAATATTGTTTTATTTTATTATTTTTTGCAAAGGAATAATTTTTTATAAAAGCTTCTAATTCACTTGTTATCTGCTTTATTATTTTACTATCCTTAAAATGAACTAGTTTATTACGAGCTGATAATAATCCTATTTCCATATGTGGATGAATAACTATTTGCGGATCCATAAGTTGTACATAGATATTATTAATAAAATTACTAATTATACCTTTGATAGTATCTAATTTATTATTCTTTAAAAAGTTATTTAGACTAGTCTCATTATATTTTTTCTTTAAATAAGAATTAATAGATCCTATTATGCGTGATTTAGCATTATCAGAAGTATCATCTTTTAAAATATTATTTATTAATTTATTTCCATTCATAACCTCATTTTGAAGATCTCCAAGAAACTGCTTAAAAGCATCAAAAATTGTTTTATCAATTTCTTTTTTTGGTAGAAGTCCTTTCTTATATTGATATTCTGCTGCTAATTTTTTCTCTTCCATATTCTCTAATTCCATATCCCTCATTAGTCTTCTTTCTACCAAGTTTAAACTTTTATTAGATGATGACGATGATACATCAAATGTATTCTTTGGTTTTGCGGCTGCTTTACGTATTGGTGTTAATGGTGAAGCTATTTTTAATTTTCTATCAAAAGATTCAACATTATGCGTTAGAAAATATTCATCATTTTGCTTCATAAAATCTAATCTGAACATAACATTTTTAATAATTTTTTTTGCTAGTGTATACAATGTCTTATCATGTATATCAGTAGGTATAGTATCTAAAATTGAAGGTGTTGGCAATCCATATTGTATTGTGGTGTATATTAATTCTATATACACAGAGCCAGCAATAGGTATTTGTGTGTTTAATCGTGGATTTATCGTATGATTGTTAGCCCATCGCATACATTCTTCTGGGGTGAATGGATCTAATGTATATTCAATAGTATCCGTTATTTTATCATTTAACGTATGTAATCTTAGAGTTCCCTTGCTCTGATATTCTTTAATTTGATCTACTAATTTTTGTCTCAACGCGGAATTATAAAAACACCTCCTTCTAACTCTATTTAAAAAAGATTTAGGATTTTTTAAACCATTAACAGCATCAACAGAATCATCATTATCATCATTATAGTCGATTAAAATATCCTTTCTGTATTTTCGCTGAACATAATCATTCTCATACGGGGAAATACTTGGATCTTTAATCCATAATAAACATTGCTCATCAGTTAATCTTACTGGCATTATTTAGAATATTCTAATATATATTTATAATTAAAAAAAATAATTGTTATTTAGATTATAGTAATATCTAAGCACTGAGAGTATTATAATTAATAAATATTTATGAGTAAAAATGAGGGATTATAGTATTACCATCTCCATTAATTTTGAATCCGCTGAAAAATATATTATATGTAAACCAATCTTTCAAGTCATTAAGGTCATTCATATAATCTAAATTATATTCAGGATATATATTATTATTAAACATAGATAAAATGTTTAATAAACATACTATAAAATTATAAGATTCTAAAATATTATTATAAATATCAATATAACATCTAAGTACATATGTATCTGTTAATTCTATTATTATCTTGTCATTTAATAGCTTAATATCTTTGATATTTCTATATTCTTTATCTGTATCATTACATTGATTACCATTATAATGTCTTAGACTTATGAAAATATGAGCATATTGTTCAAATGTGTTTTTAATATAACTATAATTAGGTGAAGGAATTCTATCTTGTATAGGATATATAGCAAACTCTATGTATTTGATAGTAGAATATGATATATCATATTTAATTAATTTAAATTTATTAAGATGTAAGTAGTCTGTCTCGTTATCTGCGTAATATGTAAAATATTTGTAATAGGGATCTCCAATATCTCTCCTATTACATAAGATAATGTTCCATACAGCATGATTTTTGCTAGCATTAAATTGATTATCCTTTATATAAGCAACTAATTTGTTAAAATTATTGATTGCTTCTTCTTTATCACTTATATTTTTGAGAGAGCACTTAAATACATTTTTATATATTAATACTTGTATATCATCAGGTAACTCATATAAATAATTCTTGACAAATGCTGACATTAATTATACTTAATGTTTAATACTTACTACTACTAACTTTTATAATTAAATCATTTTTTATAAAGTTATGTTTAGTTTATTTGTATAGCATATATAGAACATAACACAAAATGTCAAAACAAGATAAAACAGATATTGTATATAATATATTGTCAAGGCGAACAAAGAATTCAATATTATCAGAAAATCAAAGAAACAAAAAAATAGAACTTGTAGATTTACCTAAAAAAGTTTTGCAAATAATAGCAAAAAAGTATAAAAAAATACTTAAATATGAATTAAGAGATTGGGTAAAAGATTTGCTTCCTTTGAGAAAAATACATAATGAATTTTTATCGCAAAATTCAAATGCAATTGATTTTTTAAAAGATAATATACAGCGTATTAATTTTGACTCTTTATCAGATAATACAAATCCAGATGCGATTAAGTTATTAAAAATGAATATAAATAATGAAAATATAAATTGGAATAAATTATCAAAAAATCCTGCTGCTATTGAAATATTAAAAGAAAATCCAAATAAAATAGTTTGGGCTTATTTATGCTCAAATACAAATTTAGAAGCAATTGATATGTTAAAAACAAAAGTAGAAAATGAAGAAAATCTATCAATTAAAACATATAGGCAAAAAAATGAATATTCATTTAAATATATAAATTGGGTTAATTTATCAAAAAATCCTGCTGCTATTGAAATAATAAAATTTGCTCTAAATGAAGAAGAAAAAATATTAAAAGAAGAGGGATATAATGCTAAATCTTATTTAAAAGTTAGCTGGTTTAGCTTATCTGCTAATATAAATGCGATTGAGATATTAAGTAATAATAAAGATAAAATTGATTGGCAGGAATTATCAAGAAATCAAAAGGCAATTAAATTAATTATAAAGAAAATTGAAGAAGATAAAGAAGAGTTAGACAAAGAATATTATAAAAAATTACCACCAAACTATAAGATTGATTGGGATGTTTTATCAAAAAACCCAGCTATATTTATTCCTTTAAAACAAATAGGTCGTTCAAAAAGTATTACTGTTTCAAAATTATTATCAAGTAATATATCACCAAAAAATAATTTACCCTCAATATTAGATTTATCAAAAGATTTACAAAGAGAAATTATTAGTAATTATAAGAGTTTAGTTGCTTCTAAAAATATATTAAGAGATGGTATCCCGATTGATAAATTAAATTGGGGTTATTTATCTGAAAATCCTAACGCAATTGATCTATTAAAAGAAAGAATAGATTTTGAAAAATCCTTATTACAAGATGAATATAATAAATTACCTTCTAAAATAAATTGGTCATCTCTATGTAGAAATACTGATCCTGGTGCTATTCAGTTATTATATGCGAATCAAGATAAAATAGATTGGTCTATATTGTCATATAATCCTAACGCAATTCATTTATTAGAAAAAAGAGTAAAATACCAATTAAAATTACAAAATGAAGGCAAATTAGACACTTTAAAAACAAAAGAACGAATTAGTTGGATAGGATTATCATCAAATTCAGCTATATTTGTTCCTATCTAAACCCATACTTTAATACTTAAATATATATAGTTTTAATAAATAACTTATTAGAATTATTGATTTACCTTTTTTCTATTCTAAATATAGTTCGTATTATATTGTTAAAAGGTGATTAACTAAAACATATTTGTCTAATCATTTGTTTTTCATTAACTATTATTTTAATATTATTTTTATAACATAGAAAATGTAAAATCTCATTAATATCTTTATTTAAATGATTATGAGAAGGAAGAATATTATGTATCTCAATAAAATTATCAAAAGCAAAATATAATTGTTTAATTATAGTGTCAGGTTTTCCATACCAAGTAATAGCCATATTTCGCACGCATTCACAATTATAATATATGTGTTCCTCTTTTGTATCTATTTCAGGTAAATCATCCTCAAATGACATATCTGGGCGAGAAATTATCATATTAGAATATTTATATTCATTTGCTATATTAAATAAATATCTAGCTGCTTGTTGATATTTATATTGTAAAGGAACACTTGTTGTATTCTGTGAATGATACAGAAAAGGAGTATTATATATATTTAAAATTTTATCATCCAATTGGTTAATAAATGTATCAAAATTTTCTATATGGACATATTTTAAATTTATAAATTTAAATTGTTCATAATATAATTTAATTTGTGCTTCGGTTATAATATCATCACTATTTGGATGTAGATCATGATTACCATGTCTATGCGAAAAACCTATTTTATTCCAAGTAAAAATATATAAATCTATAGTACCATATTTTGATAAATATTTTTCATAAGAACTTATTATTTCTGGTTTATTCCAAGTTCGCATTTGACCAATAAGAACAAGCGATATCATTATTAATTATAATATTATATTATATTCTTTATATATCATGATTTTATATGAAATAATCTATCTATATTTATACATCAATAAACCTATATAAAAATAAAGCGCGTATATTAAATAAGTAATATTAGATAGAATGTTCCAGACTATTATGAAATTGTATGAAACACAAGCGAGCACAGCTACTATGCCTGTCAAAGGCAAATATATCTACTTTGGAGCTTCTGTAATTTATTGTGATGAGAAAAATATATGTATGGTATATTATCCTACTGATAATGGTGTTTACCCCAATCCTGACGTTAAAACGGAAGTTTCTTCGTCGTAATCTTAAGAAACAATATTATAATTTTATTTTTATAATTTAAAAATTGATTAAAATTTTATAATGTATATAAACCAAGTCATTTTTAGAGATACAAAGAACACACAATAATAATGAACAGCAAAATAATTAACAATAATAGCTTATACAATTATTATACCATAACAAATGCTGAGTTTTCAGGTGTTCTTGATAAGTATAATGTATATGGTTATACTCATATTCTTGGCAGATCTGAAACGGATGTTACCCATATTAGTCATATATACGATTATCACATATTCATTAAATATGGAGACAAGGTCTATATGGATGTTAAAGGCATCGGTGATATAGTTATCTCATTTACAGAATTACAACAAAACAAATATTGGAAATATTATTATGATCTATCACTTATGTTGACTAATGACAAGCATTTGGTTATAGAAGACCTAGAATATAGCAGCAACTATCCCAGCCTTTATATATACGAAGAAAAGAGGGTCTGGTCTATTAATACAGCATATATAGATGGTAGCTATGACACCAAAACTAAGACTAAGATGGTAGTTGATAACGAGTATAACTGCTATTATAAAATTAACCCGCATGATTTGGGAAATATGGAATACGCATCGCAACAAAAATTAAATAACTTTAAAAAAATTTATATGTCAAGATATGAAATTAGAAGCAAAATCTTTGATGTTAAAAGTGTTTATTATTATATGTTTGTGTGCGACTATTGCATGACATCTATGGAAAAAGAACTTGAAGAACTTTCGGCAATATTCGAGGATAAGAAGAATGTCATTAATCTTGCGACTCTTAATGATAAGGATGGTATGAATAACGACTTACTAATGATTATTTATAATAATCTTATTAGTCAGGAAGGGAACAAAAAATATGAGCCGTATATGTCAAAATCCGAAACCTGTAATAATAGGTTAGAACTCTTCGCGCAGATATTATCTGCTTAAATATGAATTGTCTCTTATCCTCGCAAAAGATAAGCATAAAGTGATAAAGAATGAAGCGTTTAACAAAGACTGTATCGAGATTTACGAATATACAGGAGATAGGGTGTGGTCTTTGGATACTGCCTATATTGACCAAAGCGACATGAAAAACTTCAAGATAATCCCAAGCGGGAATGTCTGCTATTACAAAATCAACCCATTTGACTTGGAGAGTATGGAATACTCCACGCCACAAGAACTGGAACGCTTCGAACTGGGCTATATGAATGGTCTTGAAAGGGTGAAGTGGTTTTCGCATAGGTCAGTGATTTACGAAAACATAGCATTTGAATATCAACTAAATAAGATGGAAAAAGAGCTTGAAGAACATTAGGCTTTTGAAGATAAAAAGGATGTCTTTAATCTTAGTAATTCTTAAATGATAAACATGAGATGAATGTAATATTTATGTGTTATTTATTTTTTATTTTTTTATATATATATTTGTTATAATTTCCAAAATTAAAACTAAATACATAATATAAATGGACGTAATATATAAACAAAAAAAAAATGAAGTTGTCATAAATCTAATTGAAAAAATCAATACTACTATTACAAAAATTAAAACTAAATTATTTATAGCAACAGCAGCATATGATAAATATTATAAACGATATTATATAATAACTCTAACATTATTTATACTTTCATCAGTTGTTACATTTATAGAAGCACTGCGATTAATTATTATGGAATATATACATAAGGATGAACAATTATTGATTAATGTTAATTTGCTTACTACACTTATAAATGTATTAGTTCTTTTTTTTGGTATTATTATCACAATATTAAGTAGTTATATTCGTTTCAAAAATTATAGAGAAATACTTGAAGAATTACGCGAAAAACAAAATATATTGATAGAATATATTGATAAATACAAGAAACAAAAAAATAATTTAGAATATATATATCTAATAAAAGAAGATGATATAAAGTTTGAAGAAATAGAAAAAATTAAAAATGATATAGAGGAATATGATACTAAAATAGAATCTACAAATATTCTTGAATATCTCACAACAAAAGATATAATAAGATTTAATAATTATAAAGGAGATTTTGATCTAAAAATAATTGAAATTAAATTAAAATACAAAAAAGAATCTAAAATTATTGAAGATAAATATGAAGAAAAAAAAAATATTATGAATTTGCAAAAAGATAATAACCCATACATTATTGTTCAATCATATTGCGAACCCAATAAATATATTCAACATCAACCTCAGCGTAATCATTTTATTCAAACTATTCAACTTCAACCTATTCAACCTATTCAACCTATTCAACTTCAACCTATTCAAACTATTCAACCTCAACATATTCAAACTATTCAACTTCAACCTATTCAAACTAAAAATAATATTAAATTTAATAAACCATTAGATCTGTCGAAGTCAACAAATAAATTTTATAATTTATCATAAAAATTAACTTGAAAATACAGAGTGTTCTCTGTTGGAAATGATATAAACATTAAACAAATATATTTAACTTAACCATTATAACTTACTTAATAAATGAACGGTACAATCACAACAGATAGCAACGAAATTACTAATCATACCTTTACAAATGTGGAGTTTTCTGCTTTTTTTAACAGTATTTTTAATTTGGAAGTATCATCTTCTTTGGCGATGTTTCATGAATACTATTTTTTTATTAAATACGGAGAGAAGGTATATATAGAATGGAAGTATTTTAGTAATCATAAAGTAAAGACAATGGTTATTTCATTCGAAGAACTTCAAAAAAACACATATTTTAAATATCACTATGATCTATCTCTTATGTTATCAAACAACAAGCACCTTGTAATTCAAAAGTCTAAATACAAAGATGTTTCACCTCGTATATACAACGAGGATAGGTTCTGGAAGATTGATACAGCGACTATAAATAGTATAGTGTGGAATAATAATTGTTATGATGTAAAGAATGAAGAAGAAGATTTATGCTATGTAAATATTAATCCTTATGATTTGGAAAATATGGAATATACTCCACAAGAACAAGTGCCTAAATGTTCTTCTGTTATAGACCTATATCCTGGGATTATAGATAAAATAGAAAACTGTAAAAACAAAAACATAAATAGGTTAGAACTGAACGCACAGATATTAGAAGTATAAATAATGATATAATGATATAAACAACAAATGCATATATAATAAAATGAATAGCACTACCACAACAGATAGCAACGAAATTACTCATCATACCTTTACAAATGTGGAGTTCACAGGAGTTGTGATTAAATGGGAATTACAAAGTCATGGAGGACAATTAGGAGGATATATGTCCGATTATCATCTCTTTATTAAATACGGAGACAAGGTCTATGTTGATGCTTTTATGGTTGGAGAAGTTGTGATTTCATTTGACGAACTTCAAAAAAACGAATATTTGAAACATTATTATGACCTATCGCTTATGTTCTCAAAGAATAAGAACATCGTATTTCAAAAGCCGAAATATACAAATGTCGAACCCTACATATACAGAGAGGACAGGTTCTGGGGGTTTGATAGTGCCTATATAGATGCACCTTATAAAGATAGAATGAAGAGTTTGGAACACACACATAATGTGGTGGATAATAATGACTCTTATTATTACAAGATTAATCCTTATGATTTGGAAAATATGGAATATTCTTCACAAGAAGTTTTGGACGACTTTCACAAAAAGAATACGGTAAGGAAAACTGATATATTTTGGGGAGGTGCTTTTAGTAGTACTTACAGTATATATCTTAAATTAGCATTTGATTACTACATAAACAGTATAGATACTGAATATGACAATTTAATAGCGGATTACTACATACAAATAATAGAAAATGATATACGCAAGGTATTCTTCGAGGATAAAAAGAATGTTATCAATCTTACTACTTTGATTGAAAAAAAAAGTATAAAAGGGGATATATTAAAGAAACTCCATAATTATATTGATAGTGCGATAAAGCGATATTCAGAAATTATTGATTCAGGAATTATTTATACAATTGAAGACTGTAAAAGCAAATTAGAAAAGAACATCCAGATATTAGAAGCTTAAAATGTCTTGCATTAAATATGTTATAATATATTTTTTAATGTTTAAAAATTGATTAATATCTTTAAATTTAAAAACAAGAGATATACTAATTTGCGAAGTTAAAACGAAGTTAAATTGAGTATATATTGCGAACCGACTAGCGAACGCGATGAGTCACACCGTAGCAAATGTCGAATGCACAGGTGTGTTTTGTCAGGAAATATATGTTACGTATTCCTATCGTTATAATGAACCTGATTCTATGAGGCATCGTATTGGGATAATGGGTGACTATCACCTTTTCGCCAAACATGGAGACAAGGTCTATATGGAAGTTAAGAAAGTAGGTGAAATTGTGATGTCATTTGCCGAACTTCAAAAAAACAAATATTGGAAATATTACTATGACCTGTCTCTTATGCTCGCTATTGATAAAGAGATAAAAAATGAGCCATTTAACAAGTTCTATGATGAGGCATATGAATATACGGGAAATAGAGTATGGTCTTTGGATACAGCGTATATTGATTTAGATATTGAACAAAACTGCAAGAAAACCTACAAGATAATTCCAAGCGGGAATGTATGCTATTACAAAATCAATCCCGCAGACGTGGAGAAGATGGAATACTCTTCGCAGCAAGGAATAGACATGTTCAAACGGATTTATATGTGCCGAGTTGATGTTAGATCGGGATATTTTATAAATAGGTCGGTTATTTACAGGAATATCGCGATAGAATACCAAGTGTCCAAGATGGAGAAGGAACTTGAAGAACTTTCAGCATACTTTGAGGATAAGAAGGAAGTCATTGAACTTTTAGAAACTGTTAATGATAAATATAGTATGAATGACGATATTTTAGCTATCATCATCAACAACTTACTATATTAAACTTGTTAATTATGATTGAAATAAAAAGTATAAATATTTTATTACTGGATTAGAAACACATAATCAGTTAAAAAGTATTGCCTAGATAATATCACATAAACTTCTATGTAATGGTATGTATATATATTGTATATATTTTTTATTTTTTTGTATTATCAACATAATTACTAATTACTTCACAAGACAACGAGGATATGAAGTAATAGAAGTATAGAATAATGAGTATAAAAATTATATAAACACGTATATATATAATACAAATAATATGAATAGTACTATAACAACAGATAATAATGAAATCGAGCATCATACCTTTACAAATGTAGAGTTCTCTGGTGTTATTGTTAAATGGGAATCAAGAAGTTTAGATGGAAAAATACAGACATATATGTCTGATTATCATCTTTTCATTAAATACGGAGACAAGGTTTATGTTGATGTTTTCTATATTGGGGAAATTGTGATTTCATTTGATGAACTTCAAAAAAACCGATATTTGAAACATTATTATGACTTATCGCTTATGCTCACAAATAACAAACACCTTGTATTTGAAAGAGCTAAATATAAAATAGATGAACCTTTCATATACAGAGAGGATAGGTTCTGGGGATTTGATAGTGCTTTTATAGATGCAAATTATATAAAAAAAGATAAAAACGTAGAGCATTTATATAATGTCGTCAATAATGAACAGCCTTATTATTATTATAAGATAAACCCTTATGATTTGGAGAACATGGAATATTCTTCACAAGAAGTATTGACTGCTTTTCATAAAAATAATGCGGAAAGAAAATGTGATAAATTTTGGGGAGGTAATTTTGAATATACATATGATATATATAACAATCTTGTTATTGATTATAATAACAATAAAAACATTATGAAAGAAGAAACTTGACAAACCTTATGTAATTTTTGAGGATAAATAGTATAGTATTATACAATATATGTTTAGCATTTCCTATCATACATAATATGTACTATTTTATTTTTTAAATATTAAAAAATGATTAAAATTTTTAAATATTAGAACAGATATATACAGATTTGCCAAAGTTAAACGAAGTTAAATCGAAGTATATTACGCGACCAACAAGTGAACCAACTAGCAAACCAATAAGTGAACCAACAAGTGAACTAATAAGCAAACAGACAATGAGCAGCGCTTACCACACCGTAGCAAATGCCGAATGTACAGGCGTATTTATTCAGGAAAAATATGAAGCGTATTCTTATCGTTATAATGTGCCTAATTCAAAAGTTTATCGCCATGGGATAATGGGAGACTATCACCTCTTTATTCGTAGCGGAGACAAGGTCTATATGGAAGTAAAAAATGTTGGCGAGATTGTGATTTCATTTGCTGAACTTCAACAGAATAAATATTGGAGGTATTACTATGAATTGTCGCTTCTCCTCGCAAAAGATAAACATAAAGTTATAAAGAATGAAGCATTTAACAAAGCTTATGACGAGATATACGAGGAAACAAAAAAGAGGGTATGGTCAGTTGAAACCTCATATTTAGATTATATAAAGCAAACCTACAATAAAATCTACAAGATAATTCCAAGTGGGAATGTTTGCTATTACAAAATCAATCCATTTGACTTAGATAAAATGGAATACGCGTCACATCAAGGACTTGAAATCTTCCGGATGATATATATAGCCCGCAAAGATGTTAGATTGGGATATTTTCTAAATAAATCGGTGATTTACAAGAATATCGCAATGGAGTATGTAATGGATGAGAATAAAAAGCATATCCTCAATCTAGCAACTCTTAATGGTAAATATTGTATGAATGACGATATTTTAACAATAATATATAATATTGTTAGTATTGGGAATAAATATGAGTATATTACAAGTAAAGAAGAAAGCAAAGCACTGATATTGGAAAAGTAAGTGTGATATAATAAATACTAGTATGTAAATTATTGCCAGCATAAGCTACTTAAATAAAAAATTATAAATTATATATTTTTTATATTTTTATAATTTATAAGATATAAAAAAATTGATATAATATTAATTATATATTATTATAAATGAATAACAAGTTTGTTAAAGATGTCTTTCCTAAAAAAATACATATTACCAAACCAATTTTAAAATGGGTTGGTGGAAAAACTCAGTTAATAGACACACTTATTGCTGATTTTCCTGTTGAAATAAATAATTATCGTGAAGCATTTTTAGGAGGTGGCAGTGTTTTATTAACCTTATTATCTTATATTAAAAATGGAATTATAAAAATAAATGGAAATATATATGCTTATGATTTAAATGAACCATTAATTTATATATATAAAAATATTCAAACGTCACATAATGAATTATATGATAAATTAAAAACTATTATTATTGATTTTAATGAATGCGGAGAAGGAGAAATAAATAGAAAGCCAATAAATATAGAAGAAGCTAAAATAGGAAAGGAAAATTACTATTATTGGATAAGAAGCGAATATAATAAATTATCTTTGTCAGATAAAAAAAGTATATTAGGGTCTGCTATGTTTATATTTTTAAATAAAACTTGTTTTAGAGGAGTATTTAGGATAGGTCCAAATGGATTTAATGTTCCATATGGGCACTATTGCAAGCCAGAAATTATAAATAAAGAGCACTTAGAAGAATTACATCACCTAATAAAAGATGTTATATTTGAATGCTGTGATTTTAATACATCGCTTACAAATGTAGAACAAGGTGATTTTGTATATCTTGACCCTCCATATGCTCCCGAAACAAATACATCATTTGTTGGATATACTGAAAAAGGATTTAACATAGAAAATCATAATTGTTTATTTAATATAATACACAATTTAACAGAAGCAAAACATAAAATAATGTTAAGTAATGCGGATGTTAGTTTAGTTCGTGATAACTTTGCAAATGAAAAATACAAAACAATTTCAATTTTATGTAAAAGGTCTATTAATTCTAAAAATCCGAACTCAAAAGCAATGGAAGTTATTATAAAGAATTATTAATTATTAAACCATATATCAATTGTTTGAAAGTAGTTTTCATCATCACCAAATAAAACCACTATATTATTTTCTTGGAATATTGTATTTAATATTGTGTATTTTTTATCATTTGAAGTTAATTTCTTCTTCAAAAAATTATTCACAGAAAATCCATAATGTACTTCAAACTCATTATCTAAAACTAGCTCATATTCTCTTTTAAGAGAAGGTCCTGCCCATAATTTAGTTTCTACTGAACCTTCAACATTTTGCTCTTTTTTCTCTATAATTTTTATTACTTTTTTACCACTTGTATATTCTATAATATATGCTTCATCTGGACATCTAAACATATCAATATTGTATTTATATTTCATATAAGTTTTTAGCCCATTTTGTAATACAAATACTATTGTTTTATCTTCAAAAGTTTTTACTAAATAAAAGTCGTTTGTTTTTTTGCTTTTTGTATAACTATTTTTACTATATCCCATTTCTAATAATCTGTTTTGGTTATTTGTTTTATCTTCAAATTTTTTTCCATAAAAATTTGTGTTTGCACCACCTGCTCCGGTTCCCTTGTTGATAATTACCTGATTCTTTTTTTCTGTCGCGTTTAATTCACTACTCATATTTGTATATATAAACCTTTTGTTTAATATTATAAGTAAATTTTTATAAATAATTAGTAAATATATTATATTTTTTTCATAATTTATAAAAAAATGATAAATTTATATTTAAAATATTATTAAAGACTTTACTCTGTTGTATCACAAGCTTGTTGATATTCCAAGTATAACTTCTGTTCTTCAAATCTTCAAAAGAAAAGAACACGCACAGCTCTCCCAAGACTTAAATAAAAAGTATGAACAGTACAATAAAAGCCAGTACCAAGAGCGCTTTTCATACCGTATCAAATATGGAATTTACAGGTGTTTTTGATACAATAATTAATAATGATTTTACTTCTCAATCAAAATATCACCTTTTCATTAAATATGGTGACAAGGTCTATATGGAAGTTAAGGATGTTGGAGAGATTGTGATTTCATTTGCTGAACTTCAAAATAACAACTATTGGAAATATTATTACGACCTGTCGCTTATGCTGACTAATAGCAAGAACTTAGTTATACAAGACCTTAAATATAGCAGTGAATACAACGATTGTCAGTTATATAATGAAGAGAGGTTCTGGTCTATTGATACAGCTTCTATTGAAAATAATATTCACATCAATACATTGATGGTAGTTAATTATGATAATAATTGCTATTACAAAATTAATCCATATGACTTAGAGAATATGGAATACACATCCCAAGAAGATTTTCATAACTTTCTAATGATTTATATGGCAAAAGTTGAGTTTGAAAATAATACAGCTAATAATATGTGGGCTAGTTACTATAACCTTGTGGTTGAATATAGAGCAAATTTAATGGAAAAAGAAGTTGAAGAAATGACGGCTGTTCTTCAACAACTTTGAGATTGATATGAATTAGTTAATAGGTGTAATCTATAATTAACTTTTATGATAAACTTTCACCAAAATTATAATTTTTATTAAGTGTAAATTTGTTATAATCTTCATCAAGGATACAACATATTTCTTTTAAAACTTTTAAACTAAAATCAATACCATATTGCGTTATATACATTTGACATATAAAATCATTATTAATATCATCATAATTCAAATTACTAAAATCAACTATATTATTTGGATTCCAAAATATATTTAAATATGTAGTGTTTTCTGTTTTATTAATATAATATTCTTCATTATAGTTATTAAATACAAATATATGATATTTTAAATTAGGATATTTATTTTTTAGTGCTTTCTGTATTAAATCAAAATTAAAATTAATATTCTTATTTTTATTATGTATTAAAAATAATATATTTTCTTCACAATTTAAAGTTTCTTTAAATTGTTCTATTCTTTTATTTAACTGGTCTTTTAAAATATTTATATCTGTTGTTCGTTCATGATTCATTAAAATACCATTGCTTCCATAAAAATTATTGTTTTTCCAAACTATATTGTTATTATAATCTAGAAAATCAGTTTCAATTAATCTACATATTTCTTCATATGGATGAATAGAACCATCAAAAGGCATTCTTATTTTAAATTTTTCTCTAATATTATACCTATCTATTAAACTACGCATAAAACAATCTTCACCAAGACTAATAATATATTTATATTTACTCATTTTTAATATTTTATATTATTCTTCTTATTTCTTTATATTAAAAATAGGTATTCCATTTATTTAAAATATCTATATCTTTTTGTGTAATAACATTATTAACTAATAAATTATTATAAATAGATTGTAATATTGATTTAATGTCTGGTTTAATATCTGTTGGGTTAACTACTTTTAATTTTGATTTTATTGAATAATCATAAAAATTCCAATCTAAATCTGTCCAATTTAAATCAATATTTTTATAATTATCTTCTTTAATCTTATTTACTGTAAATATTGCGGCTTCTTCACAAATTTTTTCATTGAACTCATGCGGATATTCAGAAGTTGACCCATTATATATATGTAAATTACGAAATAATATAACATCTTTTTTATAAAAACTACATAATAATATCATAATATATTGTGACATCCACCATGATCTATTATCAAATATATCTATATATGGAAATAATTTATTTGATAAAAATGCTTCGCGTGAAAAAGCATTAGCAAATCCATCAAATTGTATAACTGTTTGCACTTCAACATCACCAGATAATATAAAAGGATCATAATAGCCTAAGTGGTTTGGATTTGCTATATATGGTTTGTATTTTGTAAGTAATTCCTCAAATTTATTAAAACTATTTTCTTGTGTATCATTAGTAAATATTACATCTTTATCTAAATAGATATAATAATCATAATTAAGTTTCATATTCAAAACATACTCTCTCGCTTTATTTCTACTAGTTGTCCATGATGTACTTTCAGGAAAAAATATTGTAGTGTCTGGTGAATTTTCAATATAACTTAAAAGTATATAATCGCGAGATTTTAAACAATTATATATTTCTGGAAGCCCAGATTCGCTTTGAATTAAATATAAAAACTTTTTATTTTCAATAATATTTAATATATTTTCATTATGAATATACATTTCATATTCACTCTTAAAATCTTCTATTAAATTATGTTCATTTCTATTTTGTATAACATTAGGTGATGAATACATCATATAATTATTTGTTTTGTTTAAAATAATGTTATTAATTATTCCACGTAAAATATCACAATAACGAAATGACACTGTAGAAGGTATTAATAAACATATAAATAATTCAGGATTTAACCAAAATGTATTTTGAGTATTAAAAACACACACATTTTTATTATCTATTAACACACATTTGTTTTTATCCCATCTAATACTATCTTGATGATTACATATAATCCTAAAAAGGGCATCCACATCTGGATCATTTTCAACTAATCCATTTATTATAGATGGTGTTTTATCTGTATCTTGAATAAGATAATTAGGCTCATTTTTTAATAAACTTAAAGGTAATCCACGAGGCCATATGTGCGCATTATTTGTGTAATATTTAAATATATTAATCCATACACTATTTTGTTCTGTTATCATTTGAACATTATTGTATTGTAAAATACTATCAAAATTATCATAGGGTATATTATCATCATCTGTCTCATATATTATTTTATATCCTTTCTTTATAGCATAAAGATAACCTAAATTTTTTCTACAATAATGATTATATGGAATCATATCACTTAATTCTGGGAACAGTTTTTTTTGGGATGGAATATCCAAATAAATACAATTTATTTCCTTATAATCATCCGGTGTTTTATTGTCTCCTACTATGATAACATCATACTCTTTATTTTCAATATGTTTTAAAATAGTTTCTGTTGGTTTATTAATTGTAGTTATAATAACACATTTATCTTTACAAAATATTTCTTTTAACCATTCTTTACTATCAGGATTATCATTAAATTTGATTGGATGTAAAATTAAATTATGATTATGATTAAATAAATTATAAATATATTGTTTATTTAAAAATTTTTCTCTATTATTCCATAAAATATTATTGGTAAAAGATTGATATTGAGATATATCTGTCTCAATATTATTAATTATAGATGGTATAGCAATTTCTAAAAATACTTCATATTTAGAAAATAATTCAAACAAATCAAATAATTTATCAGTTAAATATTTTTTAGGTAAATAAAACCAGTCTGAAAATGCAGCACTAAATTTATCTATATTATATTTTTTAAACTCTTTATCTTCTATTAATTTATTTATAGCTTTTTTTCCGAATTTACTATCCCAATGCCAATTTGAATGATTATTTATATTATCTAATTTATACCATGTATAATCACTAGTTTCACCATTTAATATAATATTCATATCATCATTTCTAATATTAGGTTTGTAAAATATAATCTTTTCATTATCAAATAAATTTATTATATTTACATTTATAATATTGTCATCCATTGTATAGAAAAGCCCATCACTATCATCTATAATTGATTTATATTTTTTATAAAAATTATTAAAAATGTTATGCGTATTAATTCCCCTATTTATTTGAATAAAATTAATATCATCATCTTGAATTATAGGATAATCTGAATAAAATATTATTTTTTTAAAATGTTTTTCATATATTTCCTTAATTATATTTTTATTACAAATACAATTTGAATAATTAAATACTACAAGTAAAATTGTATTTTTAAAATTATACATTTAAAAATATTAAAATATAATTAAATAATTGTTAATTACGCATAAGTGATTATGAATGATAAAGTGTAGCTCAAATATTATCAGCATAAATTTATAATTAATTCTTAGGTTAGAAATAAATGTAGATGTACAATATAATATATATGTTATTTATTTTACATTTAACTTCATAATAAATATGTTATAATTTAATTTTTTATTTTTAAAAACTGATTGAAATTCTAAAAATTAAGAAGCAGAAATATACTGGTTTGTTGCTCAGAAGATAAACCAAGTATATATAAGTGCTTACAAAGCAACCACAAAAAGAAATACAAGTCTTTTACTAGCGTGTACTATGAACAGCTCGTTCAATGAGATCAACAATCGCGCTTATCATACAGTCGCAAATGCCGAATTCACATGTGCTTTTGATAGGATGGTTTTTAATCATGGTAATATTAATGCGGGAAACCGTATTGGTTCTATTAGCGATTATCACCTTTTTATCAAATATGGAGACAAAGTCTATATTGAGGTTAAGAATATAGGTGAAATTGTTATATCATTTGATGAACTTCAAAAAAACCGATATTTGAAATATTATTATGACTTATCGCATATGCTTACAAACAACAAAAATTTGATTATTCAAGATTTAAAATATAGTACCAACTATACCGAAAATACGCATAGGATATACAATGAGCAAAGGTTTTGGTCAATTGATACAGCTTTTATAGAGCTTAGTATAAATACAAAAATTAATAAGATAATCAATAACGAAAATATTTGCTATTACAAGATTAACCCGTATGATTTGGAGAATATGGAATACACATCAAATGATGATTTGAATACTTTTAAAAGTATTTATATGACAAGATGTGCGTTCAGAAACAACGTTTTTGATAAAGTATGTGTTATAAATAATAACCTCGTTATTGATTACAACGCAAGATTAATAGAGAAAGAACTTGATGAACTTTCTGAAATTATTGAGGATAAAAAGAATGTCATTAATCTTGCCACCCTTTATTATAAGGAGGATATGACTTGCGACTTACTAATGATTATGTATAATAACCTTATTAGTGATAATGGAAACAAAAAATATGCTCAGTATATGACAAATACAGGAACATATAATAATAGATTAGAACTTGTTGCTCAGATATTATCTGCTTAAATGAAATATACAAGGTGATGGTGATGTTAATTTTTAAAGAGAAGTATATGTTATATATTTTTTATTTTTATGACCATTATAATATGCGTAAATGACTAAATATGTAATAATTTATAATATATATTATAAAAGTTGATTAATATATTTTATTATATAAGAAAGTAAATGGAACAACTACAAAGTAGTACAATGATAACTGATAATCTTTATTTAGAAAAAAAAAGGTTTATAGAAGTTATGAATAATGTATATGACTTATATTTACAACATGGGGCAAGAAGCAATAAAAATGTAGATTATTTTCACACATTTATTAAGGACGAACTTTGCAAAATATTTACGCAATCTGAATATTCTGTTGTATTAGAATATGATGTTGTTTCAACAAACTCTTCGGGGAAAAAAAAATGTGACATAGTTGTATTAAAATTAAATAAACCATTTATTATATTTCCAGTAAAAATAATTAAAACCAATTATAAGCAAAATAAAAATAATGCTTGGGAAAATTTGACAGGCGAATTACAACATTTAAAATGGGCTGATGAAAATATTAAAATCATACCAATAAATATATTCATGAATAAAACACCATACTTAGATAAGACTGGAAAAATTATGAAATTTGAAAATATAAATATTGATGATATTAAAATATATAGTATATTAAATACTAAACATATTACTCATGATATAATAAATTTTATATTAACTGTTGAGCATTCTAATAATATAAATGATAAATTTGATAAACCCCCAAAAATATTAGATTTTGATAGTTGTACTCCATTTCGTTCAACAATTGATATTATGAAGGACCTAATATAATGGCAAATTATATAATAAACTACTATTAAGATTAATCCATCCAGCAGAACGTTTAGAACTATTATTTTTTATAAAATCAATATTGTTAATTATAATATTTTTTATAAAATCAATGTCTTTTTCATCATTGGGTTCTATACATATACAACTATAATGTAGTATATTTTCATTGATAAATATATTATTATGTATAATATTAGGATCTGGATCTATAAAGCAAGGTATATAAATACATTTTTTATTTATATATTTGATAGATTGGCTTCTTCCATACGCATACCATGTTGGATAAGTCTTATTCCCATTATCTCTTTTTAATAATTCATCCCTGTTTTTTAATAAATATTCATAAGTTAATATGTTTTCTGCTTTAAATGTGTTTTCATCAATTATTTTACCATTTTTATAAGGATAAATAATATATTTTGTTGAATGTCCGTTTGTAATATTTTTCCAACAAGGTTCATCGTATAATTTTGACGAATGAATATATATATTATTTCTTAATGTCGCGATACCATTTTTAATTGTACAAATTGTTCTTAATGTATTATCGTTTGAATTAAAATTAAATAATGAGTAATTTTTTAAAATATCATTATAATCAATAGATGTATCATTGTATATTAAATGGGTTTTAGGTTCTTTGCTAAATATTGTTATACAACAGTATACAGAAGCATTACTAAATACCTTTTTATCTTTGAAATCAATAATTTCTCTTATTAATTTATTGTCAAATAAATATTTTCTTAATTTATAAGATGTTTTATTATATAAATATGAATTAGGCGTAATACTAACCATAATACCAGTTTCTTTAAGTAAATTCAAACTTTTAATGATAAAAGCGTAATAAATATCAATTGCGCCACCATTAAGCAATTCAAAATTAGTATTTATATAATATCTATATTCAAGCGGCAAGTCTTGAATTTTAATATATGGTGGATTTAGTATAATATTATCATATTCTTTGTAAATATTGGTTTTAATAAAATCGCAATTAAATTTATTTATTTTATCATTATCTATTATTTGATGTAAATAATCATATTTAATTTCATAAATATCAATATCATCATAATTCTCAACATTAATGAATTTTAATAAATTTCCTGTCCCTACACAAGGATCTAACAAACTTCCATAATTTAATAATTTAGATGACATTATTTTTGATATATTATCAGGTGTAAATATATCACATTTTGTAAAATATATTAAATCATCTTTTAAGTTTGATAATTCCATCTTTTTAATATAATTTATTTTATATTATCAATATAAAATGTAATAATATCAATTTTTTTAATATTATTTTATTTATATTATTTTACAAAGTTAAGAAGAAATAAGTAATAAAAAGTATAGTTATATAAATTGGCTGGAAAAATTTGCTCTGAAATCATTTTATTAAGATAAAAATTGATAAATCATCCTATCAATTATTTAATTAAAGCCACGCAAAGGTTACGATGTCTCCTAGATGGATGATGGACCCAGAGTTCGAGATTGATGGATTTGAGTATTATAACTCAGAAGACGAAGAAGATGATCGTATTTACAATTCAAAATACGGTTGTGAAAGCTCTGTATATGTAGGTAATAAATTCATTCGCACCATATATATTGGCTATACTGACTGTAATGGTGACTATGACGATACCTATGATTATTAAAAACTAAAAAATTTGCGTTCTTTGTATATATATGTGTTTTATATATTTTTATATTTTATATGATATCTTATAAAATTTTTTACATTTTAACTTTAATTTTCTAAATATATTTATTGTATTGTATATAAACAATATTTTAAATATATTAAATAATCAAGATATGTCATCTTCTTTTCAAATAATCATATCAAAATGCGAGACAATGGTGGAACGCAACAACTGTGTTTTGTCTGATATTGATGATCTTGAACTTATTCTAGAAATTAAGGATTTCCCTATCTGTATGTCTACTGTTGACAAATTGAGTGTGGATGAACCAGATATTTGTTCTGACATGAAATGGTGGATTAGCAAAAATACTGGCGTAATTCAGTTGAATCCATTAGTTCCTCTTGATCTTCTGTATAAGAAGGGGCATGGTTCTGGTACTGTTGGAAAGATATGGAAACAGCACCATGTTGAGTTTGTCGATTTTATTAATAGTTGTGGTGTGAAGCGAGTTCTCGAAATTGGTGCTGGACACGGATGTCTAGCGAAATACTTTGTTAGTATGCATCTTGATGCTCAATATCATATTGTTGAACCAAATTTACCATCATGGACACACGAACGTGTTACAATGTACAAAGGTGTGTTTGATGAAAGCTTTTCTATGGACACCGAAGTAGATGCGGTTATTCACTCTCATACGTTTGAGCATATTTACAATCCGAGAGAGTTTCTGCTCAATATCGCAAAAAATCTATCAGAGGGACAATGGCATATTTTTTCATTACCTCGTCAAGAGTTATGGCTTCAAAAGGGTTATTTAAATACTCTTAGTTTTGAACACACTATCTACTTAACAGAGGCAAATGTTGAATATTTGATGTTAAGTTGTGGTTTTGAAATTGTCCAGAAGAAATATTTTCTAGAAGATCACTCTATTTTTTACGCAACTCGCAAGTCAGAAATAGCATCCAAATATGCTATTCTTCCACATAACTATCTTGAAAATCATCTAATGTTCATGTCTTGGGTAAAATCTGCACAGGAATTTGTAGAGAGTGTTAATGTAAAGATTGCTCAGTATAGCCTTGGGAAAATATACGTTTTTGGTGGGCATATTTTTACACAATTCCTTATTAAATTTGGTCTTAATGTGTCATCAATATACGGTATCATTGATAATGATCCCTTAAAAGTTGGCAGTCGCCTGTATGGGACTAATTTACGAATATTTTTGCCAGAGTTAGAACTTAATGGTCAGATAGGAGCAGTTATCATCATGCGTGCGGGAGCATACCAAGAGGAAATAAAAAAAAGTATTCGCGACAAATTATCTGATAATATTACCTTTTGGGAGTAATAAGTAAAAAAATAATTTCATAAAATGGTTTAGTCTTTCAATATTTTTATATATAGTTAAAAAGCTCATAAAATATATAAGACTAATATCCAATTATAATTATATAAATGCCAATAAAATTTGATTTAGAAAATTTAAGAAAAGAGCATGAATGTGTTAATTATTTTGAAACAAGATTATATAATCCGCAAGCTGATGTTTCAATAAAAAAATGCGCTATCGTGTGGATTTGATAAAGTATATTGTATTGAGATAAGAGAAGATTGGGTAGAAAAAGGAAAAGAAGTATTAAAAGATTTTATTAATACAAATAGACTAAAATTATATTTAGATGATAGTGCTAATATGAAAAAAATACGTAAATGATGATAATTTTAAAAATAAAACAATGTTTTTTCTTGACGCACATTTTGACGGAGGATTTACGTCGCATCAAACTAACTATAAATTTAGGTGTCCATTATTTGAAGAATTAGAAGGAATTAGAAGCATTCAGCGGAATGATAATATAATATTAATTGATGATTTAAGAATAATTAAAAATATATTTCCTTGGAATGAAGGAAGTTATGGAAATATTAATTTTCTTGATAAAATTAAAAGCACAATATTAACTATAAATAAAGATTATAAATTTGGTACATTAAATGGCGAAGAAGAAGATGATGTTTTAATAGCATATATTTAATAATATATATAATGATTTACCTTAAAAAATGATGAAAGCAATTTGTAAATAATAGTTATATTATTATTTGAAAAATTAAATTTATTATAATACTTAAATATGTTAAGATTTTATTAATATTATTAAAAAATTGATTAAAAATAAAATAAAATAAAACAAAGCCATAATCTTGTTGTATCGCAAAACTTGCTGATATACTGAGTTAACCCCAAGCTAAACTTTTGTTCTTCAAACAAACACCCCCTCCCGTTATCAACAAGACAGCAAAACAATGCTTCAATATACCTATCACTACATCAAAGATATGGAGTTTTCTGGTGTTTTTGATATTGGAATACATCCTAAAAACAGAGGCAGTTATATCAAATATTTCCTGTTCATCAAGTTTTGCGACCTCATATATATTGATATTAAAGGTGTGGGTTCAATCATACTTACATTTGAAGAACTTACAAAACACAAGTATTTGAAGATGTATTATGATTTATCCCTTGTTCTTTTAGAAAACAAACACAAAATTATTGAAAAGAAAACTAGTAATTACTATTATACTAGGGATTACAACAAGACTATCTACAAAGAAGATAGGGAATGGTTTATAGATAGCGCATATTTTGTTGAAGATTTTTCAACAAAAATTAAAAAAATTGAAACAGGTAAATATTATCTCTTCTATGATATAAACCCTAATGATTTAAGGAGTATGAAAGTTTCAAACGCATTTGATGTCGCAAGATTTCACGAAGTCTTAAATATTCGCTATAGATACGAGCAAGGAAAGATGTTTAAAGGGTTGTTTATAGATTATACAAATCTGATGATTAAATATAATGTTGAGTTAATTGGCAAAGAAGTTGAAAAAATTTCTGTCAGCCAAGAAGATGATAAAAATTATGTTAATCTTCTCGAACTTAATAAAAAAGGCATGAATACGGACATATTCAATATACTGTATAATATTGTTATTAGCGAAAAAAGCAAAACAAAATTAAATTACAATCCATATGTCTAAGTATTATAAGATTTGTTAATGATCCTATTTTGAATTTTGAGTACATAATTTTTTATTTCTAAATTTTTATGTACATAATCTTAAATATAATTCATCTACCTTTCTGCTAATCATAAAAATGGGAAAATATAAAATCACTCTTTACATATTATATCATAAATTCCAATTATTTTTTTAAATTTAACATAAATATCTACTATATGTAAAAATTGATCTTATATGTAAAAATTGATCTTATATAAAATTTAGGTAAATAATACATATTTAATATGATCAAACAACGATCTATTATTGAATATGAACTAAGTGAACTTAGTATAATTCAAAAAGAATCGCAAATATTTAAAAATCAAATTGAACTTAATTCATTAAAATGCAAAAATATCATTTTTGAAAATCAGGAAATGTGTGGAAAAGCCGTTAGAAATATATTTAATAATAAATCTATAATAAATTGTATAGTATATGGACCAACACAAGTAGGTAAAACAGGTTGTATGATAGCACTGATCCTATATTATATCTTATCTAATAATATTCCAATTGATAATATTTACATTATAACAGGTTTGTCAGATGTTGAATGGAAAAAAGATACAAAAAATAGAATGCCTGATTCTATTACCACTAAGGTATTTCATAGAGGAGATTTTAAAAAATTCTTACACGATATACGCGGAAAAAAAAATTGTTTAATTATTATGGATGAAATACAAATAGCATGCGAAGATAATCAAACAATCAATAACACATTTGAAGAATGTAAATTTTACGATTTAGATTTTCTTTTAGATAATGATATAAAAATTATTCAATTTTCGGCTACACCTGATGGAAATATGAATGATATTAAGGATTGGAAACATCATTCTGCTAATGTTAAACTATCTCCTGGACAAGACTATTATGGACCTAAACAAGCCATTGAACAGGAACGAATTAAAAAATTCGAAGATTTAACAATCCTAGATAACGTAAAAGAACTTAAAAATGATATAGAAGAAAGATATTCAAATCCTAGATATCATTTAATTAGAGTACCAAATAAAAGAGAAAATAAAGATAAGACAAACAATCAATTAAAAGTTATATCTAATTTTAAAAAAGTATTTGAAGAAAAATACGAATATAATGAAAAATATCTTGAAGCAAAAAAAAAAGATATCAATTGTATTCTAGAAAAAAAACCTGAGAAGAGTACATTCATATTCTATTGTGAAATTTTACGATGTGCAAAAACACAGTATAAAAAATATATAGGTGTTTCATATGAAAGATATTCAACTAATATTAATGATTCTACAATTGTTCAAGGATCATTTGGGAGATTATGTGGTTATGATGATAATGGAGATAGCATATGTTATACTAATATAAAATCAATAGAAAATTATATTAAATTATGGGATGATAATATGGAGTTTAAAAAAGGAACTGTATGGAATACAAAAACAACACAATATAATAAACAAGATGATATTACATATAATAATGTAGGAACATTTAATAGTGTGAAACATATTAAAGAATTAAAAGGCAATTGCACTAAGAATATAAAAACTATCGTAAAACCAACAATTAAGATATTCACAGAATTTGATGAAGTGAAAGAGTTTTTCAAAAAAGAAGCTAATAAATATCTTGGGACTGGTCCTAAAAAAAGAATTGCTGATAATAATGGATTTTATGAATGTATTACACAAATTGATAAATCTAAAAAAGTTAGAACAAAGGAATATTTTCAAAAAATTGAAAAAGAAAATAATTGGGGGTTTAATAATAATGATGATAAAAATAAATATAGATGTTATTCTTGTTATTCTGATATTACAGATCCAAAAACATTAGAATGGTGGCTAGTATATCATGAAAATAAAGGTTAAAATATTAAATATGTAAAGGTCTAGTTCTAAAAGACAGACCCTAAATTGTATATTATGTATATTTTTTATTTTTACTAATATTAATAAAAAATGATTATTTGATTAATATTTAATTGCAAATTGAATTAACAATGGAACTTTCTGGATTCACTATCATGTCTAAGGATTTTAAGAATGGCAAGGTTACTTATTTCAAAAACTTAATATTTATTAAGTTTGACAAAAAGGTATATATTGAAGTTTCAAACTCTATACCGTTATTTGTAATCTTATCATTTGATGAACTTATGAAACATGAGCAATTGAAGATTTACTATAAATTATCTCTTATAGCAATTGGAAAGCCTAATATTGACCCTCGTTATTATGGAAGCAAAAATCCAGATTATGTCCCTAAAAAGTATAAATTAGATGATTATGATATGTATATAGATACAATCTATATTGTAAAAGATGCCTTAACAGGCGTACAGGAGGCAAAGAAAGGAAATTGTTATCAAGCAATTAACCTTAAAAAATTAAAAAATTTGGAAGTATCTACAAAAACAAAAATAGAGGAGTTTTTTACTAATTACAATAATAAGTATGCGTTTGAGGAAGAAAACTTTGAAGAGAGGGCGACTACTTATACTGCCCTCGTAAATGTTTTATAAAAGTAAAAATATCTACATTATTTATTTTTATATATGAGTTGTATTCCATTATATAATATATTTCAATTGTAAAACAATATATATATATGCCTTCTTACTTAGATATGTTGCCAGAGGATATTATAACTCATGTATACAGAATGCTATATAAATCAATCCTAAATGATATGAAGAAAGATACTACATATATAAATATACCAATTTTTGATAAATTGCTTGAAATAACTAAAAATCCATATATAGATAATTTAAATTATTATGATTTTGTTGTCACTTCATGTATTGATAATATTGTAGAAAAATATAAATGTTTTGAAAATGAATATGATGAAGATATGTATAATAATAAATTATTATTATATAATTATTCATTATATAATACATCATTATATTATAAGTCATATTACATAAAACCATTAGATATTGATATAAATAAAATAGAATTATCTAATTTTTTTATATATAATTTATACAATAATGATAATAATGGCATTTCGTTATTTAATAATACTTACTTTGCCCATAATAATTTTAGAGGTATTATTAAAAAAGCAAATAAAAATGGATTTATTTTAGAAAAAGTGGAGTCATTTAGATGTTTGGCAGAATTATTATATTATATAATAGATTTCTATGACTTTATAAAGCAAATTTTATATATGAATATTAATTTTATAGAGCAAATAGGTGATATATTAAACTTATCAAGTGAAAAAACAAAAGAGCGCAATTTCTTAATTGACGTTTTAAACTTCCATAGTAATCATAGATATATAGAAGAATTAATTTACGATATTGATAATAATTGCGTTAATCCACAATTAGAATAAAAAGACAAAGATTATAAATTTGTATTAGGATAATACCTAACATAGCAATCATTATGATACTCCTCTTTTTCAATTATGCTATTATCTACAAAGTCATATACAGGAATTGCGTTCCATGCTAAGAATCCATATATAGTATAAGGATTTATAATTTTTTGAGTATATTCAATTTGTAATTCAATAGGAATTTCACTGAACGCATAGTTACTTATTAAAAAACTATTATTTTTAAGATTATTAAAATTATCTATTTGACAAAATTTTACTTTTTCAATATTTAACGCATTCAAGTATTTTTCTTGTAAAAGAGATGGTTCTAATAAATCAAATATAGTATAACTAGTAATATTAATTTCATATAATGGGGCTATACTATGTACAAAAAAACATAATCCTCCATAGCCACCTCCTATTTCAATAATATCAACATTATTTAATTTGTATTTTTTCATATCTTCTAAAATTAATAATGTTTGTAGTAAATATCTTATATTAGTAGGACTACAAGTCATAAAATCTTCCATTTGATATTTATTAGTTTTTCCATATTTGTCATTTAAATGGCATATATTTTTTAAAAATTCAAAATTTGATTCATAAAATTGCTTAAAATTATTTTTAATTGTGTGTAAATATTTATGACCTAGATTGTTATCAACATGTTCTAACATGTATGTATAATTGCTATCACTTTTAAAATTCAATTCTTCCTTATTTAAAATTAGTTGTGATTTAATCGCATGTTGATATCTTGAATATATAGACATTTATATTTATATTTATATAAATGTTTATATATAAATTAAAATTGTATTAGAATAAATTTGCCCCTTTTTATGGTAAATAATATAAAAAATGATTAATAATTTTAAATAAATAATTACGGCCAAGTCAAAATATGTCAGCTGAAAGCAACTTGGTCGCTTCTCAATATGTTCCTCATACATCCGACAATTTGGAATTTACAGGATACTATTATCATCATAATAGAAATCCTTTCTATTTCTTGTTTATTAGGAAAGATAAAAATATATATATTGAAAGGATTAATGAACACACAAAAAATAATAAATATGTTGATGATATTGTTATGCCATTTGATGTTATGGCAAAAGACGAATGTCTGAAGAAATATTATGATATGTCTGTAATGTTAGCAAATAATAGCAAAACCATCTATTATGATTCATATGGTATTGAAACAAAGCAATTGATTTCAACATATGATACTGATAGTGATGATGATGATATTAAACCTCTAAATATTAGGAACTGGTGTATTAGTAGTAATTTTGTTTGGAAAAATTTACGCGTTTCCAAAACAACTACTAATTTAAATTGTTATTATAATATTGACCCATTTACGTTTGAGTATAATATTGATACAGAAAAAAAAATAAATAGTTTCATGGCAGCAATTAATTCATTTGCTGAATATAATGGTATTAGTAGTATTGTAGAAAGCGAAATAATAGCTAATTATAATAATAAGCTCCTGATGGCGGACGCAAACGCTTAAATAAGGTTATATGTGAGATAATATGTGTTATTTATTTTTATATTTTAGGGGAAGCCTTTTTGGAAATTACCTTTTTAGGAGATACCTTTTTAGGAGATGCCTTTTTGGGAGATGCCTTTTTGATAACAGCCGCACGTTTCTTAGGTTTTGTAGAATTATTTGATTTACTATTTTTTTTACCACCACCAAGTAGAGAAATTCTTGTACTTGATCCTTGTAGATTAACTGGTGTCGTATTTAATTTTTCAAGAATATTTTTAAATTCATCATAATTAAAGTGCATAGCGATATATAACATAACAATAAATATTGCTAAATATAAAAATACAAATCTTAAACTATTTTCTCTATCTTTATCAAAAATGTTATTTGTTTTCAGAAAGTTTTCTATATTGCTTTTTATACTAATTAATCTATCTACAAGTGTAATATTATTTGATGAAGCATAATCGGCTATCATATTATTTATTTCCTCAGTAACAATTTTGCCTTTTCGCACCTCTACAATCCCTGGATTATGAGGATCCATAAAAAATCTGTAATAATAAATAAGTAATTGAAAATTATACGCACGTAAAGCCATTATAACTAATGACACTATATTTTCTGGTATATTTGCTTTTATAAGATCAGGTAAAATGTAAGTAAATACATTTAATATAATAGGTATACAAATTTGTTTATTATAATATTGTCTTGTAAGTGTCTCATTTTCTGTAAGTGTCTCATTTAATTTTTTATTCATATCTAACATTTCATTCAGTTCTTCTATAAATTGAGGATATTTACTGGGTAGAATATTCATTATAATAATTTTTAAAGCATCATTATAATGTTGTTGTGTTAGTTCACCATTTATTGATAATGCGATTAGGTCATTTGAAACTTGTGTAGCTCTCTCCCTAGCTGCTTCCTCCCCATTTCGTTCATCTTCATTTGTTAATCCACCTTTAATTGGATATGGTTGTGCTACACGAACTCTTTTTTTATTAAGCGATACAGCTTTTGGTGGATTTTGTGAAGCATTACGAATTCTTTGGACGGTTTGCTTTGTTTTTGTTTTTGTTTTACTTGACATTTTATAATATTATCTCTACTATCTAATATATAAATAAAAAATATATTTGTTAAGTTTTGTATGTAAATTTTCATAAAGAAAGTAATATAATAAGAAGATATATTATATATATGTGTATTACAATAATTATCTTTCAGATAATCGTAAAGGCGCGTCAGTTTTTAATAATTGCAATGGTGGATTTATGATTGGTAAATCTGTTTTATTAGGTTTAATACTATAATCAAACATTTCATTATTATCGCTTGTAATATCATTGCCTGTTAAATTAGCACTATATACTTCATCTAATTCTGGATCAAAATCGCTATGATTTTTATTCCCTAGTTTATTATCATCACCGCTAATAATATCTTTGTGAAAATCAACATTATCTATATCATAAGTATAATTAATATTATTTGTTTTTTTATATTTACCTAGCTCGTTGTATATTTTATTATGGTGATTATTTATATTAATAATATTTGGTTTTGATGTATTAATGTTATTGATAGAGTTAGCATTATTATTAACATTATTTATTTTGTTTACACTTAATTCTTGCTGTTGTTGTATATTGTAATAATATATTATTACTATTAATCCTATAAAAACAAAAAATGCTAGATAATATCCGTCATATTTCATAATAAATATTAATTCTTTTACTATAATATAATAATATTATATTATAAATTATTATATTTAATCATCTTCTATAAACATCATCTTCTTTTTATTATTTGTCTCTTCGTCATTATCATTATTATCATTATATTCACTTTCTACCTTTTCATTATCAACGTAAAATGATACATTATATTTATTGCTATTATAGAATTTTAATCTGGATGCCCCTTTTCTTTTAAATATTGAAAAATCATCGTATATATCAATACATAATGGAGTATATTTTCGTTTTTCAGGTGTTTCTCTTAGAATACGTCCAATAGATTGCTGAATATCTGAGATTGGACTAGCAAATATTATTGTATTTAATGAGGGAACATTAAAACCCTCAGACGCAAGTTGATACGTAGCAAGAATTATTTGTTTTTCTGATGATATAGCGAGGTCATTCTGCTTCATACCACCAACATAGAATCCATAATTGCTATTCGCAATTTTATTTTCAATAATATATTGTTCAATATCCTTTAATTGATTTCTGCGTTCACTTAATATGAGAACTCTCCTATCAGGTTCTTTACTTAAAATATCTTTTAATAAGAAAATTATATATTCTGTTCTCGGTTTAAACGAACAAACATTATTGATCATTCCAGCACCATTTTCTTTCCCATTCCACATTAGTTTTACTGTTGAATAATCAATATGTGTTTCAAAATATTTATGGACCTGTACAATAACATCACAAAACTCTTTGTTTTTCAAAGTATACACAGATTTACCTATATAATATTCAAATACACGACGCATCCCATCTTTTCTATTTAAAGTTGCTGATAATCCTAGAATTATTGGATTGTTCAATTTTTGGAATGCTCTGCTAAATACTTGTGCGCCTGTATGATGAACCTCGTCAATTATTACAAAGCCAATATCATCAAATATTCCAATATCATAGTCTCTCATCGCAAGAGATTGTAATGAAGCAATTATAAAATCTTTCCCCACTACATCAACTTTTTTCTGCTTAATAATACCAACTTTTGCGTCTGGGGCAAATAATTTAACAGTATCTATAAACTGTTGGTTTAAAAAATCTTTGTGACTTATAAACATCGTTTTTTTTTTCAATTGACAAGCAATATATAGGCTCATAATAGTTTTACCAAATCCACATGGTACAGATATAATTCCACCCATCTTAAGAGGATCGCGAGCAGCTTTTAAAAAGTTGTTAATAGGTTCTTGCTGTGTTTCTCTAAGACTGCCAATAAAATTAATATTAATATCTTCGCCGCTTGTTAATTTACATAATGAAGGCGCACCATACTTTTGCAATCCATAATATCGTGGGATATATATCCTTTTTTCATTCTCTGTATATAATTGAAATGTTAAATCTTCTGTGGATGTTTTATTCTTTGATTTTCCAATATCAAAATTAACTTTTGGAACCATTGTTAAATCTTTTCTTATGCTTTCTAATTTGTATTCATCTAATGCCGATTTTAGAATTCCATAACCATTTTTGGATAATATTGAATACATTAATATTTATATCTTAATACATATATATATAAGTGTCATTTTTTTATATGGATTATATAGATAAGTATTAAAAAATAATGATTATTAATTCTTTAAGAGTTTTAGCATTAATATTACTAGTTATTATATTAATTATTAAAGAAATACCTTTTAAAAAACTTTTTAAAGACGCGATGATACAATTTTATTTAGCATTAACATGTATATTATTCTTATTACTAGTTGATAATATATTTGGCTTTATATTATCAATATGTCTATTATCACTATATTTTAGAATATATACAAGCGAGCTTAATATTATAAATAATAGTGATAATAACAAAAATCTTGATAATAATACTGAGAATGATAATGGGAATAATACTAGTAATAATACTAGTAATAATACAATAATTGATAAATGTGTAATGAATATGGATCATGTTAATATTGATAAAAAATTATCACTAGACATAAATAATAGCACCTATGGCACTGATGTAAGTTGTATAGTTCCATATATAACAGAAGAAAACCTATTAGCTGCGCAATCCAATATATTCAATCCTGAAGGATATAACAAAGAATTTTATGGTGTTGATAAAGGTGTATATAAAGAAGATGTATACGGTTCTCAGGGATTAGATAATAAAAATATACATATTCGCGGTTATGATATTAAGAATACATACTTAGGCAATATGCAATATGATATATTGTAAATAAAAAATATAAGTTATAATTAAGAGATTATTAAATTATGATTGAATTATTTGTAACAAATACCGAGAATGATCAAATTGTAGAAAAAATATTTACTCTTCTAGGGTATTCTATACTAACATTATTTATATGCGGAACATTATTATGGGCATACTATATAAATGAAAAAAATAAACATTTTTTTGTATCTATGTTCTCACTATATATGTTATTTTATGCTTTAATTATTATTGCTATTGTAGTTATTAATAAAAACAATTATGATGCTTTAACTTATACTATATTATTTGGTATAACAATTTTTGCAATATTTTTAACATCTTTTGTAAGCATATTTTTCCTTTTAAAATGTTTTAACTTCTTCTCATCTCAAAATATAAAAACAAATAATTATGCGGATCCGTATAATATGAATAACATTACTTCTTAATTATATTTATATATAATCAAAAAAAGACAATATATAAATAATTGAAAATAATGATAGAGATTTAATATATATATCAAAATTATTTAAATTATCTTGTAAATAATCAGGCATTTTCTCATACACTGTATTAACAATACCGGAATGATATATTATTAATGATATTATAACTAATATTAAACTTTTTTTTGCGACATCTGTATCTATATACGATGTAATATTATCATATTTGGTTGTATTCCTATAATTATAATTTATATGTTGATGTGTCTGCGGTGGTTGAGTAGGTTGTTGATAAATAGGCAGTGGTGGCATTTGTGAAATAGGAGATTGTTGTGATTTTGAATGCTTAGACATCATTAATTCTTCTTGAAATTCATTTAAAACATCTTGGACAATTGGATCATTAATATCGCTCGTATCTGATATATTTGGTTGCTGTGTTTTTAGAGGTAATGTATTTATAGGTGTTGACATTATAATAATTCTATCTATTGATAGATAACATTTTCAATATAAATTATATTACGCAAATATATGTAGTTTGTAAATAAAATAGATAATATAATTAGTAAGCAATATGAAAAAAAAATTTACAATAACTGATTTTTCACCTCCGCCTAAAATGAAAAGAAAAAAGAGATTTACAAGAAAAGAATTATTGCAACTTGAAAAAAATAAAAAGGGGAAAAAAAAGATATTGTCTCTACAAAATATTGAAAAGAAAAGAGGATTTACAATAGCTGAACTTTCGCATCAGCCAATAATTCAAAAAAAAATTAAACGTCTTTCGTCTCCTAAACAACCCAAACTAAAAAATACTAGATTTTTAATAGAAGATGTTATTTTACCTCCTAAATATATTAAAAAAACAAAAACAAAATTTTTAATAGAAGATGTTATTTTATCTCCTAAACGTCCCAGTAATTCACCTCCTAAACCACAAAGTAATTCACCTCCTAAACCACCCAGTAATTCACCTCCTAAACCACCCAGTAATTCACCTCCTAAACGTCCTAGCAATTCACCTTCTAGATGTATATCAGGGTCGCCCCCTTCGGCAATAGTACAGAATCCATATTGCTCATGTAACGGAAACTGTAACTGGTGTCAACTTCATCGCCTCCTAGAAAAAAGTGCCCAACAGATCGGCAAAGGTATTGTCACGCGCAAAATACGCAAACGTAAATGATAATTTTCTTTAAAGATATAAAATAAATATGAAACAACAAGTCTATATAATAATTAAGTAGACGAAAATACTTTTTCTAAAAACCCTGGAATACTAATTATATTATCTGGTGTTTTATTTATATCATATGGCTCTAATGGTTTGTCTTTATCATTACATTTAACAGGATAGGATTTATATTTATAACATGTATCTTCAAGATTAAAGATATTTTCTTCTATATCTTTAATTTCTGGTGCCGAATATATAACACAATTGTCCTTACATATACGTCTAAATAACAGTGCTAGCGCAAGGCCAAATAGTGCGCTTACAATTATTTGACCGGTATTATCATAAAACAGTCTGTCTATTGTTACTCTTAAACCTGTTATTTCTTTCGCAGGTCCTTTTTTAATCATTAGTATATATATTATCTATCTATTCTAATCTATAAAAATTTAAAAAAAATAAGTATATACTATATTATTGGCTGAGTTAATGAGGTTTCTTTACATTTAACCTCTTCGGCACTATATTTATAACATTGTCTGTTGTGATCCATATATACTATTTTATTAGCATTATAAGGCGTCGGATATTTAATAATACTTCTTATTGGTGGTGAAGAAATATATACATATATAATACCTAATAAAAACGCAAAAGCAAAACTAAACCAATTCATTTTAAATATTTTATCATCTTTAATATTTTTAACCATTAATATCTCCTATTTAATTACCTATTTTATATTTTTATTTAGGTTTGAGTTTATAATTAACATCCTTGATACATCTATTTGTTTTTGGATTTAATATTTTACCTTCTGGACATTCTTTCTCTTTAACATCATCTTTAACAACTACCTTCTTCTTGTCCACTTTAACTTTGTCTGCTGGGTCTTTTACGCATTTTTTAGTCTTAGGGTTTAATATTTTACCAGGTGGACATACATTGGTGTTTACATTGCTGCTAATAAGAGGAATAACTGTCCGTTCATTTAAGTTTATGTATTCGTATGTATATATGTCAGGGATGTTTTTATAATCAGTATTTTTATATTTTAAATATTCATATAATGAATCTAATGTTTTAGTTTCCTTAAATATATTATGTAATTCATTTTTTTTGTCTAAATATGCTGTATAATTATAATTATTTAATTCTCTTGCACTCTTATAATTTTCTTCGTATTTTAATTTTTTTTGCGTTATTATATTATTTTCATCAATTTTATATTTAAAATAATCATCAATTTGCTTTTTTATTACATCTAATTTTAGCATATTAGTGTTATTGAAAACGTCTTTGTTTTTGCTATAAATATTTTTGTCATATATATTAATATTTAGAATGTTTTTTTCAATATCTTTTAATATATCCATTTACTAATATTAAGGATATAAATAAAACATTAACGTAATAAAATGTCTTCAAACATACCTTTATAAAATGTTTGAAGACTTTCTTCTGGCTTCAATTGCTCTTCGTAAATACTTCTAGGTATATATTTAACAATAACTTTATCTTTTTTACATACAGATTTATTATTATAATATCCTTGGATAATCAATATAGACCCTATAAATAATAAAAATATTGCTATTGCTTTCATTTCTTAATATTAAGAAATAAGAAAAAATATTAGATTTTAATGTTATTGAGATTATTGAATACCTAGTTTTTGCGAACTCCAAGCATCAATTTGTTCAATGCTCTCTTTAATTTCAGATAGTTCAACAGAACGTTCAGTAGGAGGTTCAGCAGAAGGTTCCGCAGAAGGTTCAGCAGAAGGTTCCGCAGAAGGTTCAACAGAAGGTTCCACAGAAGGTTCAGTAGGAGGTTCAGTAGGAGGTTCAACATTTACATTATTAGAATTAAATAATGAAGATTTTCTATTTTCAAAAACAACATCCTTGTCATCCATGTTCTTTTTATACTCTTTCATTAGAGTATTAAGCTGTGTTTCTGCGTATTCTTGATTTTCTAGACATTCGGGGTTGGGAGACCAAGGACACCAACATCCTACTTGCGCGATATAAATATTAAACTTATTATCAATACGCTTGATAAATTCACTACGATTTTTAGCTTCTTCAAGAGAATCAAAAACCCCTCTTACTTTAATACCTCGGATAGATGTAATAAAATTATTATCACGATGATATGATGATTCAAGGTCTTGGTTATTAGTAGATTTAAAAAATCCATATTGTTCACTCATATCTTTAGGATTAAAAATGAATGAATTATTTTCTTTGACAGAATCAACAAAATCTTTTGAATCACTATGTTTAGCTAAAATACCATCCAATAGTGTGGTCATATCAGCACTAAACTTAGTAATAAATTTATTAAACATATATGCCTCTTTATTAACTAAAACATCTTCGGGGCTTAAAAACGATAGGAGAACATAATTCTGTCCTCTAATTGGTTTATCCTCATCAAGATAATCAACCTCTTTTACGCTAGTAACGTTAGTTGCGCTAATTGCGCCAGTTGCGCCTGTGCTTTCTGTTACTGACAACATTACAATATCTTTTCTAATAATATATTATATTATAAATCTTATATATTTTTATTAAATATTTATAGCTTGAATAGGTACTCTGACTCTATTACTGTTAAAAAATATCTGCCAAAACAGCTTACGACTTTGTAACTGACAAGTAATAGGATTAGATATTATTTTTTTGTTATTATAGCACTTGGAATAATATATCCATAACTATCTTCTGCGTGGGTCATTTGTATATATATTGATATTATTTTATATCTTTAAATAAATAATTATTAAATAATAACCTAGAAAAATATTTTATATTATTATAATAGTATAATAAATAATAATATAAATGGAATATTCCGTTGATTTTTGGGATGTTATTATAAGACTTCTTAAATACGCATTTGAAGGTCTTATAGTTGCGTTTGTTGCTCTTATATTACCTAATAATAAATTAGATTGGAGTGAAATAGGGATGCTCGCATTAACAGCAGCATGCACATTCTCTGTTCTTGATTTATTATCTCCTACTGTTTCATCTGGCGCTAGACAAGGTGTTGGATTAGGTGCTGGGTTTAGAATGGTCGGCTTTCCTAATGGATTTTAATATAATATAATATAATATAATATAATATAATATAATATAATATAATATAATATAATATAATATAATATAATATAATTATAATGAG